AAAAGTTATTCCGCCGGGGAATGTAATATACCCATTAGAACCTACAGTAGTGTAATCTGGCTTAACACCATTAATTAGTTCATAAACTTTTGAGGATGTCATGTAACTAGTACTAACATCGTCCTCAGTAATAAATTCTTTTGCCATAGATATAATAAATTTTAAAGTTTATAATTAAATTTAGTTATAATATTTATTATTCTATAGCTGGAGATCTTATATTTTTACTTAAATTCCCCCCCCCTAAAGTATAAGTTATTTTCCTTCATGTGTTCTAATAAAAACTTATTCAACATGATAAAGGGTTTTCATCATTTAGTTTTCTTTCATATATATCTATTAATGTAGATAATACCTCCATTCTTGAAGTTTTATCATCAGTATCCCACCAGTAACCATTATAATCAGTACAATACGGAGCAAATCTATCCTTATTAAACTCTGGAAAATAATATTGTAATGCTGTAGATAGATTTGGTATTTCTTTTATACCATTATGATAGTAAAATTTTGGTTGACATTGAAAAGATGCCTTAAGAGCTAAACATAACCCTGATATACTTTTTAATTTTATAATACGTTTAGCATCTTTTAGAATAGATATTTTTAGTTCGTTTGAATAATAGTTAGGAGGTTCATGATTATATCTGTTTATATAAGTGAGCAGTAGATTAAAATTACAGGAATTATCTTTCCAGGAATTTTTAAGCCCCTCTCCTCCTTGTAGTATATAATTAAGATTATATATATCAGGATTTACAACATTATGTCCTAATATATTCGAATACCAAATCCTATAACTATACTCAAATTCCTCCCACGATCCATTTACATTACAATGAGTAAAAGCTTCTATTATATCAGAGCTACTAAAAGCTTTAGTAAGAAACTTTATACAATTTTTTGAAAAAATCTTTAAATCTGTAGAGTTTTCTACACCTTCCATTAAAAGACTTCGAAAATTGTTTAATCTAATTCTTTCAATTAAACAAGTGGATCTAGTACGTTCATCTATGTACATATCTACAGCCTCATCAAAGTTTACTTCCTTTAGAAATTTCATACAAACGTTATGAATATATCTAATTTGGTATAATATAGGTAACATCTCTTTAAATACTAATTTAGTTATTTATTTAATCTATATTCAGATATTAATTTATCAAAAGCCTCTATCCTTGAATGATAATCGTTTATTGGCCACCAATAATGATCATATCTTTTGCTTATTCCAAAATGATCAGGATTAAACTCCGGAATCATTGAAAGAGGTTCTATATCTAAAGAATTACCAAGTCCTCTACCTATATGAAGTAATGGATTACATTCTAGAGCAATTTTGATACAATCACACATTCCTACTTCAATATTATTATTAATACTTTTTAAATATAGTTCTTTTGCATCTTTTAAAATGTCTACTAATGTAATTTCCTGTGGTCTATCAATTTTTATAATTCTTCTACATAACACTCTTTGTAATAATTCCGAAAATTTTTCATTATAAGTGTATTTGTTATATGTATCACTATCTATTTCTAATCCGGATAGAGAAAATAGTGCATATTTTTGAGAATCTGGTAATGTTATATCTATATAATCTTCATAACTAGCTTGAAAACTTGATTCTAAAATATCATAGTCTGATGATTTATTTGTATTATATAAAATATTTAAGATATCAGTATTATCCATTACATGTCGTATATAGCGGACGATATTATTTATCCAGTCTATTGTATATAAACTAGTTGGATTATACATATATATTATTAGATTTCTAATACATAAATCCATAGCATATTTATCAAAATCTTTAATTTCTGATAGTGATTTAGTTATATGTGAATCAAAAAATTCTAATGTCTTTATAGAATTTAAAGGCTCTTTATATAAGAAGCCGTATATTAATTTAATAGAATAATATAGTAAACTTTCCATATTTATATTTCAGATATAATATTAGTGATTCTTTCAATAGCTTTTTTAAAAGCATCATCAACTTCTTTTTGTAATTCTGTATACGTTGTATAACACTTATAAGATAAACTGCTACAATTATCAAGTATATTAGAAGTAAATATACCATCTATGTCTAAATTTCCGTAACTATAGAGTGTTTGTTTAAGAAAGCAGTTTTTGTTCTTGCTGCTATTTTATAGTCTCTAATTTGTTCTTCTGTCATTTGTTAAAGTGTTTTATTTTTGATCTTAGTTATATTATAATCATGGCGAGCCAATTCGTAGTAGTCTAACATAATATTATGTGCTAATTCTTTATGTTGAAATTCGACAACCTCTTCATCCAAGCTAATAGGACATTTCTTCTTAAGCCATCTCCACATAGGAATAAATCCGTAGAGATAATATTTTACATATTTAACAACATAACATCCGTTTTCATTCTCTAAAACTTTATACTTGTTATAGGAATTAATATCTCTATCACGAAGTTCTTGAGCAGCAAAAACAAGAAATAAAACAATTATTGTAAAAGCTATTATAAAATTAATTGGAAACATAGTTAATCCTCCTTTATTTTAAGTACATGTCCTGAGAATAGATTACAGAGTGTGACTTCATCTCCCTGTATAAGGATACAGCAGTCTTCTTCATCTTTAAGAGCACAATTATTACATGCTGTTGAGTCCTCGTTCTCTATATACGTTATCCCGTCAATTTTTATTTCCTGTATTTCCATTTTACTCTAGTAATAAGTAATCCCTATATAGATCAATAAAATGAGTTCCTATGTAAAAAGCATCATCTTCTTTTCCGCAACATAATTTAGGATCATAGGAGACACCGTATAAAGTATGATATATATCACCGCATACAAGTTTACCTTCCTTCCACATAAAAGACGGGTAAAATGCACATTGAGTACCAAGAGGGGTAAGCTTCCAATTATCATTCAATATATTAGAGGCCTTATAGATCTGTATCAGTTTTAAACGTGCCAATTCAGACCTGTCATCATATTCTATATCAGGAACTGATCCTGTGATTTCACATGCATCCTCATAGGTTTTCACCAGGTCCTGGAAATTCAATGTAAGTCTCTCTATTCCGAAGATATCTTCAAGCTTTTTCTTAAATTCTCCGGATATACTTGAATAAATCATCCTAGCCTCTGCTTCTGTTATTGATAATACTTTCATCTCATTATCTTTTTCTAATCCTTTTAGGAATATGTAACCTATTTCAGAAGGGGAATAAACTCTCATAGGATCTATAAGGGTTCCTAAATGTTGAACTCTGGATAATACCATCCATTGATCACTAGGGATACTCCCTCCATTTAACTTTTTAATGGTTTCATATATTTTAAGACAGTCTCTGGCATCCTCTGAATAGTCTGTCTCTAATTGCTTTAATAATCGATCCTTAAGTTCACTCATAATATTTAATTTTATTCATACCACTCTATCTGGATAGTATCAATAGCTTCGCTTATTATCGCATTTGTTCTGGCATCTTTCTCTGTTGTATAAATACATTTTATGCCTGATACAGTATCTTTACCATCTACATGATATATATTAATCCATCCTGTTTTCTTTTTTAAAGGCATTACAAGATCTAAGGTATGCATAAGACCATTACGACAAACTTCGCCTTCATTAGTATAAGTACGTAAATATTCCTGTGTGGAATATCCTTCTTTAACTAAAGCTACTATAGGATAATTCTCTGATTTAGCATCAAAGCAAATAATTCTTACTTCTTGTCCATTTCTTGTACAAACAGGTCTTCCGGCTTTAGCTTCTTCGAGATTGAATGGTTTATATTTATTATTTTCTTGTTTCTTCATATTTAATTTTCATTAATTTTATTTATATCTCCTAGAGGATAATCACTAGAAGTATTAATATAACTATAGCCATTCTCTAACCATCGTATCTTTGTTACCCCTACATATCTATCTGATAGATAACAATATATTTCTGTTTCTTCATCATATCCTAATCATCTTCATTTGTACGATGATAAGAGCAATCTAAATAGTTTGTATATTTCATGTGTACTTAACATATTTTATATAAATTATTACTTCTATATTATCATACTCCTTTTGGATTATAATAATCAATTAATTTATCAAATGCTTTGATTCTAGATTCTGTATCAGTACGTGGCCACCAATATCCAATTAGTATACCAGAAATTCCAAGTAAAAACTTTTCATTAAATTTTGGAATCTGTTCTGCAATTGGGATATAATAAAGTACTTCTGGAACACTTCGTATATAATAACACATTCCCATTAATACACCATTATGTTCTATACAATCTAAGTATGCTTCTTTTGCTTTTATTAATATGTTATATATTTCTTTTTGTGAATGGTGTTTGGAATTACGTTTTTCTTTTATATAATTTTTAATATTTTTATATATTAATGGTTTGGGAGATTTAGGAGTAGAGAAAATCTTTTTAATTATATTTCTACCCATAGATTTATATTTTAGGAAAAATTTCATCAGCATATGCCCATTTTATAATATCCTCAAAATGATATATAAGACTTCCAGGAACGGTGAATAAGTAATGATTTTCTTGTAATATAGCTAGAAATTTACCTTTCTTATGTAAACATAAGAGTAATTTATGATATTCTGGTAATTCCTCTTCAGTATTCCAAATATCATTTATTAAGTTATTTTCATCTTTTGGTATTAATATATTATAGAATTTTATAGAGTTATCTGTAATAATAATACTTCTGTGAGCGTTAATGATAGCTTCTTCCGGAGATTTTCCTACAAAATCACACAAGCAATCTCCTTCGGCACTGTCGATCCAACTAACATGCCATTCCTGATCAAAGTAATAAAGATTGGGCGCATAACCCCAATCTTCTACGATATTACACATACTATCACAGTGAGGAAGGCTTTCGAACAACCTTAAATAATCAATATCATTCATAAAAGTTTTATTTAAATACTACAATACTATCTCTACTAACTATAGTAGAGTCTCTAATAATCATAGTTATTTCTAATTCCGTTCTTCCACGATATACGTCAATAGCGGATGGTGTTTCTTTGTGTATATAACCATAAACCAAAACCCCAAAGATGTAACTAAGTAGAAACAAACAAATTGCACGCAATAAAAAATTATACTTATTCATGCTCCTTTACATATAAGTATAATAAAAGTAATTATAATTAGCCCTGAATGTAAAACCTGTTAATTCATAGTGGTAAGATCCACAATAAGGACATCTACATAAATTTACTGTATACATTTCTCCAATTTTTTTAAATTTTTATCAGTATTATAAGTTAAGAATATTATTCTCATTCCAAGATAAAGAAATATCGCCGTTTACAAGACATTTAAATGTATTTATCTTCCTGTTCATGATATCATTTTCACATACCTGGAAAGCATGTCGAACTGATGGATACTTACAACTTCATCGGATTCTTGCTTTTTGTCTTGGTATTGGAGTTGTTTTTCTACTTCTTCAGCAATACCAGAGTAGTCTCCTAATAAGGATGTGATAATTAGTGCTATCATAGTTTTTATTCAATTTTTTACTGTTGTTTTGATTCTTTAAATTTACCATCTTGTAAGGTATAGTACACATCTTCTTTTATCTCAATTCCATCTACTTGTTTTGTTACAACTGAAAATGGAATACATTTTTGTTTTTCTTCTGAATACTTCCATTCTGCAAGAGTAATCCATGACCCTATTTTTGCTTTAGCTGATGAATTAATACCAGCGCACATTATGACACAATCATCACCAGAAGAATCGATTTTAGCACTACCACCGGAAGAACCGATTTTAGCATTATGACCGAAAGAACCGATCTGAACGTAATCACCAGAAGAACCGATCTGAGCATCATCACCGGAAGAACTGATCTGAGCGTAATTACCGGAAGAACTGATTTTAGCATCATCACCGGAAGAACCGATTTTAACATTATAACCGGAAGAACTGATTTTAGCATCATCACCGGAGGAGCCTATCTTAGCACCATCACTGGAGGAGCCTATCTTAGCATTATAACCGGAAGAACCGATTTTAGCATTATCACTGGAGGAGCCGATTTTAGCATCATCACCGGAAGAACCGATCTGAGCATTATAACCGGAAGAACTGATCTGAGCATTATAACCGGAAGAACCGATTTTAGCACTACCACCGGAAGAACCGATCTGAACATTATAACCGGAAGAGCCTATCTTAGCATCATCACCGGAAGAACCGATCCGAGCGTAATCACCAGAAGAACCGATCTGAGCGTAATTACCGGAGGAGCTTATCTTAGCACCATTACCAGAAGAACCGATCTGAGCATCATCACCGGAAGAACCGATTTTAGCATTATGACCGAAAGAACCGATTTTAGCATTATGACCGAAAGAACCGATCTGAACGTAATCACCAGAAGAACCGATCTGAGCATCATCACCGGAAGAACTGATCTTAGCACCATCACTGGAGGAGCCTATCTGAGCGTAATCACCGGAAGGTAATTTTTTAAAATCTTCTTTTGTAAATATTGTTTTATTTTTAATCCATTCAATTCCCGCTTTAAATAAGCCTAAGAATCCTATTTCAATATCAATCTTTATTTTCTTTCCGCATATTTTCGAATCTCTATTTCTATTTGGATCAATTTCATCTAATTCTACTTCGCAGAATTTGTCATCAATGTTATTATAATAACTCAGAACGTCAAGAGGATTCTCGCAAGCATGAAAACCACAATGACATAAATTAGCTTCATCTTCTTTATATTCCTTACCAATTTCGTACTGGAAAATTTCCCCATTGGGCGTACATTGCATGTACTTGTTAAATCCTTTATATGCTTTAACTGATTTGTTTTCTTTTTTCATCTCAATTATATTTAGTGGTTTTTAATTGTTCAAATTTTTGTTTTCGTCATTAATATGTTTTATTTGATAATAAATTTGTAGAAATAGTCGAAATGGTAGTGCTTAAATACTGTCTTTTTATCAACAAGGCAATGAAAATTATCTTCGCTATTATCACCTTCTCTTTTTAAGGAGAGATTGGATCGTCCTTTTGCTACATAGTAAGTATCTCCGTGTAATGTATATTTTTCAACGTATACATATCCGGAGTGCTCCTTAGTATCTGCATACTCTGGATATCCGGATATTTTATCAAATGGGCAATTGATATTATCTTTCACATAGGAGACGGCTTCTGAGAATTACTTTATCATAGCCTCCTTTTATATAGTCTTCAATATATCCCATATTATCAGTCCTTATTCGTCATAATTTCTATTTTTTAAGTAAATTATTTTCAGCAAGATAACAAAGCATTTCATAAACAGCTTCTAGTAACGTATCCCCATAAATTGGAGCGAAAAGTTTACTTCCGTCACTATCCTCAATAGTCCTGTAGTATACTCCCCACTCATCTATACATCTTTCTATTCTAAGAGAAAATACTTCATTTGATCTAGAGGATACCCTGGGAGGGATAACATTCAATAAATCTTGGAGGGTAAAAGTTGGAATCACTTCATAAGATATAAATCCAATTACCTGAAACTCTTTCTGTAGACTAAGAAACCACTCTCCTGTAGAATCGTCGTCAATTTTACATCCATGACAACGACGTGTCCAATATAAAGTAGCTTCGCTAGTATCAATATCTAAGTCTTTTAGATGTTTCATTTGATCTATTGATAAAACCTGATCTCTCATGCTAAAAATCTATTGGCTCTATTTAATAAATCTCTAAAGCATTCTATAAATTGCGTTGTCATACTTTTAGATGGGAACGTAAGAGTATGACGGTATACATAACGTGATATAAATGATACTGTTAATTCTCCATCTATCGTACTTTGGATATAATAAATATTCGCGCATGTTTTCTCTGGATCCCATTCACCTACCCAAGCTTTTCGTAACCTTATCAGTTGAGTAAGAGCTAATGTGGCTTCTGCTTCTACTTCTGATGCATATAAATTTCTATCCCCACAAAAAGCTCTGCCTTTATTCTCTCTTAAATTTATTTTTGAATCATAACCTATAAAATACTCCCGTCTAATAGGTGTTCTATTACAAAATTCTTCCCAAGTTTTAGGTATTACCTGACAAATTTTATAGATATTTCCTTCTTTTATAAGTTCTGAATCATCAGGAATTTCAATAGTTACTGTTTTCATAATTATTTTTATTTACATAAATATTCTTCATACTTCGATTATAATATCATTATATTCTGCACTATTTCCAAAATCACAATAATGAATTTCACTTCTTGAGTCTTTATCTCTGAAAACTGTTTGTTCTTCTGGATTTACTGTGGTATGTCCTACGTATTGTATTACAGGAGCATCATATAAAGGAATTTCTGGATCATACTTAAGAAAATCTCTTTTAGATTCTAACATATCTGACCATAATGGTCCACCATAGAAATTACTACCACCTCTACACATAGATATAGACATTACTTGAGATAAATATCTATAAGAATCTATAGATAAATTTATCTTTTCACAGAGATTAGGATAGTATAAATGATTAGAAGCTATATCTTTTTCATTCTCAATATTATTAAATATTTGTCCATAAAAAGATAACCATTTACTTGTAATTCCGGCATGAGAAAACCAATAAGTTCTATCTATCTTTTCTGTTTCTGGATTATATATCTTAATATTGTAATTTAATTTAAATAAGTGCAGATTGGTTCTGTAAATATCTTGGAGTTTATCAGATATACTATATCTATATTCAGAACAATAACCTATATAAGGAGAAATATAATTAAATTCATGATTGCCCAATAATAATATTACTTTATCCTCATATGCTTTCTTAAATTCAATTATATCTAATAAATTATTTATTATTCCTTCATCAGAAACAATATAAGAATCAACATAATCCCCTAAGAAAATATTTAAATCAGAATCTCCAGTTTTAACTTTTCTCTTCCACCAATCTCTACCATGAAGATCTCCTATTACTCTAATTTTCATGTTTTAAATATTTCGGATATAATCCAATTTGTAGTGTTACCCAACTGAGCTGTATTCTCGCATGTTCTTTATCTATATACCAAGGATTTAAATGTCTACGAATTAATTTATTACAATAATCTTTCCAAACTTCTTCTTGAGATTTAGTGTTAAAAGCATATAAATTATACCATTCTTCAATACTCTTTATATCATCTACTGTTTTATTGTAAGGTCTTAATTCCTCATTCACCATCATTATTAGCATATCCTTAACAGGATAGACCTTATTTGGTCTATACCTGTTCTTTTTCTTTTTATATTTTCTCATTAAAATCAAATGTTTTAATAGGAGTTAAATCAAAGGAGCTTGGAGTAATAATAACTTTCCCATTTTTAAGAATCATATTCTTACTTAAACTTTCGGGAGGATATATCCAAGTTTTAATTGATGAATCTGTTAGATATTTATAAAAATGAGCTCCAAAGGCAACATTTGTAATATTTAAATCTTTAATCGCTTTTTCTAGAATTTCCCATACTCCCGGTTCTAATCCTTTAGTAGACCTTCCAGAGGGCATTAGAGGCAATAGGACATGATATTTTATATCGTCTGAGTAATTATACCAACTATCTATAAAGTCTTGTACAGAGGCTTTATCAGATATTATATGATGAATATTAATATGACAATCTCCTTTTTCTAATAATCCTTTTATAGCATTTTCTGCATAAGATCGGAGAGATTTGTTTCCAAACGAGACAGCAACTCCTGCTACATAATCGTGAGTATATTTAAGGATTTTATTCGCCAAGTTATAATATTCTGTTCCAGGCTTATCATAATATGATAGAATTACTCCGTTAGTAGTATAATTAGGAACTACTCCAGTATTATATACAGTTTCCAAGAAATCACAGAACTCCGGCGACTCGTCCGCAGAGCCTTCAGATCCAATCGCTATTTGAAAGGGTTTTTCTGTGATAGTGATATTCTTTTCTTTCTTATCTGGAGCAAATGTAGCGATAAACTTCTTCCATGTATCACATACATTAGTATAATATTCCCCATTTGGGTTAGAATCAACATAACACCACGGACATTTTCCAGTAACACACTTATTCCCTAATGAAACATCGTAGAACTCAGCTTTATCTGCTGGAAGTTCTTTAATCTCTTTATCTCCAAGACGTATTGTAATTAAATTACTCCATATTGCGGTATAATTACAACTACTTATACCTTTAAACCTAACTCCAAAGTGTTTAAAATCTTTCATCTCTTAATTTATAAAGTTAAACAACTATAACCTTTTACATTATGTAAATTCTCTAAATAAAGTCTCATCCAATAGGGTATCTCATAAGTTAGTACTGCTAAGTCTTTAGGATTGCAGCATGTTGTTACTTCAATAGCCGGTTGGATCTTTCTAAAGAAATCTTCGTATGATCTTCCCTCAGGCTCTAATAGTTTATTTAATATATTACTTATAGTAGTTTCATTATAGTATTTAGAATCAAATACAAAAATTATTGGAAACTCTATTATTGACTCCATATATAAAGATATTTTTTATTCTTCTTTTGATATTGTATAATCAATATTATTTTTATCTAATACATATCTTAATCCTTCTTCTAGTAACGAAGGTCTATAATCTTGGGAACATCTAATTTCAATATAAGGATCCTCTATACCTTCTTGAAAAGGACCATATATTTGTGCACAACATTCATCAAGAACATCATAGTTCCCAAAATAAGGAGATAATACTTTTAATACTTTAGATATATCTTCACTATAAATAAAACAAAAGGTCTCGGAACTACTATTAGTAATAATATCTGAAATAGAATGAATTTTAATATGGAAAGTTTTCATATTTTAAATTTGGATTATCTGCAATAAATTCATAATGATAGCCATTATCTATTACTATAGCTACTATATCCTTAAAACTCTCAGCAAATACTTTGTACATCTCATCACGTAATATACCTATTTTTGAGATATTATCATCCCAGTCACTATCATTGAAGTAGTTACTGAAAGCATCAGTTATATCACGTATATGATCAAGTGTTATACATAAATCTCCATGATTATAGTCTTTATCTATACCCCAACTATAAGTATGTATAAACTTTAGTAAATCAGATACGTCTCCTAAATTCAGTTTCTCTTGCAATCCTTTTATATTCTTTATCTCACTATCTTTAGAAACAAGAAATACTTCTGAACTACTGTTTGTTATAATATCTGATATTGAATGTATTTTAAATCTCATCCTAAATGATAATATGTAATATTAAAATTATGCTCAAGCCATTGAAATACATCAGAATCTTCCGCAAATTCTGAGTGGTTAAATTTTCTACTACATGAAATGGAATTCTCCTCCTCGGAAAGGAGAATAATCTTTCCATTTAATTTTCGAATGTCATATTCGAAATTTGTATTTAGTAAATAATCTATGATTTTGTTTATTTTGTCTTCATCATATGTTTGAAGAAAAGCTTCAATTTCTTCACATGAGAAATAAACAGTATCATACTTTTTAATTAATTCCGCGTATAATTCTCTAAGTAGACTATTTTCTAATTTAATATAGTCCTCTAACCGTAACTTATAAATAGTATAACTAATATAGTAACTTAAACCACTAAGATACTCTAAATCAATGAACCAGTCGTATATAGTCTGAAAACATGCGTCTATATCCGTAGAATTATCCTCTTCGGAACTTTCTACCCATTTTCTAAACGTATCTAAATTAAATACAAATGGTTCATAATAACCATCTAATATAGGATTGATTATATTCTTAAGATGGTCTAATGTAGTATTTTTATCGTTTATTACAAATAATTCCGATGAGGAATTTGTAATTACATCCGAGACTGAATTAATATTATCTATAACTAACATAAGTTATTATATTAAATTATTATCTTTGTTTAAGAAAAGAGTTATTGTCAATAATATCTCTATCTCCTTCAGTTACCCTATTTAAATTATTATAATATGAGAGAATTGTATCTTCCTTAGTTTGCCAATCAGTATCTTCTTCTGCCATAGCTTGGATAGTTCTACTAATATCTTCTTCTTCCATCTGCTCTTCCATTAATGTCCTCTTCAACCATCCCTCAGTTTGCCAATCTTTTTCTTCTCGTGCAGCTTCAATCATTTTAGATATCCACATAGTAGTTTCAATCTCCAAATCAACAGTTTTACCAAAACTATCTTCTGGCTTTAATATAATATGATTAGATTTAATAGCTGGTACTTCTGGATAATTAAAATCAACTCCGGCTCTATATAATCTATCAACAATCCATTGATGATGATTATATTCCTCGTTAGATCTCATCTCATAATAAAGATGTAATTTAAACAATCCTCTTACATAATAGTAATTCGCATATGTTCTATATACATTATGATTATATAATTCTCTTGAGATTTGGTCTATCATTAATTTCTCCATATTTTCGGAGATAGTTCTTTCTTTTCTATTCATATTATTTAAGTTTAAGATTTGTTTATTATATACCTTTTTAAAACATTTAGAGCAGTAAAACTAGAATTTTCTCTACCAGGTTTAATAAATCCGATAGTTTTATCTGAATTTTTAATCATCTCTAAAGCAGATTTTTCATAACTTGGATATAAATGTAATCTTATAAGATCATTTTTAATATCCAAATTCGGACCGTATACTTGAACTGGAATAGAGTATTTGTTTAAATACTGTATAGTATATAAATCAACACCTTCACATACTCCAACTAAGAATACTGCATTAGAATCTTCCTGAATAATTCTATCTATTTCCGGAATATAAATTTTACTAAACTCCTCTTTAGATAAATCTCGATGTCCTGTAATATAATATCTCATCCTATATAAAGATTATGTTTGTAAATATAATCAAGCACATCTTTCTGAACTAAGGGAAACGGATTAGAATCTAATCTTATATAATTCCGAATTTTATTAGATGTAATATTGATATGATCATATAAAGGTATACTAATAATATCTTCAGATAATTTCCCTAAATCTTTAGTTTCACAAAGAACAATAAATTTATTATCCTTTAATATCTCCTCACCCTTATCCCAATTAGGAATTTTGGAATATCCAGGGAATGTAGTTATTATATATAATTCAACATCTTTTATATTCTTAAAGAATTCAATAGTCTTCCAAGATGGAACCCCTTCTCTATAGGTTTTCATATCTGTAGAAGCTATTAAACTTTCCATATTAGATATAGTAACCTTTTTAAATGGTTTAAACGCTCTCTTACACATAGTTACTCTATCTGTAAAAAGTGTGGAATATGATTCTTTAACACTTCTATATTTAGGAACAATAAAGATTTCATCTAAGAAATTATAATTTACAATATTCCTAATTATATTTTGATGACATATAGTAGGAGGATCAAAGTTTCCTAAGAATATTCCTATTTTTCTCATATAGTCTGGTTTAATATTGATACTTTAGTTATTTTCTCCTTAAGCTGAAGAATAACTTCTTTGGGACTATTATAAAAAGTAATTTCTGGGAATAATTCTCTATCTATTCTAAAACGATATTTAGACGGATCTTGTTCATCAGCAACCCAATGACGTACAGATTTATAAGGTTTATATCTAAATAAATATAAATCATCATTTTCTTCTCTCGCTATCCACATAAGTTTAAGGTATTAATTTGTTGATTTCACTTAATTCTTTAGATAAACATGAGGTATTTCCTTTTTTATGTTGAATACTTCTAATAGATTCTACTTCTCGCAAAATAAATTCTCTTCTCTTTTCTATAAGAAGTTTTTTGTATTATTAAAATCTTTTTTCAAGAAAAATAAATATTAATTTCTTTTTCAGGAGTAATAATCGCATAATAATCCCAACTAGCTCTTGGAGGACGTATATAAACCTTTTTTGAAGATTTCTTTCTTAATTTTTTTAATATTCTTATTTTCATAATGTCTTAATCTATAATTTTCCTTCTCTTTAAATAAGCAAGAATAGGGATTAAATCTACAATATCAGTCTTCCGATCATCCCATATTATTCTAAAATAATCTACATTCTTAGATGAACATTCTCCTTTAAGCCACTTATTAACAACCTTTTGATATTCAAGATTCTGTTCTATGTATTCTTCTTCATCGACAACATCTTCTCTAGTATAGATATTTATATCAAGTATCTTCTTTAAAACATATCTACATTCTGCGGTAGTAAGTTCTCTTTTAAGTACTAATCCTTTTGGATAATTATCTAAAGTCAATGAGGTTGTAACTGTTCCAATATTAAATGTCTTTGTAGTCATAAACTATAAGTTTCCAGAGTAGACAGTTATATAAACAATCTAATAAAGATTTGTCCTCACTATAATATAAATATCTTATAGAATCAACATTACGATATGTTATGTTCCATCTTTTATTAAATTCTTGAGTATTTAAATAATATTTAACGCCTTCTTTTTCTACATATTTTGGAAGAAAATCTAATAAATCAATTATTGTAAAAGCTGGAATAATTTGTTCTACAAAGTTTAAATCTTCGTAAACTTCTACATTAGTTTTAGTAACTAAAAAATTATTTGTGGGTCCAGATACGCGAATCCAGAAGAGTCCTGAATTTGGTTTATCTGCTAATAGTGTTAACAAATACTTACATTTCTCTAAGGAAAGCACAGATTTATATAAATTATCCATATCTTATTTAATAATATATTACATATTAGAGAAACAGTTAGAAATATAATAATAATTAATAGAACACTGAATGCTTCATCATCATCTTTATACTTATAAAGCAATATACAAGCAATTAAGATAATAATTATCATAAAACCTTCCATATTTACTTAGGTATGAGAATAGTGATACTTCCTTATCTTTTAATTCTTGCTTCATTGAAATTAATGTAAAAATAATTTAGCTTTTTCAAGTAAATAACTGGAACAAGTTATAAATTCTGAGGCACTATCTCTAGAGTTAAATTCCAAGAGATGGTTTGAAAGTCCTTCACCTATAGTTAAACAACTATTGCCGTAGTCCCATATAATATAGTATTTAAAAATACCTTTTGAACAAATATTTTTTTCATGTTTATCCCATTCAACTTTTAATCTTCTTAGTTGAATAAGGGCTACAATAGCTTCTGCTTCTTCTCTGGTTGCACATAAATTTCTATCATACATAGGATCTCTTTTACCAGAGCTTATCAAAACGCACGTTTGAAAATTGATCTATATAATATTCATTTATAACTGGTACAATATCACAAAAATCTTTCCAAGTTTTAGGTTCTCTTTCTGTAATTACTTTAAAAGTTGTATCGTCTTCTTTAATTAATTTACAATTATCTGGAACTTCAATAGTTATATTTTTCATAAGTTATTTATATAATTAATTCTATTCTCCATATTAGACTTCTTAAAATTTTTATTCTCTCTAAGTTCTTTAATATATTCTAGTATTCTCTCTATTCTATGTTCTTTTAATACTTTATATAGATATTTACCAGATGTTTTTATAAATTCTGGATATTTTAAAGTAAGATAAATTTCAAGGTTTGAATCACATAAATATACTAAGTCATCTATATAGCTATATTTAATGTCATTCTTTACTTTTCTTCTAAGTTTCTTAAGAAGTTTTGTTTTCATGTTTAAAATGTGAAATTAATTCTTCTACTATTGTTCATAAAGTTTCTTTTCAGATGGTGGAGATAGTATCCAATTCCTCTAACTTCTTGCGAAGTTCTGAAGTATTTTCCGGATAAAACAAGGTGTAGTAAACATAAGTAATTTCCTTTAGAATCTTTTTCTTTTTAACTTTTAAATAACTGATAATTTTTTCAAATAATCAATGATTAAAACCATATTCATTATCCCTAGATAATTCTCTAAATAGCTCACGCAAAAAAGATCTGCTATATATTGATCTTCACAATCTCCCTTAAGCCAAGCGTTTACAGTATCTTTATACTCATCCATTTGCTCTTGATATTCTTCTTCATCATAAAAATCTTCAAGTGTGTATGATTCAAATCTAAATATTTCAGAAAGAATATACTTACATTCATCCAAAGAAAGTTCTCTTTTAAGAATTAATCCTTTACCAACTTTTCCAGTTGTCATTTTAATGATTCCGAGATTATAACTTTCCATAAAATACTTTATTTATAATTATTAATACTAAATATTACTTTTATTTTTCCTAAATTTCTTTTTTACTAATTCCTCCGAATCAGTTTCAATATATCCATTATCATATAACCATTTTTCTGGAGCTCCTATTAAATCCATATACGTAAATGTATTAGACTTTTTAGGAGCTATTGTCTTTTCTGGAATATATGTCTTAGATTTTAAAGTTTTACTATCTTGAATTGAGATAATATTACCTTCTCGTTTATATAATAAAACTTCATAAATAAATTCTTCTGTAGGATATATATAAGAATTATTCTTCTTAAAAATTCGGGACATTATCTTTTATTATTACGTGGAGATTTAAACCATGTAAGAACAAACGAGGGATCTTCTTTAAAATATTTAGCAAATGTTTTTAAATAAGCATTACAAATTTCTTGATTCATTCCTTCTACTCTATTACATTCAACGAATATAAAAGGACGTTTACAAGCCTTTCCGTATGCTATCTTCTTTCCTAACTCTAAAGAATATTTAGCCATATCCTCCTTTCTTGCTACAGAAATCCCGAAACGAGTAAATTTTCCAGATGAGTTTGAGATGGTTACAGCACAGATAATAAATTTTCGTTGACACCCATTATTATCAGTAAAAACATCTTCTATATATTGTATTATTTCTTTCATTTTATTTATTATTTAAATTTTCAATAAATACAGTTGCAAAAACATCTAAATTCATATTTATCTGATCCCAGACATCTATTTTAAAGTATTTATCTTTTACAGAAGGCCAAGGAGAAATTAGAATTTCCCACTCACATCTAGCCCAAAACATATACATACCTTCTTTCTTTATAAATTTTTTACACTCTTCTAAATCAGAAGATTCAAATTTCTGCTGTCTTGCACATCCTAAGAAATAAGGCATTACATCATATTGCTGTAATTTAGTAGAATTAAAATCTACAATATATACATACCAACTTTTCATTAATTATTAAATTTAAGTTTTAATTTATTTAAAATAGAAAGATCGTATTTAATAACAAAATACTCTCTATCTATTCTAAGTGTCATTTCTTTATTCTTATTATCATTTAAGTAAAATAATTCTACATCATCTAGATGAAATCCAAATGGAGTAGTGGTATAGACTGGTTCTTTGTATACTCCCATTTTATCCGCTTGTTCAAGCTCTTCCTTATTGATTATTACTTTTATTTCAGCAATCATTTATTATAGTATTTAAATGATTAATAGTGTCTTTATACGCTTTTATATATTCTTTTAAGGAACATTCGTTTAACTTTTTATCTGTTAAATGATGAGAAAGAGTTTTGAGGATTGTAGGCATTGATATATCATATCCTTCTAATATCCAATCCTCTCTCTCTAAACTCTTTCCGGAGGTATCTTTTTTTCCTTTATTTATAATCTTCTTTAGATATAGATCATATCTAGCAGGAGATGAACCTTCTTCTATTTTAAAGTCGTTTTCTATTATTATCATATGTAATAAATTAGTAAATATTCTATTTCAGCTGCTATACACAGATTATTATAATTTTTATAATAAAAACTCCTTTTACTTATTTTGATATAGATTAGATCTAGTTAAACATATATTAAATATCTAATAACCAATGAGTATATAACGCTTTTATATAATCCCAATCTATTTTCGGTAATACTGATTCTTGTCCTAGATCCTTAGGAATAATATCAAATAAAGTATCTGGATTATTTGCATCTAAATTTCTTATTATATTATAGGAAGATGATATATTATTGATTGTTTCAAAATATACCATTAATAAACCAGAACACTTTAACCATATCAAGAAATCGTTTAATGTCTTTTTAGTCTTCATTATCTTTTAAATCAATTATTGATGAATGTTGAGCTAACATATCCGCGAAATTATTTCCTTCATCTTCCTCATGTCCTTTAACCCACTCAAGAGATAATTTATAATGAGGTAATAAATCAATAACTTCTCTCCACAAATCCTCATTCTTTTTATCTTTAAAATTAGTCTTTATCCAGTTATAAATCCACCCTTTCTTAATTGGGTTTAATACATACTCAGAATCAGAATATATTACTACCTCGGAATTAAATGGGATATGTTTCAATGCTGAAATAAATCCCATTAATTCACAACGATTGTTAGTAGTATTTTTAATTCCTTTAAATATGTATTTAATAAGATTCATGTCAGAATCATAAAAGACTGCCGAATATCCTCCTTGTTTTCTGGAGGCTCTGTAAGATCCGTCTGTATAAACTATATATTTCATATTTAATAAATGCAGATATAGCTATAATATATCCGGTAATGAATATAATATACTTCATTCTAATCCTTTTTAGCACATCCATAATTTTCAGATTCCGGAAATTCTCCTGTTTCTAAATTGAAAGAACTATATGGAACTATATACTGATACCTTTCACTTATCCTTTTTGGAAAAGTTATAGTTACACGTTGATTTCTTTCATATGTTCCTATTGACCAAAATTCTTTATTATTTGATGCAACTACTAAAGTTCCAAGTGGTAACTCTTTAGGAACATTCAACCAGTCTAAATAAGAAGAATATTTAGAAAGTTTTAAAAATGTGTAACCAAATCCAAATTCATTTAATATATCTACGCAATCAGGTGAAGTAGATGTATATACTTCAATAGTATGTTTTTCGAAATTCAATTCAATCTTGCAATCTCCAATACCCTCATAATAAAACATTCTATTGGATATATCTAATCCTGCCAATCTAGAAAAGATATTTATTCTATATCCAGAATCAATCAAATAAGTCTCCCAATCCCGATAGTCTTTTTTAGGAAATAAGATACATTCAGAAGCTTCAAAAGATGAATGTTGTCCATATTTATTCAGTATAATATTTCCTGGAAAAATTTCAATATCATCATTCTCAAGTATTTCTACTGTACAAATTCCAGTAAGTATGTTATAATACTTAAAATTTTCTGGAAATCTTTTTATTATTTCTGCTATATTTATCATAATAATTTCTGAAATATTGCTATAGGAATTAACAATAGACCGAACATCATTAGTATTATGGCTATAAGCTTTTCAAATTCTCCAAGCTCTAACTCACAGTAATTCTCAGCATGGTAGTATATACCCCATGACAATAATAATAATATAAAACCTACAATAATATACATTTTATTATAATTTATTTAAAAGATCTTTTAATCTTTCCTTATTTACAATTACTTCATCAAATGCTCCGAATTTACATTTTCTATTAAATAAATATCTAATAGCGATCTTTAATCTCTTCCAAAAACTCACCTCCGGATTTAAATAATATTCTATATAAATCTCCTCCTCTCCTTCATAAGAAATAAAACGCATTAGATGTTCGGAGCAATTACATTCACATTCTAAGTAAACTATTTCCATTACATATACATTTCTTCGATTTCTAATAATAATTGTTCAACCACTAAATTCTCCTCTAATTGATCTTCTAAGAATAATTCCTCTAGATTAGGTAAATCTAAATGAATCGGAGGGATATTTAATATTTCCGACACTAAATTATTTACATCTTTTGAAGTTTTATCAATTTCTTCGCAGAGTATTTTATACTCTTGAAGATCCTCTGGAGTATTATTGTATAAAATCATATTAAGCTAATAAAAAGTCATTTAAGTTCCACGGAATTATTTTTCCTTCTGAAACACCTTCAAATAAATCTAAATATCTAATAGGATATTTCTTAGTTGCTATGGTATTCTGATAAATAATTTGAACATAGAACTCATTCTTATTTATTACTTCTTTCTTCGCATCTAATTTATCATATTTAATTATTAATAAAACATTTATATATGAAGCTTCTATATATGCTATATAATCATACAATTGTTGAAATGTATGGTTTCCGTCAGAAATGTATTTTGTATCTATTCTATCTGATAACTCTTTAATAACAGAATTTAAATATCTAGCATCTGTTATTCCTTCTAAATTCTCCATATTTCTATATTTAAATAACAATAATATTCGATTCTTTAACTTTATTTAAATCAAATTCAGGATTATATCTAGTTCTTAGAATATTTAAATACTCTTGATTCTGATCTAATTCATTATTTATATACACCATTCCATTAAAACTTATTGGAATAATATCAAATAACTCTTTTATATCTAAATCGGAGTAATCTTTAGCACTTCTCTTATTTAAAGTATCTTTTATCACATTTAAATTATATTTATCCCCATTCCCCTCTATGTAATAAATAGGATGAAGCTTTACGGATGAGATGGACCAATAACCAAATCCGGAAGATTTTAATACCATCCATCCCATCCAATTTACTCCAAATTTACCGCTTGTTTTAAATACTCTATTCCCCTTAAGATCTATTATATCGGAACTCCCTTTAATAGTTCTTCCGTATATAGTCTTAGTAGATTTAAAATATTCCCAAAACTTTTTTCTGGCGGTTATTCTCATGGATTAATAACTCCTAGAAGAGTTAGTATTATCAATATGACTCCAAAAGCTATCACCCCAGCACTATCTTCATTCTTATGTTCTTGCATAATCTTAAGTATTTATATTAAACAATGTTTTTAAATTCTTTGATAATTTAATACATTCTAGATCATGTAAATGAAACCATTTACAAGAAACTAGATCTTTTGGGAGGTGTATAAATTCCGGGATATGATCTAAATTAATAGAGTAAAAATACCTTTGTTTCTCTAAATCATTATCCCTATCAATCATTATAAACCTCTCTCTCCGAAACCTGTGATTAATAGAATTTTTCACAATTCTACTTGCACAAGATTCCATTGTTTCCGCTTGAAGTAGTGGACCTTCTAAAGAATCCCATATATTTTTATGTCTTTTTTTGAATAAGAGAATTAAATCATTATATCTAATTAATATATTTACTACCATCATGTTTGAAAATCTGAGTTTGAAAAATGAAAATAAAAAAGCCTAGAACTCCAAAAATCTATAATAGTCCAAACATACCATATCTGGAAGTTGACTTAAAAATAGTTTTAGAGTATCTAGGCTTGATAAAATAGACAGAAAGGGGTATTCTACTTATAAGCCATAGAATCCGTTTAGTTTTGAAATTTTAATATTTTACAGTCTTTTAAAGAGTTATATAAACAAAACTTTATTTATATAATATTCAGTTAAATAACTATTTGGAGTATTTTTCATATCTTTTCGAATTTTTCAATATTTATTGAATGAAAAGAAAAGTCCAAACAAAATTTGTCCGGATTTTTCTATAAGAAATAATCAATCTAAAAATTCCCATTATAGAATTGTTGTCCTACGAGGATTTGAACCTCAATTCTCTGGACCAAAACCAGATGTATTACCATTATACTATAGGACAAATGTTTATTAAAAATAGTTATGTATAGATTATATAATATAGCCAAAGAAAAAGTCAAAGACAAGAATCTTTTCAAGGACAAAGATTAGGACTTTAAATCTGATTATAGATAATATATGATGGTCGTAGAATTAAATAATAATCAAATTTAAATGAAGATTAGATAAAGATTCTTACTATTTTAAAAGCTATTTGTGTTTTTAATATACTAAAATGTGGTAGAAACTTTTAGGTTTCTAAATACTATTAGATGTTATATAATCTATACATATAAAAATACCTCCATTCCAATGAATTTCGGCATTACCTATTTTTATTTTTCTTTAGATATTATTTCTAAATAATTGTAAATTTTTTCTAACTCTTTTGGAATGATAATTTTCAAATTCTCAATTTCCTTCATTTTATTTAAAACATATGCATGATATTTAGACTGTAAAATACCTATTTCCTGCTTATATCGCTCTAATTCTGATTTATATTCTAAATTAAGATGTACTCTATATTCATGACCAAGACTCTTTAATTTAGATTTAATAGAATTTAATTCTTTCTCATGTTCTCTTCTTAAATTTTGATATTTAAGAAGTATCTTTTCCACATCTTTAACATCTACACTAGGTATCTTATTCGTAAGTAGTACTAAACTATCTCTTGTATCTGTTTCCACATTAACCTTATTATGAGCTATATCTAATAACTCTTCATAAGCTTTTTTTAATGCGCCCTTTTTGTGAATATACGCCCCAATTGAAGATACCAAAGCTTCGGAATATAGAAATTTAACTCTATCGGAGATTGATAATTTCCCAATTCCATATTCAAAATCTTCCTTAAACTCCTTAACCTTAGAAACTGCTTCTTCAGGAAAATCGGATATATAGTCTTCTAAAGTATATTGTGATACTCTAGTATTTTCTTGATCCTTTGCTTTTATTCCTTCACTCATCCAAGCAATGAATGCTTTTAATTCAGCTGCTTTCATAAGTTTGGAATTTAAATCAGATAATTCTGATGAATTATATCCCTCTCTAGTTTTAACTGTATTTTCAGATCCTAGTATACTAACTTCTTCTGTAATAAATGAGACATTATTTAAGGAAGCTTCTAGATCTTTCAATAACTCTCTAGCTATATTACACAAATATGTAGCGGATGTAGATGTAACTCCAACTTCTCCAAAAAATACTTTATTTTTATTACTAATTTCCATATAATTTTATTTAAATTAATATTAGGTACTTTGTAAGGAGTCGAACCTTAACCTCACATCCCTCGGAGTGCATCCGATGCACAAAGTACTATTAAATAATCAGATCCAGAGATATATAAAATCTCTTTCGCCGGGAATATATCCCAATGAAGTTTGTGCCTTAACTTCATCCCCTGTTTTTCTATAAGGCACTATAGATTATCAGAGATTTCATATAATTTCTTATATGATTGATTCCCTATAAATATTGTAGTTTTTGGAATCTCACCTTCTATATAAATAGATTGGCTCAGTGTCACCACTATCCTTTAAGGACTACAGGTTCTCTTACGAAGCGTATTTCTGTATTTAACTTCACTGATTTTGCTACATCTAGATAGTACTAGAAGTGGGATTCAAACCCACACGGATATTACTATCCACAGAATTTTAAGTCCTGAGTGTCTGTCAATTCCACCATTCTAGCATAATATATTTAATCCCACCATTCTTTCATATAATAATATCTTAATTTATTATATAAATACCACGCTTTTTCAGTTCGAAGAGTTGGGAGAATATCAATATCATATTTATCTATAGAAATAAATCTATTTATATTCTTAGTATTTACATAACCTTTAAAATCTAAATCCTCATCCCTAGCAATATCTAATAATCTCACAGCCAATTGCATCTTCGAAATTATTCTGGAATTATTAATATGACATCCGTTATCAGTAAAAAATTTAATACATTGAGTTAATTTCTCTTTTTCTACATCTAACATAAATGCCCAATCAAAATTATAATAAGCATTAGTTTTTATAAAAAATTTAATCCATCTCTTTACTTCTTTCGGGAGTTCTCTCTTTTTCATAATTAATAAATTATAAATCTAGACATATTTGTATATATAAATTATTAACAGGATCATTTGGAATTAGATCTTCTCCAGATATTTTCCGTCTTAATCTTCTCTCTATACATCTATCACATAAATACAATTTTAAATCCCACGTCGAATACAATACATTATTCTGAACTGATTTCTTATATTAACTTACTTCTTATAATACGAAGCTACATTAGACAATTATAAGTGTATCAACTCCGATATACGGTTTATCAGATTAATCCATTAGGAAATAATGCTTGTTTCTCATATAATTATTTTTATGAAAGTTCGATAAAAATGCTATCATTAACCGTACTCGATAGCTAAGTTGGGTTATACGACACCCAATAGGACTAAATTTATATGTACAATACAAAACCTATAAGTTACGTTGAGTCCTACACTAGTACTACACTCTTTATTATGCTCCCTGAGGTGGACTCGAACCACCGACCTATAGATTAACAGTCTGCCGCTACTACCAACTGAGCTATCAGGAAAATTACTGTAGTATTATTCTCACGAACACCTACAGTAATAGAAATATTGAATTTTACACATTACACCGTGTATTAAACCTACGCTTAGGTTCCCAAATACTTAATAAACACAAATCTGTTTCTGTTTATTGTAAATCAAATTATTAATGGTATCTTTAATCTCTTTAGTAAATTTAAATCCTTTGCTAATCAACCAAGATAAATACTCTGGATCAATTTCTATTATATCTCTTGGTGTAAGTCCACGATACTTGCCAAAGTGGAGTGGATTATCAATTCCAATTACATTATAATTCATATTGAACTATGGTGACAAGTTTTGAAGTTCCTTTAATTACTCCGGATTGTATATAATATTTTGGAGTACCTTCCTTATCATATCCGTTATTAGACGTTCCAGCTCCTTTTATATCTTGGTTTGATCTCCAGTATTCTCTAAGATTATCTTCTCCTTCAATAGTCACACTTGACGGTTTTATAGTATTATTTACAATATCAATTTCAGTTTTAATTAATCTCCATTTGTTAGTTTCCATTTTGTTTACATTTTAAATTCAACAATATTTATATTTCTAAACATTTTAAGGGTTTTGACACGTCCTCAAAAGCGGTTTACTTCACAGTTATCAGGATCACATTCACCACATATTCCTCGATACTTATTAGATAGTGAAAGCATAACTTTAGATAACCTACATGTAGCGAATATTATTCTCTGAGGTCCACTTCTAGGATTCCAAGCTATCTAAGGAATAATTAAATTAGGGCATTGTTTACATCTTTCATCTATTATGGTAGATTCAGATATTAGTTGTTGTAGCTTATTCATAATAATCTGTTGATGGACCTACTCGTTTGAAGTAAAGAACTCCGCTCCTCAGGTAGGACTTGAACCTACGACCCTACGGATTAACGGTCCGCTGCTCTAGCCAACTGAGCTACTGAGGAGTTAATTTAATGATATAAGTTCCCAAACCTTATATCTTAAATTCAAGAAAGTTTTATAACATTTCTAAGTTATAGAGTTATTCTCATTACCAATACAAACTCAAAAAGATGGATCTGCTTTTAATTTATACTCCCCTTAGACATAGGATGAGTTGGGATTTATAATTAGCATGCATAATTATAAAATATAACAAACTTCTATATTCCGCGTTAAATATCTGAAGTCTATTATATAGTAGCGGGAGATGGATTCGAACCACCATCCTCTAGGTTATGAGCCTAGGATGTTACCTTTACACTATCCCGCATAGAATATAAACAAAATTATTAATAAAAGGGTGGTTACAGCTCATCTGCATTATTGCTGATTTTGATACTATCTCAAGGGCACTGAACCCACCCCAACCCTACTGTTGCCCTTTTTCGGGTTAATATTAAGATATGAATTATATGAGTTTCTTTATCACTTCTTAGATTGGATTCGAACTAATATTTCCTACTGTATGTGACATTTTCACCAGTTAAACTACTAAGAAGTTGATTTAACAATAAGTATTCCACGCTTATTTTATATCTAATCCTAAGATATTAGATTTTAGGTCAATTTGGAAAATCTAAAAATCTAGGTTTATTTATACTCTGTAACCAGTAGAGCTTGGAATATCTAATTATTGTACACTAATTAGATTTACATATGTAAATATCTTACTCCATGAGGATAATTTCTCTATGGATGTTACCTATTTGGATTTCAGAGATTTTATATTTAAAATCATCTCTAACTGTTATCGTTTCTAACATATCTAAAGATGCGTTATCTCCTAATACTTCGATACATCTTACTAATCTTGGGCTACTCCTATTAATATTTCTCATATCTAATGGAGACTTAATTACTTTATATTTAATTAAATACTCTATAGCTGGTAGAGATAGATTTAATCCAATTCCGGATCTATTAATCACGATCTTCATAATTATTATATTTAAAAGATTATTTTTATTTGTTTTAATTAATATAATTTTAAAGTATTTAAAAGATATCATTCTTATATATTTCCGAATATAACCTTTTAAATATAATATTTAACGAGAGCGAAGAGAGATTCGAACTCTCACAATATAGTTTTGCAGACTATTCCCTTAACCAATTTGGATATTCGCTCTTATTTAAATAGAATTAATGATTGATTCTAATGAAGATAATAATAATAGAAATATAAATATTCCTATTATTGTCATTATGTATTTTATATCTATCTTTCTCATAATAAACAAAATTAAAAGGAGAGTATTAACTCTCCCTTAATAAGGAAGGAGACATCACGTCTCATTAAATGTTGCTAATGTTAAACACTGATCATGAAAAAAAATTACAAAAAAAAACATTAATCCAGAAATTCTAAACCTCAGAAATCCTGAAAATCAATATCGTGGTCCCACTAGGACTTGAACCTAGAATCTCAACATTATGAGTGTTTTGCGTTAACCTTTACGCTATGGGACCTTACATATCCTTAGATAAGATATATAATTATATACTTATCATCATATGTTTAAACATATATCATAATCATATTTCTAGCGATCTGAATATGTTGATCTAGATAATATATCATAGATCTTTATCTAACAATCCTTGTAATTTATATTATAACTCTTATCTAACAAAAGAGAAGAGCTAATATTGTAAAGAATAGATATATTCTATACATCCAAGGACTAGCTGTCTTTTTAATGTTTTGTAATAATACTATTAACGCAGTTATACATACTGCATTAAGTACTGTTAAAATAATTAATATTGATTCCATAATTTTAAATTTAAAGTTATAAATTATAGACACGACAGCTTATATATTTATTGATATTAGAGGCAAATAAGAGGTGATTAGGGTTCAAGATTAGAACTTGTCTCACCTCTTTCATTAACACAGGATTTTCCATGGTTTTACGAACTATGGAGAAAATTTTTAGTGGTGTTGTGGATTAATGCTGTGAGAAAGGGGAAATTTGTGGTTTAGAATCACAAAAATCCCATCTCTCACTTCTAATCACTTGAAAAATATTATCACTTGAAAAATATTATCACAACTCCCTTAGTACCTAGTGAAGGAAACGAACCTTCATTAACCATTCTAGGTAAATCGAATAGGTCATATTTCAACCCATTCGATTTTTCTTTTATATATTTTATACTCTCCTGTTTCGAGCAATAGTTTTATCGCATCCTCAACAGAGAATGATTTTTGCTTTCTTGCTTCTGTAATACTCATATTACGTTCTAAATTATATGCTCTAAATAATTCCAGAACATTTTTAATTTTCCCTACATAAATAGGATTTTCATCAGTCCAGTCCACAGTTCTTGTGGAAGTATTTTCTAAAATACCTACCTCAGACAGGAATTTTAAAATTAATCCTTCTCTAATTGGGAGAATTTTAGCTAATTCCTTTCTTATATAGGATTTCTCCATTGGATGATGTAGATTTTCTCTTTTGAGTGAGTTAAGTTTTTGACTCAGTTCTTTGTAATCTTCTTGTGTTAAATTTTTAATCTTTTTCATGATATCTTGTGTTAATTTTTTAATAATAATACATAATATAAATAAAGGATAGCATTAGCTATCCTTTATATTAAGCCTCATCCCAGAGACACAGAGTTCTTTCCGTGCCAGGAACGAAACGATTCGGGACGCGTTTCACGTCAATGACTTTGACAGCTTCAACATCATCCATAACCTCTAGGATTTCTCCTAAGGTCGTGCATTTCCGGAGTTGCTTCATTAACCCCGATTTTGCCTCATCCAGTCCATTGACTTTGTTTACGAGCTGAGATAAAGAGAGTACTAATGTTTGTGTTTCTCCCTCTCCACGAACAAAACCTTGAACAACACGTTCTTGTCCATCCTGAGTTATGAACTTATATTCAGGGTTAAATGTTGCATCACTTAAGTCGACAACGTCTCCAATTTCACGTCCGCCTTCTGCGTTACGAACTATAACTGGGGAATTTAATAATTCTTTAGACAGACCTTGTGAAAATTTACTTCTACCTTTCATAATCTTTACGTTTTATTTAATGTTTTTTATTCAAAGATGGTCACGGGGTGTAGGGTATGATAGATCTTAAATTTTCAGAGCTACAGAAATTTTTTATAAAAAAATTTTTATTTTTGCTTAGTTATTATAGAACAATATAAAACTAAAAACCCTATCTACTTTAAAATACAAAAAATTTTAAAAATTATTTTTTATTTAGATTATCTACTCATCTTTGTATAACTAAACAACAAAAAACATAATATGAAAACAATTGAAAATTTTAAATTAGAAGTAGTATTAAGAATCCTTAATGCATTTAAAGAAGAAGACGAAATTGCAAGTATTTTATCTTCTTAATTATCTACTTATGGTATAAGTGATGAAGTAATAAAAGTATCCACAAAACATTTAATTTCATCTGGAGATATTGAAGATTGTTCCAGCAATGGCTTCGCTCCAAGATTTAAAATTCATACATCATTATCTTGTCCAGATTTTTTAATTAATCCAGATCTAACATTAAACAACAAAGCTTTCATTCTAATGTTTTATAACATTCTACCATCATATGATAAAATTCCAGCTAGAGAATTAAAACGAATTTTAGATGATAATAATATAGATTGTGTTATTGGAACTATTTATAATATTACAAGAAGATTAAAAGAATTTAATACAGAAGGTTTATTTGGAATACTTAAGAATACAAAAGATATAACTTTAAAAATCTCACATCCTAAGTACACTCTTTTAAAAACACCTAAAGGATATCAAGTTAATTCTAAATTATTAAAAAGTGAGAATACTGAAGAAAGGGTTATATATAAACACTCTGATAAATTATGTATAAAATGTGAGAAACAGATCCTTCTAAATTTGATAAGCATAGAAATTTCTTATGTAGTAAGTGTGCACGAGATGAAGAGGAAGAAAAGAAATGGGAAAATATAGGAAAGTGGTTATTAGATAAATGTAAAAGAAATTGTGAGTATAGAAAATATAATTATAGTAATAAAAATAATATAAAAAAGGAATTGGATATTACAGAAGAATATTTAAATGAGATGTACAAAGCACAAGAGGGGAAATGTTATTATTCTGGGAATCCCGTTTTCAAAAGATTATAGACCTTCTGTGGATAGGATAGATTCTAATAAAGGATATATAAAAGGAAATATTGTTATTTGTGAGGATAAGATTAATGTAATGAAGAGTAATTTATCTATTAAAGAATTTAAGGAAAGAATTGTGAATATATATAATAACTTAAATAATATAGATTTAATATAAATACAATAAATTTCTCCTCCATTTTACAATTCCCTAAGAAGAAAAAGCATGAAATTCAGGATTTAAATAAAATAAAATTTTTAAATTTTCTTCGGAATGAGGTATGAGGATTGTATTAAATATAAAATATTTAAGATATATGGGAATTTTAAATATATGAGGTATTTAAATATAAATTTTATATAATAGATAAATTTTAAATATAAAGAGACTCCCAGCTCAAGATTTTTTGCGAAGCAAAAAAACTTACCCTTTGAAGGGGTAGGGTAGGTACTAGTTAAGGACTTACTAGTTATAGTTCTGGTACTCTCATGAGAGGTAAGATTTGGAGTAGAAGTGTGATTTATTTAAATATTTGGTTAAATATTTAGCAAAATGCGCGTTTAGGTAAGGATTGTTCAAGTGTAGTCAGTGAGAGTTTAAGTTGTAGCCAGTGTGAATTTGTAGTTTTTTTCGCATACAGTACAATTTAACGATTTTTAAGACTATAAATGAATAAAGCTAGAAATAAAATTTATATAAAATTTATAATATTTACACCAATGAATTATGTATGGTTTAAATAGAACCATTCTGGAAAACCATAATTAAGATTATTCTAAATTTTATTGGTATTATAAGTTTTTATTGTTAAATTTGCTTTTACTAAAAATAGTCAATAACGCATTAAAATTTAAACAGACGAAATGAATAAACCTCAAAGAATACAAATTGGAAAGGATTTAATAGGAGATAAGGATTTGGATAAATATAGTTTATATTTATACGCGGTACTATCTGTTTATGCTGATAAAGAGACAAGACAGTGTTTTCCCTCTCTAGAAACTTTGGCAGAAAATACTAAAGCATCTAAGAAAACTGTTATAAATAGACTAAATACTTTAAAAGATAGAGGTTATATAACTATTACTAAAAGAGGTAGAAAAGGGAATTTATATACATTAATACGACCTCCAAAATTATTAAAAGATAAAGAAGAATTTACTATCGAATTTATTAAACGGACAGATTTAACTATTGAAGAAAAAATATTTTTTATTTGCACCGCCCCAGAAACTATTAAAGATACTAATACAGGAATAGGAGAAATGAAGAATGCGAGTGTGAATGCTATTGCTAAATTATGCGGATTTTCGTGGGGATACGCAAATAAACTTATTGATGGACTAGAGAAAAAGGAAAAGATAGAGTTAAATAACAATAATTTAAAAATAGATTATACGAAAATTAGTCAAGCTATGTTATTTATGGCTGCAAAGATTGAGGAGAATAGTGAAGACATTGATAAATTGAAAGACGAGATAAGTATAATGAAATCTAGAATGAATTATTTTGAAAAAGAATTATTTAAGAGAACAGCAGAAGATGTGGAATATGAAAGGATCTAATTGTTACTAAATACTATAAAATTAGACTATTAAGCGTTATGCTTCTTTATATAAAAATATTATTATAAACTTGGAAAACTTCATTATTCAAGTACTAGATACTTTTAAAGAAATAAATCAAATTAAAATACTAAAAATTATAATACTATTATTAAATAAAATAATATGATATACTTAATTGAATCAGGTAATTTTTATAAGATAGGATTTACTGAAAATCTTAAATCTCGAATGAAACAATATGCTACTCACAATCCGGATTATAGGCTTATAGATAATTTTGATGGAGATAAAGAAGATGAAAAAGAGTTGCATGAACTATGTAAAGAATTTCATCATTCACTAGAATGGTTTAATAAAGATGAGAGGATATTAGAGATATTCCAAGAATATAAAAATTTTAATATGAATATCTATAATAAAGAAATAAAAGCTTTAAAGTGTAAATTTAAAAAATTAAAAAATAATTATGATTATTTATATGAAACCAGTAATAAACATGATCGTATATTGCAGGAAGTATTAGATATAAATAAAGAAATACTTACCGAACTTAAAAAGGTATATTCTACACAAGAAAAATCTAATATCGATATAATAGATCTAAAATCTAGATTAAATTACTTAGAAACCCAGTTTCAAGAAGATTAAATAAAACTTAATAATTATTTACTATTAAATTTTATCTAAACTCAAATCCTAGGATTTCTCACAAAAACCACATACCTTTGTAAATCATAACAATCAATCCTTTTATACAAAATCCAACTTTTGAATTTACACCAATAACATTAACTTTTCCAGAATCCTTTTATATAAAAGAAGGACTACAACGATATTATAAAATAATCTCCGAACCTAAATATACTCCAGAAGAGGAGAGTTATACATATAAACTTCAACCATGTAAAAATGAAGAAATCTTAAATACAGACAATACTAAAATAATAGAACTTATAATTTAAATATATCACAATGAACGTAAACGATTTTTATAAAACAACTAATTACAATGAGCTATACCTCCAACTTTTACAAGGAATTAAGGAAGGAGTAGGAGATTTTAATACAGAGAATATAGCTTTATTAACAGAGAAATTATCAGCAGTAGTAAATGAATTAAATACTACTAATACTAAGATAGATACGACAAATACTAAAATACAAGATTTAATAACTAAAATAGAGAATTTAACTACTACATTTAGTGCTAAATTAGATACAGCATTAGCATCTCTAGCTAATATTGATATTGATTTAGATCCTGTTAAAGAAACTTTAGGACGAATAAAGGATACGACCACTTCAATACATACTAATACATCTAATATAGATGCTAATTTAATTCAGACAAATACTAAATTAGATACTATTGTAACTAATACTACTCCAGAAACTCCTCCAGCTGGGGAATAGGATATATTAAATTGCACATGTTATTTGTTATATAATATATACATTCCTTAAATATTAAATATGCATTATCTTTGTAGTGTTAATTTAATATTTAAATACTATGGATGCAGCTACAATACAAAACGTAATGAAAATATATACTTATGTAATAAGTAACTTAAATAAAATAAAAGTAATAATAACATCAGATCCAGAATTTAGATCTCAAGATTCGATAGAATTTATAAATGAATTTGGAAAGATTAAATATCCAGAACTATCGTATTTAGATAGACAAGGGGCTGTGAAGAAGGATTTGAATAATATTATTCCGGAATTAAGAAAAAATCTTAATTTATAAAATTTAACATTTAATCCTAGGATTAGATCTATAATCTTAGTATATTTGTATATGTTAAATTAAAAATATGATTATGGAAAAACTTATTAGTGATAAGGAGTTAGAATGTATAAATGCTTCTATGATGGATGTAATGAATAATGCTAAAATCGGAATTGAGAAATTAGTTCAAATTATTCAGTATTTTAATGAAGGAGATTGTGAGAATAAAAAGAATTTAAGAGAACTATTAGAAATGAATAAGAGCTTCTCTGATTATTTTGATATGATTGAGGATAGACTTAAAGTGATATTATCTAAGTTAGATAACTTCCATAGAGAAGAAGACTATGATGGAATTGATATAGAGACATTGTTAAATCTTATCGATGAGAAATTAGATAGAACTTTAAATAAAATTCCTAACGAAGAAGAAGATTCTTTAGATGAGTTAGAAAATAAATTAAATAATCCTGATTTAGATAAAATTCCAGATTATGCTAAAGTTGGGATTACTATCGGAGCACCTATAGCTAGTAATAAATTACCGATAGATCAGGTTAAATGTACTAGTCCTGATATAAATGAGTTATTTTCTAATTTCGGAGAGATGGTAAAGGAAATGTTAAAAAGTTCTGATATAGAATATATAACAAATGACGATTATCTTAAATCCCTTAATTTTATTAAGGAGATGATTGAAAATATAAGCAAGTAGTCTTCTTTGCGTGTTTATTTATGTGTTAATAATGTTAAATGAAAATACCCTATAACTTAATTGTTATAGGGTATTTTTTTATATATAAAATTTAAATATGTAATTTATTTAATTCCTCATTGTCATTTTTCTTTACCCACTTATCTATTAAGATATATAATAAATACCATAATACTAAGAAGCAGAAAAATACTAATGCAGATTTAAATAAATAAGTTAATCCGGCAGATAATAAAACTGAGATAATAACCTTAACAGCTTTATAATTTAGGATTTTATAAAAGAATCCCTTTACTTTATTCCAAAAATTTTTCATAGTTAAATATTATTTAGTTGTTACTTAATAGTTCATTAGAATCATTAATATTAGGAATTAAGAAGCTTATATAGTTACCTTGTTTAAGATTTGCTCCATTATTTGTATCATAAATATATATATAATAAGAGACGACAGTACTTCCACTTATTGCAGATTTAAATGTTGTAGATAGATAATTTTCATCCGAGACATTTACATTCTCTGATAGAAAAGGAGTTATACATAATAAATTTTTATATCTAGAAGCTAAAGTAGAGTTTTTATATCCTACTGTTATTCTTATCCCTTTATCGTCTGAATTAGAGATTATAGAAGCAGTAACGTTATTTATATATTCGCGATTATAAAAGATTGTTTGTAGTGTTCCACTTGAAACATTGGCTGTTCCGGCAACCATTGCTTGAGTCTTTTTTAATAATGCTATTATTTTATCCTCATTTAAATAATTAGTGCTCATTTATTTATATATTACTTGTTTTTATATTATTATATAATATTAGACATTATTCCTGAAGGTTTATTATATATAATATTCCTACTCTTTATTAAATTCTTATGAAAGAACCCTTCGTTTTATATTATCCAAATCAACTTCAGCATCAAATTTTGGATTAGATTGAATCATTTCTTTATATACGGATTCTTTAGATGTAAAATATTGAATTTCTTGAGAATTAGTAGAAAGAGTTCTGGTTTAGGAGAAGATTTAAATAATATCGCCCAGATAGGAAGAGGTGGGATTTTATTATTATTAGTATTAGATATCATTTAAATATAAGATTATATATAAATTTTATTTCTTTTTTCTACCCTTATGCTTCCATTTAGCTACATTTCGAGCAAAATTAGCTCTTTTCCTTTGTAGAGGTGTAGCATTTGGATCATTTAATACTGATCTAGCATGTTCTTGAACAGATTGTCCAGCTCTTTTAGCAGACTCTGTAAATTTTCCACGATTCTTTTTCTTAATATAAATTTTCCCGCCCTTTTTAAGAAATTCCGCAGATTCTTTACCTAAATACTTCTCTATAACATTATTAAATTCCTCTAAATCCAAATCTGGAACTTTTAATAGACTAAAGTCTATTTTACTAAGATTAAATTTCATACTCTATAATTTAACGCGTTAAACATATTATTTCTTATATTTTTAAATTTAAAAATATAAATCTTGTTTTGACTGTAAGTTATTAATATATTTGCACTATTCAAAATAAGTGTGTATTAAAAATAGAAAATAAGTTAAATGATAGACAGAATTCTACCCCTCATAAATAGTTTGATTAAATCTAAAATTATAAAAGATTCTAAATTGGTACTTTGTGTAGTTATTGTACTATGTACTTTATATTTTTCTAACTATGTAGAAAGATATTTAAACGAAACGATAAAGGAAACTGTTAGAATTGAAATAAGTAATGTATTCAATCAAAGAGAGAAAGAGAGATCTGAGAAACATGCGGAATTAGTAAATACCGCACTAACTATTCCCCCTAAAATAGATAATGAATTACGTAAACTTCAACAAACTCTTAAAGCTGATAGGGCATTTTTCTGTGAATATGGTAATAGTTTAACTTCATTGAGCGGAAATCTTTTTACATACTTCACAATGAGGAATGAACAAAATGCTTCTGGAGTAGCGGGAATTAAACAGCAATATCAACAACAAAGTACTGATAATTTTAGATTTAATGTAGAACTTAACAAAAAGAAAGTATATAATCTATTAGATATAGAGAATATTAAAGAATCAGATTCGATTTTATATACAATGTTAAAAAAGAATGGAGCTAAACAATTATTTCTTTATTTAATAGAAATTGATGGAACTCCCAGAGGATTTATTGGAATAAGTTATTCAAAAGAATCCCCACTTTCGCATGATCAAATGTTTTATTATATAACAACTTGTGCAAGAGCTATAATAGATTTAGCTATAGTGAAAGGAAATTAAAATTTATATATTATGACTATGAGTATGAATGAAGGAGAAGTTAAATACTTCTCTTTCGATGGTAATGATTTAATTATTGATAAGGAAAATGATGAAGTTACATACAATGATGAAAAGCATGTGTATGTAGGTAAAAAGGGATCAGGGGAAGGAAAGAAGTTTATTTCTGTAACTACTCTGATTGGGGAGTTTGAGAATAAATTTGATTCAGATTTTTGGAAGAAGTATAAAGCATTAGAGGAGTTAATGGGGGATGATTTTGTTAACGTTAAATCCTCTTTATTAAATACTAAGAAATGGGACGATGCTTATATTCCGGATAATATTACTAAAGAGATGTTCGAAGAAACTTGTGCTAAATATGTGAAAGATTGGGAAGAAACAAATAGAATTGCTTGTGAGTATGGTACTAAAGTACACGCAGAACAGGAAAGTGGATTTTATAACGACTCAGAAAGAACTATTAAGAGATTTAATTTAGGTGGGAATCTTCCTGTATATAAAAATCATCATAGATTAGATATAGATACTGGGATCATACCTGAGATGTTAATTTCTTATACCGATCCAGATGGGATTTTATGTATTGCTGGACAATCCGATTTAGTTGTTAAGAATGGAAATCATATTCGTATTCTAGATCACAAGACCAATAAGAAATTAAAACAAAAATCCTATTTTGATCCTAAAAAGAAGAAGTATCAAATGATGAAATATCCTTTAAATAATATAATGGATTGTAACTTCTTACATTATACTCTTCAATTATCTCTTTACGCATGGATGCTTCAAAAACAAAATCCGGATTTAATTATTGATGAGCTAAGAATTGTTCACTTTACTCACGATGGTGAAGTTAATGAGTATGTTCTAGAATATTTAAAATCTGATATAGAGAAGATGCTTAAATACTATAAAAAGCAGTTAATTCTCCGGAAATATGAAGAAGAAAATAAACCTATAATATTTTAAATATCATGAGTATTAAAGATATATTATCAGGACACGCAAAGGAATTTTTAAATATAAATGAAAAATTATATTTAAAAAGATTAGAGATATGTAAAGAATGTCCTTTATATTCAGAAAAATATGGAGGCTATTGTGATCCTAAATTATGGATAAATCCTCGTACTGGTCAGGTATCTGATGTAGAAATGGTTGGATGGGTTAAAGGATGTGGATGTAGACTAATGGCAAAGACAAGAAATAAAAATAATCATTGTGTATTAAATAAATGGTAAATGTTTTATGTTAAATTTAAATGTATATGGGAAAAGTAATGAAAAATGATTATTCCGGATTATATGTTCCGGAGAATGTTAGGTCAGAATTAAATACTGACAAAGCTCTTAAATCGATAGGAATCGATGAGAAAATAAAAAATGTCTCTGACGAAGAACTCCAGAAACAAGTAGAGTTTTTTGAGGATAAAGTAAATAATTGGGAAATTAAACCAATGGGAACTTATTTAATCTTCTCTAAATATCCTGCTAGTCCTTATGAAAATCCTAAATCTAAGGGAGGAATTATATTAAAACGGGACGTTAAACATGATCCTCGTTCTGGAGAAGATATAGATATTTGGAATGAACGCTTTATTTCTGTAGGTAGTGTAATAGATGTAGGTCCCGATTGTAAAACAGTTACCCCGGGAATGGATATAATGTATATAGCTAATAGTGAAAGAGATCTCCCAATTGATACTGACGGAACTGGAGATACTGTTTTATGGATTATTCAAGAGCAAAATGTATTAGCTTGTAGTTCTAAGAAAATTAATAACCATGAAGAATTGTCTTAAATATCAAGAACCTAAAATATTTCTAAAACCAGGAGATTTGGTTCAATTAAAACACGATATGCCATTTAAGCCTAAAATGCTTATAGTGGAAAAAGTTGTAGATTCATCAGAAAATGAAATTTCATTTCTTGGAATGAGGTGTGTATGGTTTAATTCTAATCGAGATATGTGCGAAGGAGTATTCTCGACTAAAGATTTAGAAAAGGTATGATATGAAGAGTGATATAAGTAATCTCCTTATTTATATCACTCTTTCTTGCTAAATATGGATATGTACTATGGTAAAGTTTTTTAATTATAATAATCAAACCGGATCCTTAGAATTAAATAAGGAGGAGATTCTATTACTTAAAGAATTTAATGATTTAATGGAGTCTGAGAGAAATAAATGTCCAGAAGATTCTGCTGGAAGGTTTAAATTACGAGCGTTTAGGGAATTTAAATATATTTATTTAATGTTAGATTGGCAATCTCCTATATGCGATTTCTCTGAACAGAATAGAAATAAAGAAGCAAGAAGACAAGCATCTATAACAGATGAGGAATTTTCCGATCCCTTATTTAGAACAGCTTGTAGAAAATATGAGGAATTGAGAGATTCTTTTAGAACATATAAATTGCTTAAATCTGTATATACTGTGATAGATAAATTAACGATATACTTTAATGATTTAGTAGATTTAAGTGATGTAAATGATGGGACAGGACAACTAAGATATAAAGCTAAAGATGTAATCGCAGAAGCTAAAGGGATAGGTCCTCTTTTAGATGAGGTTAGAGCTGCTGAGGAGAGATATAAAAAAGATATTGAAAAACAATCTAAAATAAAAGGGGATTATGAACCTGGATATAGAGATTAAATATGGCTAGGAAAATTACATATGGAGCAAAAGGTAATGTATCTAAAGTAAAGGCAAAGAAAGATATTCCTAAAAAAGTAGATTCCGAACCAGAAAAACCTAAAAGAGTTGTAAAAAAGAAACCTACTACAAAGGAACTTTTAAATTCTTTAGATACTGAAACAATAGTAAGAGATCTTAGTACCTATGATACCCCAGAAAAGTTAAAAGAAGAGGAATCGGAAGAGCAGAAATTATATGATAATTCTTATATATCTAAAGATTTATCTAACTATAAAATTGCTAGAGATGAAGTTGAAATAGATGATTATTTATATAGTAAATTAAAGACTAAAGCTCTAGAACAATCAGAAGTATTTACTGATTGGGATGTTAAAATAGGAGATCCAGTAGATTTCTTTGATCCCGAACTTTCGTATGAACTTACTGGGTATAGACCTATAACAGAAACACAAGGATTAGATTTTAATCCTGATTGGTTCAGAGAAGATGCAATGACTAAAGAAGCTACAGGGAAATATGAGATGTATGCTTATAAAGGTCCTGCATATAATAATTTCTGGGATGAGAGATTCAGAAGATGTACTGAGGGCTATACTTCACATGGGTATACTATAACTGGATGGAATTATTTTTATTTAAATTTCTATCGAATGCAAACTCCGATTATATTAGATACAGGAGGAACAAAAAAAGGTAAACGTGCTACATCTTTTCCAATGTTTCTAGCAAAACAATATGAATATTTTCATTATCTGGAATTATGTAGGAAAACAAATAAAGATGCTCTTGTTTTAAAGGGACGAGGATTAGGATTTAGTGAAATGGGAGCAAATAATGGAGTTGCAATGTATACATGTGAACCAGAGTCTCAATCTATATATACCGCAGCAACTAGTGATTTCTTAGCTAAGACATTAGAGAAATGTTGGGTACAATTGGATTATTTAAATACAGAAACAGAGAATGGATTTAAGCATTTACGCCAAGCGATAAATACTATGGTCCAAAAAAGAGCATCAAAGAAGGATAGAGAAGGTAATGAATCCGGATTTAAATCTATGATAACAGGTATTGTAGCGGATAAACCTTCTAAAGTCAGAGGTGATCGATGTGAATTACTTATATACGAAGAATGTGGTTCTGACCCCGAGTTGATTAAGAAATGGATTCAAGGAGATGCTCTTATTAAGGTAATTGGACAAAGAGTTGGATTTAAGATTGGTTATGGTACCGGTAAATATTCCAGTATTTATTTAGAAAGAAAATATAAAATTTTGCCGGCTTGAAGAGGAATCTTCATTGAGAAAATCGAGCAAAATCGGGGAAAGCTGTGATGCCAATCCCGAGGTAATCAATTAAATTGCGAAAGGTTAATTGATACTGTAACGCATAGTAGGTGAATAAATATAATCCTACCACGAGTGTTCGACATCTAGAACAGATGAAAATATATGCTGACCTTACATAAATTAAGAAGTGTAAGAATCTAGAGATAAAAAGCTCTAGAGATAACAAAGTGGGAGATAGTGGTCCATCTTTAGAAGGACTAGAACGGATGTTTCTTGATCCAATTTCCTTCGGAATCTTACCATATAAACATAATCACTCCTCAGATAATCGTACAGTCTATACAGCATACTTTATCCCATCTACTGCCATAGTAATGCAACCTGGGATAATAGATAATCGAGGAGTTACAATACGTAAGAAAGCAGAAGAATTTTTAATGATTGAACGTCAAAGATACTCAAATGATCCCTTTGCTTATATGGTACATTGTGCAGAGTATTGTTGGACTTTCCAAGAAGCTTTATCTAGGAAAGGAGATAATATGTTCAATCAGAATTTAATCGCACAAAGATTAACAGATATAGAAGTTCATGGCTACGGAATAAAACCAAAAATTGGCATACTTGCTTTAGCCACAGATGAAGGTAGAGATAATATTAAATTCATCTCTTCTCCTAATGGTAAAGTTAAAATATTTGAAGAGCCTATAAGAGATGAGAATGGAGATTTAATACCTAATCTTTATGTTGCTGGAATTGACTCTATTGACCAAGGTATTGATCAGTCTACTGGGCAGAAGGATACATCTGATTTCTGTTTAGTTATAAAGAAGAGGAATTATGGACTTGATGGAAATAAATATGTAGCTATATATAAAGATAGACCTGAGAATATTAGAACAGCTTATAATCAGACAATTCTATTACTGGAATGGTATGGAGCAAAAGCAGTATTAGAAAGTTCCAGAACAGCTATTGTAAGTTATTTTCAGGATAAAGGAAAACAATATTTATTGATGAAAAAATTACAATCTACGAATAGTACAGATGTATCTAAGAAGAAATCTTTAAATTCTAGTATGTACGGTATTTATCCCTCAAAAAGAGTTATTGAGTATTATCTTGAACTTATTCAGGATTATGTGAATGAGTTTTGGGATAAAATTGATTCTGTGGAGATGTTAAATGAATTAAAAGATTATTCTTATGAGAATAAGAGGAAGTTTGATATTATCGCTTCAATGGGAATGTGTGAAATGGGCGATCAAGAACTAAGATTACTAGGAGGAATTGGTGAGAAGAAGAAAAAAATTAAAATAAGTAAAATAGGATATTATTATGATTCTAATGGAGTAAAACATTTTGGAAAAATACCTACAGATGATGGAATTCCTGAGGATTTAAAAGTATTAATATCTAGAACAGATTCAGTATATGATTAATACGACCGAAAAAGAATATTTAATATGTATGATTAAAGAATACATATTAGAATTATATGGAGCGATATATAATAAATCAATGGATATAATTAAAACAGAGGATGGTTATATACTTAAAATGTATATAACAGAAGATTACTTAACTCCTTTATGTATATATATCCAATGTGATAGTAAAGAGAAGTTTTTAGAAAAAATAAAGAAAGAATTACACCTTCGAGGTTTAAATCTAACTAGATACTTCGTAGGACAAAAAATTGATTTGGATGAGCGTCGAATACAAACGAGGATCAAAAGACTATCAAATTCAGAAGGCTAACCAAGCTATTTCTGATCTCATATATGATAAAGTAGCAATAAGAAAAGCTTATAACTACTATCACGGGAAGATGGATTTAGATCAATATAAGCATTTCGAAGAAAATTATGGAATAGGAACTCCGACACAAATACAATTTATACCACTTATAAAAAAGCACATAGATTATTTAGTCGGAAAGTTTCTAGATGCTCCATTAAATATGCAAATTACATGTAAAGATCAAAAGACATTATCTTTAATAAATAGAGAGAGACAGCTTAAAGTATTAGATGGAGTTAGGGAATTATATATGAGTAATTTATATAATACTATTCTCTCTAAATTCGGAGATCAGAATACTCCTATAACAAAAGATCCTCTAACTGAAAAATCTCTACAATTATTAAAGGAAGATATAGATAAAAATTTTATTTCTGAATATGAAATAGCAGCACAGAATATTATAACATATTTATCTCAATCTAAAAGTATTGATTTAGATATAAAAGCTAGATTATTAATGACGGATTTATTAATCTCCGGAACACTTTATTTTAAAACACAACCTTCTAGAAGTGGGAATAATGTGGATATAGAAGGATTAAATCCTATTAATACTTTTGTGGAGAAAAATCCTAATAGTTATTATTTAAATAAATCTCCTAGAGCTGTATGTAGATATTATATGACAGTAGATCAGATCTTATCTAAATATAATTCAGAATTAACTGAATCAGATAAAACTAAGTTAAGAGATGAATTAGAGAAATCGTATTATACTGATAATCAGAAATATATAATTAGATCTACTGGTCCGATAAATGCTGCTACTACAGAAGATTCAGAATTTGCTACCGGAATATTAGGGGGACTAGAAGTAACTCCTGTTTGGGATGGGAATACTGGAATGTATGGATATAATAATAGATTAATTACTGTATATGAGGTAGAATATATAGAGACAGGAAAAGATGGTGTAATGCATAGATACTCTGTAGTTAAAATTGCTAGTGATATTTATATTGTTAGGGATGTAGATTTAAATGTAGTTAGATCTATGGATAATCCTAAGGAATGTACATTATCTGTTAATGGGTTATTTATGACAACGAGACAAAATATCCCGTTTAGTTTAGTATTAGCTACAGCAGATTTGCAAGATATGTATAATATACTATTTTTCCTTCGAAATAATGCCATTGCAGTAAGTGGGACAAAAGGTATTGCAGTAGATTTCTCTAAAATCCCTACATTCTTAGATGAGGAAGATGAAACAAACAGATTACTTAAATTCATGGCGTATGTAAAACAAGGATTCGCAGCATTAGATACTTCCCAAAGTGAGGCTGGACAATCTATGCCAAATGCTGTATTTAATACATATGATATGAGTTTATCCTACCAATCAATGCAAGCTCTAGATTTAGCTATAGAAAAAATAGAACAACTCGCATCTAATACAACAGGAGCATTTAGAGAAGCTATCGGAGGAGTTGAAACTAGAGATGCTGTTACTAATGTTAGAACCGGAATTAATCAATCACTAATTGTCACAAAAATATACTTCTCTAACATGGCATTAGCTTTAAGAGAATTATTCTTAGATAGTTTAAATATAGCTAAAGTAGTATATAAAGATGGATTTCAAGGAACTATAATTCTTGGAGAGAAACAAAAAGCTATTTTCACAGCACTTCCAGAACATTATACAGTAACAGACTTTGATATAAATATTGCTGATACTCAATCCGCTTTACAAGACTTAGAAACTATAAAAGCATATAATCTTGAGTTAATTAAATCGGGACAATTAACAGCTGATGTATTAGTACAAGCTATTGGATGTAAGAGTATCACAGAATATAAACAAATAACATTAGACGCAATTAAGCGTCAAAAAGAGGAGAATAATCAAATACAACAAGCTCAACAACAAATACAGCAATATGATCAAGCTCTTAAAGAAGCTCAACAACAGATACAGCAACTTCAAGAGGAATTGCAAAAATCTATTAAAGAAGTAGAAAATCTAAAACAAAAAGAACAAGATTCCTCTATTAAATGGTTTACTGCTAAATCTAAAGATGAGAATGATAAAGAGAGAAATAAAATCGAAGAAAAGAAAGCTAATATTGAATGGGCACAATTATTTGATAACAATCCTAGAAATAACGAAGTAAATTTTGGAAAATGAAAAATATTTTATTAAATTTAAGCATTTCATTAACTGAATATGGAATATCTGGATTTACATTGAAGGATACTACTGGTATAAGTACTAGTAGTATCTATCCAGAAGTATCACAGATATCTTCTAATTATTTAAGAACAAAAGATATTGTATTTATTGATTTGATTACTTTAAATACTATTGAAGATCCTAAAGTATCTGATTTTTATTATGTATGTCATTCAGATCAAGAATATACTGATTATAAATTAAATTATTCTACTAAAATAGATGGATGGCATATAATAGATCATTTAGCATTACCTAATTACGAATGGGTTCATGGAGTATCTCCATCTAGTTTAAATATGGAAGGGGAAATATTCTATTCCGCGAAAGAACTTTCAAATGGAGAAGTAGAGATCTATGAAATAACTATTATATCCGGAAGTTATACTGAAAAGAAAGTATCTATAATGGATTTATATAGTAATCAATCTAACTCTAATATAATAGGGATTGAAGAAGAGACATTTCTTTTAGGGAATTTAGAATATTGTTATGAGAATAAATTAAAATATATCTATTATAATAAATTGTATACTAGATGTAATATAAAAAATGATAATAATATTTCTCAAGTATTTAGAGATAGGAATATGGTATTTATAGCTTTAGAATTGATCCATAGATTAATAGATAAATGTAGTTATTACGAAGCTGAGAGAATTATAGAAGAGATTCAGGTTTGTGGAGGATTTTGTAATAATGATTATCTTAAATACTCCTCTGGATTTAATTCTTGCAATTGTAGAAAATAATGAAGAAATCAGAAGTAGTTACTATATTAGGATCGCAAAGTTATAAGTGTGAGAATTATAATTCTCACATTGTATCTTGGTCCCCTCCAGAAGATTCTTCTACTTTGATATATACTACGGTAAATTCTAATGAAATTATTAGAATAACTAATAGATGGGAGTATTTTGAGTATATTTATGATGATAAAGGAAGAGATTTATTAAGTAATAAAAAGTCAAATACTTCTGCTTTGGATGTAATATTTAAAGATCCTGGAAGGCATAAAATTTATGTTAAATTTATACCATTACAGACTAATTTAACTGGATGTTTTTATGGATGTTTTAATTTATATAAAGTAAGTGAGGATTTATTTAAAGGTTGTTCAAATGTAATTAGTATTATAAATATATTTAGAAATTGTCAACTATTATCTGAGATTCCAAAAGAACTATTTATTTATTTCCCTAATCTTAAATATATAGAGGGCTGTTTTGCTGGCTGTAACTCATTAACCTATATTCCAGAAAAATTATTTATTAATAATAATAAAATAACTAGTTTTGAGGAGTGTTGGTATATGTGCTCTAATTTAAAAACTATACCTGAGGATTTGTTTCAATATACTCCAGAAGTAGAAACTGTTAGATATTGTTTTTGTTATTGTTATAATCTTTCTCAAATTTCAAATAATTTATTTGATAATTGCTTTAAGATAGCTAATTTTGGTAGTTGTTTTAAGCAATGTAATATATTAATAACTCCTTCTGGAATTAATAACATAGAATTATGGAAACGTACAAGTTATGATGAATTTCCTAGAATAATAAATGGGATACATTGTTTTGAGAATTGTTCTTCGATACCAAATTATTATGATATCCCGGAGGAATGGAGATAAATATTACGTAAAATATTAATTATGGATAAAATAAATCAATTACTAGAAAAAGCAATTAAGGACTACCACTCCTTAATAGAAGAATATCAATACGGTAATTATATAGATGAAAGTTTCATAGTTGAAGAAGTTTTATTCCTCAAATATAATGAAATAGATTGTATAAAAGACTCGCTATTTAATTCAATCATCGAATATTTTTTAAATAATGATTACCAAAGCACAAAATTCCAGTGGATGTGAAAGTAAGATATATAATATAACACCTGAATCTTGTTTTGATAAGAGAGTAGAGGATTTTAGGATAAAAGAAATAGAATTTAATCCTATCACCAAAAAACTTATAATCAAACAATCTCCAGATGTTGTCATATCCACAGACATTCTTCAATTAAATGATGTTTCAGAACCTACACATTTAAGTCCCGTAGAAGATATAGTAGATAATATTCCAAGCAATGCTGAAAGTGGAGTATCTTATATATTAAGAGTAGAGGATAAATATTACCATTGTACTTGGAGAGATACTCTTAAATATTGGGATAGAATACAATTAAAAGATGGATATGAGTTCTTTAATAAAAAGGATTCAAAAGAGTATAGATATAATAATGGAGCTTTAGTAGATATTTCTACTATCCATTTAAGTATGAAAATAAATCAAGATAATATTCAGATATTAAATTCTTCTGGGGATGGTGTTACACTTCCTGTCGCTTCACCAACCACTCCCGGATTATTTAGTAAGGAGGATAAAACTAAATTAGATTCAATTACTAAATATGTAAAAGAAATATCATTTTCCGGAGCTGATACTTTAGTGTTAGATATAGTTAGTAGTGATGGAACTAAATCCTTACCAATTCGGGAGGCTAATATAAATCAGAATGGTTTAATGTCTAAGGAGGCTTGTTTAAATCTCTCTAGATTATTAAATACTGTCACGAATAATATTTACACGAAAGAAGAAGTACAGGAGTTATTAAATAAAAAAGTAGATGTTGCCCCTGGAAAAGATTTACTAGATACTTCTCAGATATTTAAAATAAATCAGATTTTTAATTATGTAGAAAATGTAGAGTATTCAGAAAATAATAACAGGGCCTCTCTTAAGATAACTACTAAAGATCCTACTATTGGAGAATCTAGTTCTAAGATACTTAGCTTCCCTGATGTATCTTCTGCAATATCCGGATTAATGTCTCCTAAATATAAGGATTATATAGATTCGCTAAAGAGTTATTACACAGGAGATCCTACTAAAGAATATACTGGACAAGATCTACAAATAATATTTCCTATATATGATCCTATATCTAAAAAAGTAACGTCTAAATATTTAGTATTGGATGCTGCTACCTCATCTACTGCCGGATTAATCACAGCAATGGAGAAGAATAAATTAGGAAATATTTCTTCTATTGTCCAAGCTGTATCTGACAATACATACAACTCTAATTCTGTTATATTAAATTTAGTTACTAATAACCCACAAACTGGAGTAGAAGAACCAGTACAGATAGTATTTAAATCTGCTACTTCGGAAAAAGCGGGAGTAATGTCTTCATCTGATAAAGGGAAACTAGATAATGTAGTTAAATATCTAACAGATTTAATAGATACTGATACAACATCTGCAACTCAGGCTATTATACATTATCAGTCATATAATCCCTTTTTAAATACCTACGAAGATAAATATTATTCTCTCCCAATGGCTACATCTACCATTGCCGGATCTATTACTTCAACAGATTTCAATGTAATACAAGGATTAAAGGATGTTAATGGAACTCCTCTTACATATGAAGGAACACCATCTAAAACATGGAAAGTAGGAGATCAGATACTAAAGAATGAGAAAGAGGGATTTAGTGTTAGGAATGGAGATGATACAGAATATGGAGATTTAATAGTTAGGAATTTAACTATTAAAGAGGATATAGTATTTGGAGGAGATGCTTTTATTATTGATACAGAAGAAGTAAAAGTAACTGATAACATCCTCACATTAAATAGTGGGGAACAAGGAGAAGGGGTTACTAAGGGAATTTCTGGATTAGAGATTGATAGAGGAAAACTTCCAAATTATTTTATTATTTTTGATGAGTCTGATGATAGATTTAAATGTGGAACAGAAGGAAATCAATTCCCTTTAATGCTTCGAGATAATGAACCTGATATGGTAGATGGTGCTTTCTTAACCTGGAATTCTACATTTAAAAGAGCCCAAACTACTAGTACTGTTCCAATTCAATTGGCTTTAAGGTTTGCATTACAAAATCTATCTGAGAAAGATACAGATATTATATTTAAAAGAGTTGATAATGAGATATATCTAAAATACGGAGACACTAATGATAAGTATTTAAGTTTAAAAGTTCTAGATAATATATTATTTAAATCTAGTCCTTCTGCTACTAAATATGTATTTGATAAAGAAATTTGGGCTCCAGCTTTTAAGAGTGATAATGGATACGAAGTAGCTTTTATCGATCCTGATATATCAGATAGAATGTTTTTACAATACGATTCGGATAAAAAAACAATCAAATCCTTAAATGCTGTATATACTGATAAAGGAGGATTAGATTTTTTTTCTGGTATTGATGATGTTGATAATCAAGTTAATTTATCAATCCAAAATGGGGATTTTAGTATTGTAGGACTTAAAGCATCAAATGCATGGAATCTTGTTATATCTCCAAGAGTTACTTTGACAAGAGAGGCTGTTTATAAAATTCCTATATTAGATATATTAACTAGCTCACATGAAGCCTTGGGATTTACTAATCCTATTATTCTAGATTCATATATTGGATTCGAAGATCAAAGTCGTAAATTTTATGGAGGTACTGATAGTTTTACATTTGATATAGCTGGTGATACTATACAATTTATCCCTTCTCGGGATCGTTCTTTAATCAAGACAAATTCTCTGGAATTAGGATTTAGTGTTAGTATAATAATTCCTACTGGATTTAGAACCTCCGATTTATCTCAGATAGTATTTGCTAATTATTGGAATTTAAATAAGAAATATTTAGCTTGGGATAGTAATACCAATGTTATTACTTCTATAGATGGATTTGATAGTCTCGTAGTTGTTAATCCAAATGACCCTAATAAGAAATTAACATTACATTATGTAAATGGGGGATTCTCTATATCTTCTAGTAGTAATGTCCCAGATATTGAACAAAATACTATAGAAATTACTGAAACTACAGGATCTGATGGAAGTGTTACATATAATCTTAATTCAACATATACTCCATTACATGTTAATTTTCCAATGTGGGGAAATTTCTGTGATAAAGATGGAAAACCCTTTGCTACCGTAGAATCTTTAGTTGGTCATTACTTACCTCTAAGTGCCGGATCTACAAATGCTTTAACTGGTCCTTTATATTTTTCTCCAACTTCCGCGTTAGTAAATAAGACTGATACTGGAGAAAATGTATGGGCTGTGTTTATGGGAGATAGTACTAATGGTACTTCTTTATGTCTAGGAAGCCTTGGCGATTTAGAAAGCGTTGGCGATTTAAGAAATACAGCACTATTAAATATCAATAGTTCTGGAAACACTCATACTATTAGATTAGGATATACTGATGAAAACGGTAATATTAAAGCAGGAATAGTTACTTCTGGAGATAATTTAAGTTCACAGACTGTAATTCATACTATCGGAAATAATGATATAAAGCATTATAGAAATGGTGCAGAATATATAATTTACGATTCCAGCAACTTAAATGTAGAAAAGCTCTTACAAAACTATACTTTAGAGGGAAATATTATAGGCACTCCTAAGGCTACTAAGATAAAAGGAATCACTATTTCTTCTGGAAGTGATTTTATCAATAATTTTAGAGAGCTTATATGGGGAACGAATGATGATACTACATGGATAGTTCCTTTTAGAAGTGATTCAGCTAATACTGGTCTTGGTGGATCTTATGCAGCTAGTCTTGGATGGTCACGAAATGATACCCATGCTTATATTAGTGTATCTTATCAAAGTAATTTACGTAGTGTAATAATAGGTGGAGGAAATCAAGGGAAAATAAAGTGGTTTGAACAAGTTGCATTTAAATCAGATATAAATAAGCTGAGTACTGTATACTATCCTTATAGTGGCAGAGGGCAAATGTCTATAAGAGCAGATGGAAGGCCTGTATTAGCTAATACTTATGGGATTCTTTTTAAGAAGACCGGAGGAGAAGAGATTGAAGGGATATACATGGGATCCGATAATAAGATTACAGTAGGAGGATTGCCATCTGCCAGTGTTCCTGTAGTTATTTATCATAGGTTAGATGTAGATTTAATACATACTACTCATGAAAATCTCGGATTATTGGGTTATCATCCAAATTGGGAAGGAGTAGATAATGCACAAGTAGGAGTAGGCACATTAGACTCTCAACTGGTATTTAGATCAAATAGTTCTGATCTACTACATTATAGAGATGGTGTGCATTGTCTGATATTTGATTCTTATAATTTCTCAAGGAATCTCGGAACTACAAGCTTAAATAGTTCGTTTAATCATCTTCCGATGATGGCTGCTCAACCAGCTAACAGTGATGCTACTACAGACAGAGGATACCCAATACAGCGAGCAGGATCTCTTATCGTCATTCCCGGAGTATATAATGGTTCAAGTCAAATCTATGGAACCTATGATTCTAACAGATGGTTTGTTAGAGCTGGATCACCAGCAGGAAGTAATAAGGATGAACACACAGCTTGGAAGGAGTTAGCTACTACTACTCATTTGAGTGGTTATTTACCTCTTACTGGAGGTACATTAACAGGAAGTCTGAATATAGGAGATTCTTCTCAGAATGCTTATAATTATATAAGAATACATAGAAATAATTATACTTTTGAAACTACAGTATTAGAAGGTAGCGGAATATTATCTCTTGACAGTTCTAACAGTGGAGTAACTCCCACTACGTTAAAAATTTCCCCCGGAGGCCATGTTTTTATTAATGGCGAGGAGTTGGCCAAGGTATCTCAGATCCCTTCCATGTCTGGCTATTTACCATTATCCGGAGGAACTCTTACCAGAACAACAGCTGGTCCTGTATTATCTTTAAAGAATACCTCATCTAATAAGGAAGCTTATATAGACTTTTATAAAGGAGAAACAAGATGTGGATATATAGGAGCTGCTGCTAGCAGTACAGAAGATATGTACTTGTATGCTTATGACTCCAGAAATATAATCATTGGGTCTCTAGGATTAGTTAGATTTGATACAGGGGCTAGGAATCTGATCCATAGAAGGAATGGTACAGAGTATACTATTTTAGATACGTATAATATAGCATCATTGACTATCCAATTCAACGGGTCTACTAATACCACATATGCTCCCAATGCAGCTAAGACTGTAAATATTACTCCTGCTGCTATTGGAGCTGCTCCAAGTTCACATGATCATTCCAGATTGTTAATGGAGGATACCAGAGATACTGCACTATACCCGAATAATGTAGGGACTAATGTATTGAGAGCCATATTTACTAATAACATAATGCCTACCTCTGATTATTGGGGTGGTATTCATGTACATGGATGGAGTACAGACTATTCTTCCTGGGAACTTGTAGGATATAATGGGAATGGGGGTGTACCTACAAGAGGTCTTTATTTTAGAAGTGGTATTCTTTCTACCTGGAATTCTTGGAAACGTGTTGCATTTGCTGATGAAATTCCAACTTCACTGCCAGCCTCAGATGTATATGCGTGGGCAAAAGCACCAAGTAAGCCTTCTTATTCTTGGTCTGAGATAACAGGTAAACCAAGTACCTTTACTCCGTCAAGCCACACACATCCTTTATCTGATATTAGTGATCTACAAGCTTCTTGGGATGCTTTGTTAAAGGCTGCACCCTCAGCTTATGTGACTCGTTGGCCATCTTGGAGTGAAGTTACAAGTAAACCATCATTTGCTACCGTAGCTACATCCGGAAGTTATAATGATTTAAGTAACAGGCCTTCTATTCCAAGTGCTGAGACAGCTGCTACTATTATGTCAAAAATTAATTCTCAATCCGAGATTACTTTTACGAAGCATGTAGTATGTTCAGCTGGAGCAGGGTTACAATCTACATCAGATATAAGATTCAAATCTAATTTTAATTCTTTACCAGATGATACTTTAAATAAAGTCCTCAATGCTCCAGAATTTACATATAACTGGAAGGATGAAACAACTACCTCTATAGGTACCTCAGCACAATATTGGGAAGATAAAATCCCGGAATTAGTACATGAGATGGAGGATGGAACAAAAACTTTCTCATATGAAAGATATACAGTAGTACTACAAAAAGCTTTAAAAGAAGAACATAGATTAAGAGAAGAAGAAAGAAAGAAATTTAAAGAAGATATCAACTCTTTAAATACTAGATTAAATGATTTAACTTCTTTAATACAAAAATTAATATAATAATTTTATAATTTATCTACTATGATTTCCATAGATATGATAGCTTATATATACGTTTTGATACTAGAGAGTGTGTATATAAAATTTAAAATATGATTTCTATGGAAGAAATAATAAATAAATTAGAAAGTATAATCTCTAATATATTCAATATAACAATAGAAGAATTGAGAGATAATAGAAAGCTTAGATCTCATACAGATGCAAGAAGTATTTTATTCTACTTCTTACATGTTAAATATGGAATTTCTTTCTATCGTTTATCAAAGATTTATAATAAACACTATTCTACTATAATAAGAGCTGTAAATAAATGTGAATATTTAAAGAACTATGATAAAGAATTTAAATTAAAATACCACATGTGTGAGTTGCAGATAGAAAATAAGTTTAAATAAATCATATATTAACTATCTTTGTGCTATGAAAACAATCAGAGCGCGAAGATAGTTTTTTTATGTCTAATTTAAACTTATTTAATCTATGGCAAATTTTACCGAAATGGGCAATGGAATGCCTAATATTTTTAATTTTATTCCAGAAGCTGGAAAGTCTGGTAGTGGAATAAATGATTTAGCAGGTCTTTTAGCTTTATCTAAAGATGGAAATAATAATGATGGTTGGGGAGGTCAATGGGCTGTTTGGCTTATTTTTATCCTAGCTTTCTGTAATGGTGGTTTTGGTGGCTTTGGGCGTAATGGATTCGGTGCTGGTTTTGGAACTCCGGAAGTACAGTCAGCATTATCTAATGAATACTTACTAACTGCCATTAATTCTGCATCTAGAGATAATGTGAATTTTGTACAGAATTTAGCTACTCAGTTAAATTGTGATACTAACGCAATTCAGAATGCTATTAATCAGGTAAGTCAGACTGTAGGTCTTGGTCAAAAAGATATAATTAATCAGATTTGTTCATCTAATAGTGCTATCTTAAGTACTGTTCAATCTACTGGATGTTCTATAGAACAAGCTATTAATCAATGTTGCTGCTCTACTCAGAGATCAATAGATGCTGTTAATTTAAATTTAACTAGTTTAGGTTATCAGGAACAATTACGTTGTCAGGAACAGACTTGTAATATAAATAATAACATGAACCAAGGTTTTGCTAATGTAGGATCTAAAATAGATGCACAGACTATAGCTATTAACCAAGGATTCCAGTCTATTAAAGACATGATGTGTGATTACAAGATCGAAGCTCTTCAAACTAGAAATGCTGAATTGAATAACAGTGTTCAGACCTTACAGCAATATAATGCTTTACAGGCTTTAATTAATCCTATTACTGCTAAATTGGATTATCTTGAATGTATAATTCCTCCGAGACCAGTTCCTGCTTATCACGCTTATCCTTATGGATATAATAATGGATGCCCGGCTTCGACAACTGTAACTCCTGCTTAATTTAAATATTAACATCATAAGGGAGAGAAATCTCCCTTATTTAATACAATACTGTTATGAGTGTAATAAATAATAAAGGATTCGTTAATGAAGGAGTTACTTATCTCCAAATAGTAGAAAGATTCCCATCTTTAATATGTAGAGAAGGATTTTCCAGTACAATTACTATCGAAGATCCTGTTATAACTAGAGTAGGTACTTCTAATGTGTTTCTATTAAATTATTCGCTAGTGCACACGATAACTTATAGACCTGTTTCTTGTTCAGTTCTTAAAACTACTGTGAAGAAGTATACTATAACTATTCCTCTAGAATTAACTACTCCTCCTTCTGTAGGTACTCTTCCTACTATAACTACCACAACTACTTTAAATGATGCTGAAACGTTTACTAATACTTGCGGTGGATGTCCAGATGGAGCATTTAATAAATTTTCAAGAAATGTAGCATTAGAGTTTGCTGTAGCAGCTACTCCTGGTGCGTAATGTTTAATATTTAAATAAAATAATATCTTATGAATTTCGGAGAATTAAAACCAGGTGATGTTTTATATTTAATTGATTATAATCAATTTAAAAAGGATTTAACTTATATAAAAGGATTAGTCCAAACAGTTATTGTTAATGAACCTCCTAAAGAGAATTTAAATAATGTATACCAAACTCTTATGCAGAAGACCGGAATTAATCAACCGGTTCAGAGTTTAACTATTACCGCATTATTTAATGGCGTTCAATTCCCATTTACTGTAACTAGGGATATGTCTATAGCTAGAGCTGATACACGTACTGTATGTATCACTAAAGAGGATGTATTACAGGAAATCAGAGTAAGGAAAACTGACGCTACTAATCAACTTAAATCTTTAGATAGATATAATAAAATAGTAGAAGAATGTGAAAAAGTAGAACAAGAATTATTAGGGGATAATCCTTCACTTGGACGAATTTCTTCTGATGATAATAGGATATTAGCTTTAGAAAAGAAAATTGAAGAACTTACTAAAATTATAAGCAATGGAATCAATCGAAGGAATGAAGAAATTACTACGGGAGATGTCGGAGATGGGAAGTAAAAAGAAATCCCATAAGAAACATTATCCATACGAAGCTAAAGAATCTAAGAAATATAGAGGATTTAGAGAAGATGATGAGAATGAGGGAAGTGATGAGGAATATGTAGGAACTAATAAGAAGTTTAAGAAAGATGATGAAGAATATAAATATAAACATAAAAGATCTAGATTATTCGAAGATGATGAAGATGATGATTCTGAATTATTTGAAGATTTAGAGGATAAATTTATTGATGCAATGGAATCTTTAAAAGAGGAATGTCCTGAAATGTATCATATAATTAAATTTAAACTCTATGAAATGATTAATGGCCCTCATTTCACAAAAGATTTATGTGAAGAAGCTCTTGAATGTATTATGGAAGATTATAAAGCAAAAGAAGCTGAATTTGAATATGAGGAATCAAAACAAGTCGCTAAAAAATTCGGAGTTGAGTTTGAGGATTTTAATGAACATGATTGGCATTATGCATTAAATATCTGTTATCATTTATTTAAGGATTTATGTAAAGACGATATTCAAATGTGTGCTAAGCTTACATATTTATGGTTACGTGATAAAGCTATTCCAGAGGGAAAAGCTTTTTATCATTATATGAAGCATTTAAAACATAAACATAAAGAAGATAGAGATTAACTATCTAAAATGAAAGAAGAGAAGAGATTCTCTTCTTTTTTTATTATATACTAATTATTGGATTCTTTACCTAGAATTATTATATTTGTAAAATATAACAAAGTACTTTTATGGGAGAACTTATTAAAGTAGAAAAGATTCTAGGAAAGCCATATTTAATGGTAGGATCTGCTGATACTGATATTATTCTTAATGGAAAAGGTAATATAAAAGTTAGATTCGGAAATTCTTTTTTAGATCTTATTTCTAATGGAAAGGTATGTAAGACTACTGATGATACTAATAGTATAAATATTGTTCAGAATAAAAATGATATAGGAGCTGCTGATGGTTGGTATTTTGTAAAATCAGAAGATTCAATTTATTTTCAAATAAATGGAGTGCTATATCCAGTATTATCTAATAGAGACGACGTAGAAACTTCTGAGGATTATTTAGCTATCAATTATAATCAAAATCTTACTCTAGAACAAATCAGAACTGCTCAAAGGAATTTAAAAGTTATTATAGATAACCAAGATAATATTGCAATCTTACCTACTGATTTTGTTTATTTTAATTCTGATGATAAAGTTCATTACTATAATAACAATGGAACTTTAGTAGAATTATATCTAAATCTATCCTCTGGAGGAGTAGTTAAAGATAAAGTGACTATTAATTTAGAAAATAATCTCCATGGGTCCGGAGATCTTAATGTAATTGGTCCAAATGGGTTGCAGGTAAAAAATCAACAAGATTATTTAAATATAGTAGTTAATAATAATGAAATAGTTTTAGATACTAATACTTCTGGAATTAAATTTAATTCTAAAGAAGGTATCACATATATAAATGGAAAATATATATCTATAGGATATCCCCCAACTTATAACTATAATTTTGAGGTAGATGGAAATATATATGTGAAAGATAAAGCTGTTCTTAATTCTGGGATAATATCTGATAATTTCATAGAGGGAATGGCTGGATATAGATTAGAGAATATAAATTCAGAGTGGACTTTAGAAGTGGATAATTTAATAGTAAGAAATTCTGCTAAAGGCCCGTTTGGGGATAGTTCATCTAAAGAGAAGGATTTTATTACTAGAGGATTAAATACTAATTATTTCTTTGAACCACAAGGAATTGTATCTAGTATATCTGAAATAGTTCCTGATGAAGAAGAATCTGGAGAATCTGGAGAAGTTATTCCTATTAAATATGAGATATCTATAAATGGGATTTATAATATAAAAATAGGAGATTATTTATATTTTGAGAAGCATTCTTATGGATATAATGTAGAAATCCCAGAAAATTCTGAGGAAGGGATTGATGTAAGTACTTTAATTCCTACTACTAAAATAATATCTAAAGGAAGAATTAAGATTGAAAAATTAGAATGGATTTATGATGAGGGTACTTTTACAATTTCTGGATGTAATATAGTTGCTACTATCGATGGGAATGTTTTAGATAAGGATTTAGAAGAGTATTTAGATAAAACTACTGATGAGGAAAGAAAGAGAGAATTAGAAAAACTTCCAGAAGTTGGGGATATTTTATATTTAAAAACTCAAGATTCTTTATATTTACATAGTATTAGAGAAACAAATCCTAAGACTGGAGAATGTTTAGATAAATCTTATTTAGGTATAAATGATGAAGTTGCACCCTTATCTCCTAGATTAAGATTAGGGTGTTTAGAAGGTATTAGAGATCCTATATATTTTGATACTTTATTAGGTTCTGATATATACGGAGTCTATTCTGAAAAAGTGTATTGTAGATATATAAGATTAAAAGGAGATTGTAAGATAAACGGAATGCTTAAATTATCTGCACCTTCTACAAAAGAAATAAACTGGTCGATACTAGGTATGGATACTGATTTTCGAGTATGGATTCCAAATAAAGAGGGGACTAATAACGTGTTTAATATACCTAGCGCTTTTAATAGAAGGATTACATGGGGAGATAATGAAATATCTTATCTATCTGATTTAGTTCCATTACAACAGAATATTCTTAGTTTAAGGGCTGATGTAGATACATTAATGAATTCTTCCGGAGAAACACCTGAAACAATAATGGCCAAAATTAATAGTCAAGATGAGATAATATTTACCAAACACACAGCTCATTTAGCTGGAGCTGGTGATACTTCTGTATCTGATATTAGATATAAAAACAATATAGAAGCTATAACTGGAGTATTATCTTTAGTATTAAATTCTCCTGGATTTAAATATAATTGGATGGATGAAAAGGATATATCTATTGGGACTTCTGCTCAATACTGGAATAAATACTATCCAGAATTAACTAGAGAATTACATAACTCAATATTAACCTTTTCATATGAAAGATATCCTATAATTTTACAGGAAGCATTTAAGGAAGAGCATCGATTAAGGGAAATAGAAAAAGAAGCCTTTGAGGAAAGGATTAAATATTTAGAACAGGAATTAAATAATTTAAAGAATTTATGGCAGGAAACAAAGAAATTGAAGTAGAAGACTTTGCTACTATAGCACAGACAAATAATATTTTAGGATCTTCTATAGGTGGAGGTGGAGGTGGATCTGAATATGTAGCTAAAATCCAAGCTGTTTCTGGAGGGGCTAGAGAGGATTTATTAACTTCTTATTCTTCTATGGAATTTATACCTCTATCGAAAGTACAAAAGTCTATTGATAATATGCATGTTTTAAACGATTTTCTTTCTACCACAAATGTCTATTGTCGTATAGGTGTTGTAGCAAATCCTGATGATGAAAGAATTCCGTTTGTTTATGCAGGTTCCGATTTTAACCATATCACTTTCGGAGTTGTGGTTAATGGTAAAATGGTTACTACACCTATATCTCTAGGTGGTCCTACTGGATATTGGTATAATATAGCTACTTCGGCTTTATCAGGTAATTATCTATTTTGTTGTAGTGGATCTTCTCCAGATGCTGATACGCAATTCAGAATATATAAATTAAATACATCTAATAATACTCTCACTGCTATAGCTGCTTATACTGGTAGTAATTTTAAATACCCAAGATCTTTTTCTTATGTAGAGAAAATTGATAATTATCATTATGCGTATTTTGATGTTGGAGGAACGTATAGGAGTGTAGCTAGATTATATGTAAATGAGACTAACGATTCATGTTCTTATACTAAAGGAAAGGATGTTAGTCCTACTATGTATTCTCAAGTTCTTACTAAAGAAGATACAGGTCAGTACAGTACATGGCATATAGATGAGAATGGTCAGAATTATATAACAATTAGTAATACTTGGGATTGGCGCACGTCATGGCAACAAACATATCCTACTCCTTCTAGAGAAGCTATTACAGGGTTTTTTGTGAGATGTTTAATATATAGAAGTAATAAATGTATAAGTATGTCTATATCTAACCAAAAATCATATCCTTATTTACTTGATATTTATGCCCACAGTATGGTAAAAGAGTTTGGAGTTGTAGGAATTCTTCCAGAACTCATCAATTATAAAGGAGATATATGGTGGACAGAATTAATTAGAAGTGGAAATACATATAAAAAATTAACATAAATATATAACAATTAAATAAAATATTAATAAATGGCAAAGGAATTTATAACCAAAGATAATTTAAATACCTTATTCTCTAAAGCAGCTTTTACAAGAGCAGATACCTTACAAGGGGGGGGATATTAATTCAGTCAGGACTTAGTAACTTTAATACTGGAAGTATGACTGCAACAGTATCGTATCCAAAAACATTTCCTACTAAATGCTGTGTAGTGCAACTCACTCCTAATAACTATTATGGTTATTGGTCTAAAGGAGATGTTTTAACCATCAAATCCTTCACAAATTCCTCATGTACAGTAGAATTAGTAGGAACTCCTCCAGTAAATACCAGAAGTGAATTTTTTTGGTTAGCTATAGGATATTAATTAAATTAATATGTTAAATAAAATTAAAATATTTCTATATAAAATATTTACTAAGGAAAATCATTCAGAATTAACTATCTTAAAAGATAGAATCCAATCTTTGGAAGATGATGTGCATAGATTAAAACAAAGAGCTAAAATAATATAATATGGCAGAATATTTAACAATAGACGCTTAATAATATGGAAGATTCTTTAAGGGAATGTAAAGGATGTGATAAATGTCCCCAATCCCAACAAATATTATGTATATTAGATTATGTGAAAGAGAATAATGAATTATTAACTCTTATACTGTCTAAATTAAATACTTTATTAAATAAATAAGATGAACTGTAACAATTTCTTTATTAAGATGTTCACAGCTCATTCTGGATTAAGTTCCAAGAGAGTATGTGGATTTTTTGGGTGGGTAGTTTGTTTATTTATATGTGTATGGTGCACAATAAAAGTGATAGAATCCCCAGAAATAGTAGATATGCTCTTCATATGTAGTACTACTCTATTAGGAGCTGACACTATTACATCTATATGGAGAAAGAATATAAATAAATCTAATAATAATGAAAACAATACTAATTAAATATATTACATTAGGAATCTTTATCATATCCTTAATATATTTAATAAAACTAGTAGATAAACAATCTAGAGAAATTAGAGATTTAAAAGATATTCATACCTCAGAATTATGTACAATAGATTCTCTTCAACAAGTACATATCGTAACAGAGAAACAATTTAAAAGAATAATTTTATCAAAGGATTCTTTACTTAAATCAGAATTAGAGAAAAAAGATTTAAAGATTAAACAATTAGACAATGTAATTAAAGCTAATATAAACACAACTAAAGTAATTAGAGATACTATATTAAATAATATTGAAATAATAAAAGATACTTGTATTCCGATAATTAAATCTATTGATTGTATTACATTACATGAAACTCTAGAAATTAATAATGAGAAATTATATCTTACTATAGATTCTTTAGATTTTGATATAAATATAACTATAATAGACTATAGAGATATTATATATTGGTATAATTTTAGGAAAAGAAAAGAATTCGGATATAATACAATAGGATTCCGGAATCATTATATTAGTAAAATTACTGCAACATCTGATTGTTTTAAAGATAAGATAAAGATACAATCGTATAAAATTAAAAAATAAAATTTTTATTTATTTATTGTATTACATACAAATATTATCTACTTTTGTGGATGAATAACTAAAAATTAATAAACTATGATTATTGAAAATAAGCCTATTGACATTAAAGTGAATGAACAGCGTCCAGCTAATTATGTAAGTTTAATGTTATTTTGTTATGAAGTTCCGAGCCAAAAAGCTTTAACTTTATCTACAATTAAAAGAGATTTAGAGATTATGAAAATTTTAGAAGAGAATGTAGAATCGGAATCATTTGAATTGGATGATAAATATAAAAATTCTCTTAAAGAAACTATTTCCTCTACTCCTTTTAATATTAGAAAGAAGTCTTTAGCAGAGTTTGGGGAATATATAGAACTTCTGTAATAAATATTGTATATGGAATATGAAAATGATTTAGATATCTTCAACTCATTAGACGAAGAATCTACTCCTCAAAAATCATCTGAGGAGAATGTGGATGGTAAAAAAGATACTTCCCAAGAGGAAGTTAATACAGAGGAGAATACTTCTCCTGTTATAGACGAACAATCTTTATTAGAGTCTGTTCTTAAATCTAGAGGAATAGATTTTAATAATATAAAAATAGAGGATACTGAAACCGGAGTAATTCACAGTGTCCCATTTACTGAGTTAAGCAGAGAAGAACAAATAGAACTTCTTAATTTAGAAGAAGATGATTATAACCTAGACGATGATGAGATAAATCTTCTTACATTTATGCGTGAAAATAACCTTAACTCCGAATCTTTAGTAAATTATTACAAACAGAAAGGAATTGAGGAATATTTAGCAAATGAAGGAGCTGTTTATAAGGTAGATGAATTATCAGATGAGGATATATATGCTTTATATATAAAAAATAATTACGGAGATATTTTAACAGAAGATGAATTAGTTGATGAAGTAAATAAAGCTAAAGAAAATTCTGAATCTTTTGAGAAAAAGGTTAATAAATTACGTGAGATATATAAAGCAGAAGAAGAAAGATTATCTGCCGAAGCTAAACAGAAAGAAGAACAAGACTCTCAGTTATCTGAGGAAGAATTAAATAAGATAATAGGTACTCTTAGAGAGGCCGGAAAAAATATTAAGACTATTGGAGGTTTTGACCTTGAAGAATCAGATATAGATAGTACAATGGATTATATAACTAAACCCCAGATTACGGGAAGGACAAAACTTGCAAGTGATTTAGATAATCCAGATACATTATTTAAATTAGCATTTTATGCTACTCATGGAGACGAACTAATTGAAGCTATTCATGAACATTATAATAATGTACTTAACGATGAAGAGTACCTAAAGAATAGACTAGAGAAATTAAGTAAACTTAAAAATAAAAAACGTAGTAATAACACATCTAATCTATCAACAGGTAAAGGTAATAAAATAGAAAATTCAGATTTAAAAAGTTTTCTTAACCTAAAGGATTAGATCTAAATTTAATTTAAAATGTTTGTAGCAGAATACATTTCAAATCGAGCCAATATGAATGGCTCAAGAACTTTTCATGACTTCTCCCAATTCTTGGGACGAATTACTCATAGAGTAGGTTTAGCTGCATCTTTATGTCCCGGACATACTGTATCAGCTTTAACTGAGAGAATTGAAAATATGGTTTATCAAGATATTCCTAAGCCCGGACGTAAGAGTATTGATGCTTTTGCTATCGAATGGGACGTGGATGTGAATCAATGAGGTTCACAATAAATTCTTTAAATTGCTGGAACTCTCTACTGCTACTAGAGATAATCAGCAGCATGGTCTTGATGAAGACAGTGTTCAACGACTAGGGGAAACCTGTAAATCTTATTATTTAAATAAGATTAAAAAACTGAATTACTTATGAAATATATTGTATATCTTACTAAAAATTTAAAATCTAAAGTTGGAGAGTTAAATAAAATTTATATTGGAGTGCATCAAACAAATGATCCTAATACTTTTGATGGATATTTAGGGTGTGGAGTTTATATAGATCAACCAAGTACTTATATGTACCCAAAAACTCCATTTCAATATGCTGTTAAAAAGTATGGAACAAAAGCATTTGAGAGAACTACTTTATATATTTATGATACTCTAGAAGAGGCGTATAATAAAGAATCTGAGTTAATAAATACTGAGTATTTAAAAGCGGATCATACTTATAATTATTTAAATACAGATTTATATAAAACAATTTATCAATTTAATACATCTGGAGAGTTACAAAAGAAATGGGAATATTCTTTAGAAGTATTTGATTTTTACGGACAATCTCCTAAAAAATTTCAATATGCTATAGATAAGAAATGTGAATTTCTTAATTCTTATTGGGCATTAGAACCAGAGATAGATGTTATTAAATATTGTAAGAAATCTAATCCACCTATTTCTGTATATTTATATTCTAAAAAAGGGAAGCTCTTAAATGAGTTTCAATCAGAAAAGGAATGTGCTGAATATATAGGAATATTAGATATAAGTAAAGCTATTAAAAATCAGTCTTTAGTACAGAATCAATATTATATATCTAAGAAGTTAGTAGATGAATTTATTCCGAAGGCTAGGATAAGTTGTAAGAATCTTATTTATTATGTATATGATAAAGAAGGAAATTATATAGGAAGATTTAAAGGGAAAGAAGTAATGAAGGTTATAAATCTTCATTCATGGGCTAAAATTCAGAATATATTATCTTATAACGAGGGATGGTATAAGGATTATTACATATCTACTACAGAAGTATCTAAAGTTCCACAAAAATGTTATTCTAATGGAATGATAATTGATGTGTATGATAAATTTGGGAATTATATAGAGACTTTAAATACTATAAAAGAAGTAAGAGAAAAATACAATATCCCATCAAATAAATTAAAGAATATCCAGATGGGAGATAAATATTATAAAGATTATATCTTTAAATATCATACTAATAAGTAAATGATATAGTCTAAATTCTTTAAATAGAATAGGTTCATTAAACGTATTCCGTTTGTTGCTGTTCCAGAAGGCGATGGTGTTGGAGGAACTGAAATTCGGATATTGTTTAAAGAAAAATACTACGATAAACATGATATTTTCGTGATAGATAAATCACATCAACAGTGTTATGTTACTGCTCGTCCAATTTGGAGAAGTAATAAATATTATGAATACACTGTTCGATTAATCGATACTGATTATATGTCGTATCTTGATACTTCTGCGTGTCAACCTGGTATGACTACTCACTTCTTATCAAATGCTCATCCGTTTGATTATCACGACTTTGGAACGACTAAATATCAGTCTAATATGGAGGTTCATCGTAACTACTTAACCTTACATAGAAATGATATTGATGCATCTCAAGCCTATTTAGCTAATGAAGATGTATTCTTGAAAATTAGTGATACAGAAACTAAGGGAAGTGAGAAATTGTTTACTATGACTTCAATGGAAAAGACCTTGATTGAGAATTTCTTGGAAGTTAAAGCTAAACATGATCTTTGGGCACGTAGTAATGTGGATAAGAACGGAAAACCGACTATAATTGATTCGCAAACGCAGAGACCTGGGAAATTTTAACAAACGTCTATGTTAAACATGGGTCGCATACTGGAAACAGTATGATAAATTAAATTCCTTGAATTGCTGGAATATCTTTAATCTGCTACTTAAAGGCAATCAGCAGCTAAGCATTAAATATTGTATATATTTATATCATATTTAATGAAAGTTCAACGACTAGTCTTCGGACGTACATATTTATATATGGAAGCAGGGAACAACTTAAATAATTAAATAAAAATAATTGTTACAAGATAAGTTGATGATATAGTCTAATCTTTATAGTGATATAAAGTATAAATAGTGTATATAGGCGACGGTAAGAAATTTGCCGCTTTATTTAGTGATAAATACTGAAACACCCTTCTAATTGCTGGAACATCTTTAAATATAAAGACAATCAGCAGCGAAGTCTTTTATAAGAAACGTTCAACGACTATCCAATATGGAGTAGAGAAAAATTTCTCGAAATGGAGGGGATCTTAATAATTAAATATATAAGATTAAGATATAGTCTGATCTTTATGGTAACATAAAGCTAACACAAATGATAATTCCTCAAATTGAAAGATATGCATACTTAATCTCTTTCGATCAATTACTTACTTCACACTTCAAAGAAGCATTAAGTTTCTTAACCTCTAAGGCAAAGAATTTAACTGGTAATGATTACGTATTAATCTGTAACTCTTTACTCTGGAATCAAATTGGTGATAACTTGATGAATGAAATTGGAAGGTGGACTCCTACTGCTACTTTGATGTATAGTAAATCTTCCGGTATGAAGAAGAAAGTAGGTGAAACGGTTGATGGTGTTAAAGTAGGTAATACTTTTGTTAGCTATGAATATCAAGGTAATACGATTACTTTCATGCCGGATAAAGCTTTAAATATAGAATATCCTGATCAAGCATTTGGATTTATTCTTGACTTAACTCCGGACTTAGCTAACGGAAAACCAGCTATTGAATCTTGGACATTCAAAGGCTGTGATATGATTAAAACTGATGTAATTGGGGTCGGGGGTCTCGATGGCGTATCGGGAGGAACCGCCAGCACACCAGTTGCAGGATCTGAATCATTTTGGATCCTAATCTCCTAAATTGCGGGAACATCTTTAGAGATTTAACTACTAAATATAATTAGCGATAATTATATGGCGAAGGTAACTACTTCGGTATAGTAACAAGGTTAAATATTAGACAATCCGCAGCCAAGTTTCTTTAAATAAAGAAAAAGGTTCAACGACTAGTAAGTCCTATTAAATAGGCATAGAACTTAAATAAGTTCGAAAGAGGAGACACTTTTAAAAGTGATAATATAGTCTGTTCTTCATGGAAACATGAAGATTCTTGATCAAAAATGATCAGGAGGCTCAAGAAAATGATTTACTGGGGTTTGATATCTGAAAATTTTAAAGCTTAGACCCCCTTTAGTAGCGATATTAGAGAAAACAACTCTTCTAATTGCTGGAAACTCTATCTTAGACAATCAGCAGCTAAGATATACACTAAATCACATTTAGTAGTATATAAAGTTCAACGACTATCGAAAGTGTAGTTATAGAGAAATCCTATAACAAGTAAATGAGTAGAGTACGATAGAAGTCTATCGGAAATGGAGAGTAACTTAAATATGGTAACAGTGTTTAAGTTAAAGATATAGTCTAATCACTATGGCGACATAGTGGAGCAAACGCTCGAATAAGAGTAACGATCTTATTTAAATATAAATGACAGCGGCGTATCAGTATACGCACCCTATCGTTCTGTTATCTTTAGACAGAATCCGCTATAATAAATAAAATATAAAGAGGGCTAACAACCCTCTTTATTTTAAATTTAAACATTTAATGATCAATGAATATGAGTATAAGTGTAACTGCTTTAAAAGAAGAATTAGATACGGTAATACATTTACGTAGCCGTTTTGGTCCTAATCACGCTGGGATGTCAATTTCCCCAGTTAAAAATCCATTAACAAGAGAGTATCCTTCTTGTGTTAGAAATGTAGATTCATCTGGAAATATTATCTTAGGTAAGGATGATAATCCTTTGGATTACTTCGTTCGTACTACTGATAGATTTTTTATTAAAGATGGGGATGAATTTGATTTGAGTAATCCTATAAAAGCAAAGCAGTGGGAAGCTATTAAATTCTCTGATCTTATTTTTGATAATAAAGGGAAATTTGATGAAAATGGTAAGATGTTAGTAGGACCGGAGGAGAAAATCGGACCTCAAGCAGTTTATTATGTAGAACGTATTATTGAGGATACTAGGAAACGTAATTCGGCCTCAAGGAAATTAAATAAAGCATTAAATTATATCTTCAACGCCTCAAGAGATGCTTTAAGAATTAGAGCAATGCTTTTAGGTAAATATATAAAAGATGCTTATGATGAAGAAATAGAAGAATTCTTAACAGAAATTGCTAAGAAAGATGCTGACAAGATTATTTCTTTATTCGAAAGTAATGATACTAAATACCTAATAGCATTTACATATGCTAAACAGAAAGGTATTTTACGACAGAAAGCTGGATTATATACTTATAATGATAATGATATTATAGGTAGAGATGCTGATTCTTGTATTGATTTTATGAAAAATCCTAAGAATAAACTTATTACTGATAGGATCTTAAGAGAGATTCAAGAAATTTCTGTAAGAGACAAAGATGTAATTATAGAAGCTATTTCCGATGATAATAAAAGAATTGAGGATTTAAAAGCACAGAATGAGGTATCTACAACACAGGGTTTTCTGGATGATTCTAAGTCTGATTCCGAAATATTAAAAGATTTAGAAAATGCAGAAAAACTTCCATTGGAGAATAAAAGTAAACCTACTAGTAAGACTAGTAAATAGTATATAATATGAATTTAAAACAAGTCTATCAAGCAGTACTTATAGAATTAGAAAAACAAAAAGCTCCCAGTATGCTCTTAGACGAGTTTAATTATTATTATTATAAAAGTGTTATTCAGTATATAAATACTAAATATAACTTTTGTGATATGAACCAACAAGAAGATGATGATCTTAGAGTATTAAATATGACTGCCACTTTATCTGGAGGGAATATAATAAGTAAAGATGACGATAAAACATTATTTACTTTACCTAGCGATTATTTTCATCTTAAAAATTGTGTAATTACATTTAATAACCCTAATGCTAAATGTAATTCTAATTCAATAATTAAAAAGGGAGCAAGAAGATTAACATCTGATAAATATCCTGGGATATTAAATAATTATTACTTTAAACCTTCATATAAAACACCTTATTATTATATATATAATGATGATTCTGGACAAGTTAAAACTGGAACTCCAGTTATTATAAAGCTGTTTTATGGAGAAGATAAGAATATAAATATCTCAGATATATCTATAGATTATATTAAATATCCTAACGAATTGAGTCTAACTGTAAATGATTTAGAGAGTGAAGATGAGATTCTGGAGGACTTAGAGTTTCCTAAATATGTATGTTACGAGATAATTAATATTATGGTGAAATTATTTTTAGAGAGACATAGAGATCCTAGATTAAATACTAATCCTATAGTTAATCAAACAATAACTCCACCTATTTCCCCTAATAAATAAAATTTATAAACATGTTTGAATTTGTAAATGAAGTAATTATTAATAGTGCGAAAGATTCGCTTAGTGGACTTAATAAGTTCGATAATCAGATAAATGGAGAGAGTGGTTTTAGAGTGCTTCGAGTAGGAGATTATAAGACTGCATATATTAAAGGTGGTAAGATATATAAAACAACTGCCTCAGATCCTAAAGTATCTATATCCGAAATTACTATTACGGATGCAGTTAAACCTGCAACTGCTGGAGTAATAAATCATATTAGATTAGCTATTGGTATGCAGCTTTCCGGATCTGCTGATTCTTATTTTGCTGAAACTATGGATGACAGACGTCGGAGAATGTTTTATGCAAATTTAGATGTAGTAAGTACCGATACTGCTGCTAATATTGCTAGTAAATTGGTTGATATTATAAAGAAACAAGGTAATTTCTATAACAATCTACGATTTAAAGCTACTGTTGAGGGTGCTAAAATTACTATAACTTCTGCTAACGAATTTCAACTATTTAATGTGTTGGAAGTACAGAAATTGGAAGATTTTAGTACTGCTGCTTTAGGTAATTATTATCCTAAAGAACCAGTATATACTACTATATTAACAGGAACTAATACCCAAATTGCTCAAGAAGGTGTTGGTACTTATTGGACGATGTTGAAAAATGTACAGATCCAAACCTCTCTTAGAACTGGAATCTTTAATCAGGATAATGATGATTCTAAGATTGTACCGGGTGCTTCTTATAATCAATACGTATTTGATTATGAGTGTGAAAGAGATCATACTGGTATGGGTGCTGTAGGTGAGAAATTAGTATCTATCACTAAAGCTGTTTTCTGGGTTAATACTACTATCTCAGACAATTTTGAAACTGCTGTAAAAGCTGCTGGAGTAGTTGTGGATGATATCGAAGTTGCTTCTGATAATGGAGCTGGAGAGTCAACTACTCAAACTATGACATTAAAAGTAGGAGAGAAGAAGTATGTAGATATTAAGCTTTCCGAATACAATACTGTAACTTCTAATGATCCTAGTAAAGTAACTGTTAAAGGAATAGAAATTACAGGTAAAGATGCTACAGATTCTGCTGTAGCTGTAATTTATAAAAAAGGATCAGATACAGTACTAACTGTTAATGTAACTGTAACCGCTTAATATAAGAAAATATATTATTTAATAAAAGGCAGGTAAGATAATAATATTCTTATCTGCCTTTTTAAATATTATACTATATGGAATTAAATAAATTAGCCTCTGCGATTTTAAACGATATTTTATCGGGATTAAGAGGTATTACATCTAATATATCCTTATCTGTTGAACAGTTAGAAGATGATATAGTGGATGAGAGATTAACTATAATAAAAGAATATGCTTTAAAAGGACTTCTTCCAGTTAAGGATTTAGTTACATCTATTAATTGTTTAGAGGTAGATTGTAAACCTATAGAGAATTGTAATTTATGTAATTCTAATTTAAATGTTAGAGAGACTAATATTCCTCATGTAGAAATACCTCAAATTGTTACAGATTTAGGAGTTGATGCAATTCAGTATTTCGGAACTGTTGATAGAAATACTCCGTTTAAAATTTATACTGATATATCTTATCAGTATCATAAATATAATAGGTGGTTAGGAAGGAAGCCTTATATTTATATAGATACAGCACCTAATGAAAATGGGATGTATGATTGTTATATATTTAATGCTCCGTTGATTAAAACATTATCTATAATAGCTGTATTTAAAGATCCTAGACAATTAGAACAATTTACTTGCTGTAATGCGGAAGAGGTATCTAATATGAACTTCTTGACTAATGATATTAAGAGAAGAATCACAGAAAAAAAGGTACGGTGGTATAGGAGTTTAGCCGCACCTAACCTACCAAATGATCAAGTAGCTAAAGCTTAATATATATGAAGAATTTAAACTTCCACACAGCATATACATATATTCAAACTAATTACGGTTTAAATATAGACCAATTAGAATTTGAATCCTCAGGAATGATTGCATATGATAAGATAGGAAATAAACAAACTGAGATAAAGGAATTTGTTGGAGACGTTGTAAACGGGGAATTAGAACTCCCATGTGATGTTACTAGTATCGAAGCAGTATTCGGGAATTTTATAGACTCTCAAAAAACATCTAATAAACAACGTTGGCCTCAAGTTATTACTAATTACATAGAACGATATATAGAATACTGGAAATATAATAAATCCTTATTATATGATTATGGAGTATTATTAAATTACCAAATGAGGGAAAATACTTTATTATTTGATAAGGATTATAAGAATGTATTAGTTTTATATAGGAAACAAATTCTAGATGAAGAAGGATTTCCTTATATAAATTCTAAAGAGGCCGAAGCAATTGCAGCATATTGTGCTTATACAGATTTATATAAACAAGCTATTAGAACTAGAGATCCTAATACATATCAAATGGCTCAGAATATAAAATTAGAATGGGCTAGGTTATGTGAAAGAGCTAGAGTTCCGGAAAAAGTATCTCAAAACGATATGAATAGGATTTTAGATGTAATGACTAGTTTTGATAGAAAATCTTACGGAAAATCATTTAAACCAGAGAAGTAATGAAATATAATAATACAACAATATCTTCTCTTAGTTATACATTCTCCGCACCTGAATTGTTTGAAAAATTCGATTTAAAGAAGTTAGAGGTATCTAGAAAAATGCTTAAAAAGAATTATAAAAATGGTGCAGAACTCCGATTATGGTGTTGTAGGATTTATATTTACTTTTTATATTTAGTAATATTGGATATTATCAGAAATAGTACTACTTTCGTATTTACAACCAGAAAAAGAATGATTTTGGGGATTGAAATACTTAAAGGAGAAGAACTTTTAAATCATCTAAAGACTTCTACAAATACAATGTATAATTATTTTGATTCTGAGTATAAATACCCACAAATTAAATTATTCTATGAGAAAGGTAAGAAAGGAACTTTAACTAGAGGAGTAATGTTAAATTACTCCTTAACTAGAGAATTTTTTGATAATGTAAATAGTGGTAATAAGTATGGCTAATAAGATTAAGTATTTAAAGGATTATCTCCCGATATTACAAGAAAAATTCCCAGAATTTAGTATAGAAGATTTAACTACTATTATTAAATATGGGAATAGATATTTATATTATGTAATATCTAATAATAGTGATGTTTATTTATCTAGTAAAATAGATGGTAAGATGTTTAAATTTCTCATTGGAAGAGTTACATTTCAAAGTATTGCTCACAAAATTAGATACGCTATTAGTAAGATGATTACTAAGATGAGGTTTTTATATAGACAGCGTAGAACTAAATGGTGGGGGTGTTGTTATTTTGGATTAACTGAGGAGAAATTTAAATCTATTTATTTAAATAAAAGAAATATTACGTTTAATTTTGGAGATGTATGCTTATATAGAGTGCTTGATGAGTGCTTGCTTAATTTAAACTACGATCATTTCTTTAGAGTTAAATTATACGGAATTCCTGGATATAAGGTATTTTTTGAGAATTATTCTACTAAAGATGCAGAATATTTCTTAAAAAGATCTTTTGATGGGTACGAGTTTACTAAAATTGATAATATAACTAGAGAAGATTTAACGGAATTTTAATATGGAAATAGCTCAAAACTCCTTTAATGGAGGATTATTAATGGATATGAATGATACTGTAGTTCCGAATACAGTATTAACAGATTGTTTAAATGGGACGATTATAACTTTTGATGGTAATGAGTTTATATTACAAAATGACTCTGGAAATGGGAGAGTTGAATCTTGTGCATTAAAGAAGGATTTTATTCCTCTTGGAATAAAGCAGTATGGAGGGATTATATATATAGCATCAATGAATCCTCTTACTGGAGAATGTGAATTAGGTTCATTTCCATCTCCAGAAAGGAATATATCTTCGGAAGAATTATCTATGGATGATATAGATACTACTATACTTAATAGTACTTTATATTCAAAAGGGGAGAGTAAAGGATTACAAATTACTTATTTAAAAGCTGATTTTTCTTTATTGCAACGAATGGTTTTAAGGCCCGGGGATAAATTTCTAATTTATATAACTCCTAGCACTGGTAGCTCTTCGATAGATGACTTTATAGAAACTTATAAAAATTACAATACTACATTCAGTAACGGGAAACTTCAACGGAGAGTTTTTTCATTACATCTTGCCACTGTAAATGAAAATGGATCTATTACTTATATAGAAGATCAAACTAATGTATTTACAAACGAAGTTAGAAAGTTTTTTTATACAGAAGGTGAAGCATTTGGAGGTAATATTCAATTAAAAACAGTTCAGGATCCCTCATTATATAATACATATAGTTCTAGATTTAATGGATATTTAATTATAGTATTAGAGATAGAACCTATTGATTTTTTTAATATTGAGATAGGAGATGTAACTGAAAATGGTAAGGATGATTACAATGTAGAACTTACTATTAATAGTGAAAGTGATAGTTATAATAATGTATATGGAGTAAGAATAGAAAAAGATAAAGAAGGTACCCATGAGGATGAAGAAATAGATCCCGAGTATATTTTAAAGCCCGGAGAGAATATTCCACAACCCGTAATATCAATTAAACATAATTTATTAAAATTAAGTAAAGAAAAAGATACACGTATAACTATAAAACCATATTCAAGATTCCAATGGTTTGAGAATCTTAAATATACAACAGTATTAAATTATCGAGATCTATTAACTAGTAAAGAATCTAATATATGGAGATATTCTACTACTAGTACTACTAATATAGAAGGAAGAGAAGTTAAAAGGGTTACTATTACTACAGACTTCTTTGTTAGAGGAACATCAAACGGATTAAATAAGTGTGATGTGATGTATATAGAATTTTATGATGTATCCGCAAATGCATCTCTTATATACCCTTTATCTAAATCTATTTCAGGATCCTATAATTTCTCTATAGATTGTTTTGATAAAGATTTAAAAGTAGAACCTTATTATTATCAAAACGGGGAAGGGGTGGAAGATATAGATTCCGCTATTACAAATTTCGAAAATAATTATTTAGAATCTTCCGGTACCAATTACTATTTATTATTGGATTCTTCAAGATTAGAGGATTATTTTAAAATAGTATCTGGAGAAACTGTTCAAGAGAATATAAATACTAAAGAGCCTTCTATATCTAATCCTAGATTACCGTGGATATATAAAATAGAACCTCAATTAGGAAATGGTACTAAAATATATAAGAATTTTAGTACTCAAAATAATTATGTATATAATTCTGAATATACTAGGTTAAGATATAATAATTTTTATATATGTAGAATATGTGGATTGAGCTTTAATAAGGATACAGAAAAACGCCGATTTGAGGTTGAGGAATATAATGCTTTATATACTCTTTTCACAAATGGACAATTTAATTCTTATTATACTTCTGCTATTACAGAAGATACTAAGAACTTTTCAACACTTAAAATAGATAATTATATAACAGTAGTATCGGATTCTGCTATAGATTTATCCCAAAAGAGTATTACTGGACCAACTATTATCCATAAAAAAGATAATATACTACAACCTTCATTGTCATCAGCTTCCGATTTAATTGAAGAAGGGGAACACAAGACGCTATATGAAACTACTATAGAAAATAGTGTTACAGTAAGTTCAGAGTATAAACTTAGAAAAGTAAATAAACTTAATTTTGGGATATTAGATGCTGATATAATTTACTCATCTGATACATCTAATTATAGTTTAACTACTTCTGGAACTCCATTAATTTTTCCATCCGCTGTTATAACTGATGATAAAACTCAGGATGATGAAAATATTAGGAAGCTTACTATAACTGCAACCCTAAATAAACAAGTAAAATCAGGAACATATACTACAAATATTCCGGGAGATAAAATAGAATATAATAAATGGGAACCTGTAGGATTATTAGGGTGGGATGGACTACAAGTATCATCTGGAATACCTTATTATCATAACGATGATGGACGTGGAGATTGGATCTGTGTTAAGGATGGAGTAGATAATATTTTTGTAGATAAGGATGTATCATCTGAGTGGGTTACTAAAGATCCAAATAAAGGGGGTTATGATAGAGATTACACTGTAGACGCAGGAAATTCTCCAACCACAGTCGTAAATAAAATAAAATCAAGACTAGGGAATAATAAAATAGGGATATTAGCATTTGCTGGAGATAGTCTTGATACTTCTCTAGAAGCTTTCGTAAATGACTGGGGAAGTAGAACCTGTAATAAATTATATTTTTATCCTAATAAAAATTCTTCTAAATATTATCCATCAACCTTTGTTATAATAGAATTTGATGGAAATACAATGTGTATTTGTAATATATACGGAACTAGAGTTGGAAATACTATGTCAGCAGATAATATAAGGTCAGAATTTAATACATTATTTAATAATTTATATAGAGCAAGTAAAGTATCTGGAGCATCTAATAATCCTTATACTATACCTAATCCTGATACAATTAAATATGATAATCTTTATGATACTACATTAGAAGGAAAGATAAAATTAACTGGATCATTTTCATCAGTAAATATTAATATAAAAACAGATGATGGTACTATACCTCTAAATGACAGGATTACTACAATAATAAATACATATATAAATTCATTAAAGGATAATAAGTATTATATTGGATATGGAAGTACAGATACTGGCCCCGATAAAACAAAATTAGAAGATTACAAACCAATAGAAACTACACAAGCTCCTTTTTCAGCTAGCATACCTTATAGATATATATTTAGTTCTTCTTTAACCTCCTCTAATTTAAATAAAGTTAAAAACATATATCTCGAAGCAAGTAGTTATACTACATATATGTCTAAGGATTTAGATAACATGTACGCTACTAATAATGAAAAATTATATTTTAAGAGAGTAGATAAATTTGAGGTACATCCTCTTTTTAGTATTCTAAATAATAACATTCATCTGATAGGAAAGGGTTTTGGAGCAAGTAATCAGGAATCTAGATATATTGACTGGTATTCTTTTAGAAATTTATCAGATAATGAAGATTGTTGTAATGCTAACCTTAGAAATCCAGATGATCTGGTATTTAGCAAACAATTACAGGTAAGAGGAAATATAACTGGGTCTAATTTTAGTAAACCAGAGAATTTAGTTAATTTTACTTAATTATATATGACCCCTTTTTTAACCTTAAATTTTGATATTACATTTGAAATTATGTATAAGACTCTTCAAACAGAAGGGTTTTTAGCATATGAATATAATCCATTTAGAAATTTAAGATTATCCGGAAATAGATATCTTAAAGCTACTGATGGAAGATATGTAATAAAAAGTGGGGACATTGAAATTCCTGCTACTTTAAAAATAATTGAACCTATAGATAATGATACTGGAATATTTAAAGAAAAAGAAATCTATATTACTGATCAAAATATAGATACTTTATTTATAATAAGTTCTAATAATAGTAATATAAATACAGATGAAGTTAAAAGTAGATATTCAGAAGCAACCGCTAAATACTCTTCTCTTAAATATACACCAAGACAAGCATTAAGTCCAAGAGAATGGGTTCGTACTAATAGCAAAAAAGAAATTGAAGTTAGTAATCCAGGTAATAATGAAGGAAGATTGATTACATCTAATAGAAAAGGAGATTTAGTTGATTTTAGTACTAAAGATTTAAATTTTAGTATAAATAATCCAGTTGATATAGAGATTCAAGAATCGTATGACGGAAGCGTAAATCTTATACTTAATGATGATTTAAATCCCCCAAGACTTATAAATTCCCGTTTTACTCCAACTGAAAATGGAATGTATAAAATTATAGATAGAAATGGGAATAATGATACTAATATATATGATGAAAATTCCTTAGACGGAGAGACTAAACTATATAAAACTATAAAAACTCTTCCAGTTATTAGATTTGATGGTGTAGAATCTGGAGGGGAATTAAAGGTTGGGAATTATGTATTTTATTTTAAATATCAAGACTCTGATGGAAACGAGACTGATTTTGTTGCTGAATCAGGAATTGTTTCTGTTTATATAGGAGATATTAGTGATATAAAAACTATAAAAGGTGGAATATTAGATACTAATGCGTATAAAACTATTAGATTCACTATAACTAATATAGACGATTCTTATGATTATCTAAATATCTATTATACAAGATCCACTAGTACTGAAAATGGAACAGAGATTACAAAAGCATATAAATTAGTTAATAGCTTCTCTGTAATAAATACTGTATGTACTGTTACTATAACAGGTATAGAACCTGTGTCAGAAATTAGTTTAGATGATATTAATATCCAATATAGTATTGTAGAAAATGCTAAATCTCAGGCTCAAGTACAAAATAGATTATTTTTAAGTAATGTAAATAAAACAACTATTCCGTATAAAGAATTGGCTGATCTATCTTTGCGTATTATTCCAGAAGTTTATACAGAAGATGAGGTTGGAGATATATCATTAGATAATGGGTATTACACACCAGTTGGATCTAGTAGAGAAACCTTCGGAATGTATTATAATGTATATAATATCTATCATAGAGTAGGATATTGGGAAGATATATATAGATTTGGAATAGTATATATAATGAATGACTTTACATTGTCCCCAGTATTTAATATCCGGGGAAGGAATTTAGGAATTGAGAATACTGAAAAAATTGAATCTATATATAATTGGAATAAAGATACCGAACTTCCGGGAGATAGAAATTATATAGAAGTTTTAGAGAATGGATTTATAAAATCTTCTTTGGATAATGCTAAAGGTGTAGTTAAATTAAGTATTGAAAAGAACTCTACTTATGATGGATATAATAAACCAGTAGGTATTAAATTCATATTTAAGAATTCAGAAAATAACTCCGATTATCCTACTTGGAAGGATACTGAGAATTTAATAAAAGAATTAAAAAAATATACTAAAGGATTCTTTTTTGTACGTCAAAAACGCATTCCAACAGTATATTGTCAAGGAGCAACTATAGGATTAGATTTAAATTCTAAGATCCCTGTTCTTCCAGTAAAACGTGGAGACGGTAAACCGTTAGGAATGACTGAATCTTTCATAGCTAATAGTAATGGGGATAGTATTTTAGAAAATGATATTAATAATAGATTATTATATTCTAATGATACCCTACCAAATGCTGCTATTGTTCCGGAAGCGGAATTAAATAATGAATTATACTCTCAGATATTTAATGGATCTAAATTCGTTCTCAGAGATTCGTATTTAACGTACGATACTACAGAAAATTATATTACCCAAAGAGGAGATGATAGACATTATACATTTCCGAATTTCTCTAGAAATAAAGAAGGTAATAGTAGTAGATCTTGGTATCAAAATATAAGTTTAACTTATATTGATGATAACATTCAATTAAAAACATCTGGAACGCAAGATTTTTCTTCTAGAGCTGGTGAAGCCGAAGTTGCATATAAATTTAAATATCTAGGTAAAGAAGATAATAAAGCTAAAGCAAAAAACCTATTACGGGGATCTTGGGGTTCTTATGTAGGGATTGAAGGACTACAATCATACTGTAAATTAGTAGATATAATGGTTCCGGGATATAATGAAGGCATGTTAGTCGATTATTTTAAAGCTAGATTTAGTGATATGTCTCCATATTATTCTATATGTGATAGATATGAGTGGGATTCATTAGAAGGCGAAGAATTAGTTTGTTATAGAGGAGATTGTTATATAAATATTTTTACTCATAGAATGTGTAGAAACTTCCAAGATCCGGAAAGTCCTACTAACGATACTATTGTAGATCCTTATACATGGAGAGATAATTATACTGGTTCAGAAGATGGAGCTTTAGATTTGGAAAAAGCGGAACTGATAAATAGAGGAGATGTTAATGCAATTCAAATTGGACATTGGGTTACATTAAAATGTTTATCTAATATAAATTTAGCATTACGATGTGAAGATGGATCTAATACCTCAGAAGCGGCTTTAAATGGACATCCTAGAACATTTTATCCTATATCTAGATTTAATGCATCTGGAGAGTATAAAATTCCTGAAAGTACAGTATATAATTCTGGATATAATAGTTCTACATCAGATAAGAATTATTTTATTCTTCCGGATGTTCCATATATAAAAAATGATTTTTCTAATAGAATAATGTATTCTGATATATTCATATCTGACGCATTTAAAAATAATTATAGAGTATTTCAATTAAGTAATTATAGAGATTATAATAAAGAATATGGAACTATTACATCTATTATCGAATGGTATGGAGATTTAGTAGTAGTATTCGAAAAGGGAGTTGGACTTATACCAATAAATGAAAGAATCCAAACAGCTGGAGAATTAAATAATCCAGTATATTTAAATTCCAATAATGTTCTCCCAGAACGTCCTATTTTATTATCTAAATTATATGGATCTCAGTGGAAGGACTCTATATTAAAAACAGATAATTATGTATATGGTGTCGATACTTTTGCTAAAAAGATTTGGAGAACAAATGGAAAATCATTTGAGATTATATCTGATTTTAAAATTCAGAAATATTTAAATGATAATATTTCATTTACTGAAAGAGAGAGAAGCACTACCTTAGGATTGCGGAATGTAAAAACACATTTTAATAAATTTAAATTTGATGTATTATTTACTTTCTATGATGATATTCAGGATATAAATCCAGTAGGAGAATTTATAACTTCTAGAGAATGGAATTTGTGTTATAATGAAAAATTACAATTGTGGACAACCAGATATTCATGGATTCCATTAATGTCTGAAAATATATCTAATGTATTCTTTACTAATAATAAAGAAGATTCTAAGAATATATCTAAAGTCTCAGTTACATGGGAAGGTTCTGTTGCAGCTAAAGGAATTATATTAAGAGATCCCACTACTTATTTGAATAAAGTAAGTTGGGAAAGTATATTAAATCCGATTAATAATCCTTTAGTTGTATATAAAGGAATAGAGATTCCGGATCTTACCTCTCCTGTTACAACTGGAAAAGATGTTGCAGTAGGGTTATTAGATATTAAATTAGATGTAGATCCAGATAAATTTAGAATTAAATACTCTAAATATGAATTTATAAATAATGACATTTATCCAGATAACGAAGATTTTTATTTATATACTCATGAAGATAAGATAGGTAATAAAGTTTCGAATAGACAGACATGGTTGATATTAAGATCATCTAATAGTACTATTAGAAATAAATACCTAGAAGGGAATAAGTATGTAACTCTAAATATTCGAGCAGAATTAGTGCGAGGGAGAAACGAATCTATAACATCAAATATGGAAGAATTAGAAGTAGATGCTAGTAGTACATATACTGGAGTAGTTTATATAAGAACATCTTCCGAGACTTGGAAAAATCCTACATATTTCTGGAGACATGGAGTAGCTGGAATATTTGATAATAAAGAAAAAATCTATCCAACCTCATGGTATAAAGAACGAGATTCAAAAGGAGTACCTCTTTCTTATGACCCATTTGAATTCGAATTTGTTGTAAATAAAAATGTTGGATATCATAAAATCTTCACAAATCTCTTTATCATCTCAAATAATGTCCTCCCAGAATTAGTCTCATTTGAAGTAATTGGTGATGCTTATGATTTCTCTAACATCCCAGATTTAAAAGAAGGCTCATATTTAGTACAAAAGGGGGAGAAAGAAGAAAATGAAGTAGATGATTATATAAAATTCATTGATAATAAAGATTGTAATAATAACATCGGAAGTTCTGCTATTATATTCTATGATGATAGATTATCTGAGTATAGTTTAAGAAGAATTCAACCTATTAAGGATATGTCTACTTGTGGTATTATTAAAGGTAATACTAGATATCAAGAAGATTTTGTTAATGTAACTTTAGAACCTTTTAAATATCAAAGAGGGAGTAAAGGGAATATTAAATTAAAAATTGAAGAAACCAGACCTAGAGATAAGTATATAAAGATTAGAGTTAAATATAGTGGAGATAAGAGAGTTATTATTACCGCATTACAAACAATGTTTGAAATAAGTTTTTGTTAAATAAATTAAAATGAAAAAGTTTCAAGAAGGAGGAATACTTACATTAACTGGACCCTTAATTGGAGCAGTTAGTGCAAGTAAACCTCTCACATTAAATAAAATGGCATTACAAAATGCTTCTTTAAATACAACTGGAAAAGGACTAGGTATAGGTAATGCATCTAAGACTAGTTTAAATAATGCTGGGGCTGATTTAAAATCTTCATTTAGTGGTATAAACGGAGTGAATACTATCTCCTCTGTATTAGATCTTGGAGCATCTCTAATGCCAAAAGATTATTCTGGAAAGAAAGGAAATATAACAGCTGGAATAGATGCTGGATATGATACTATATCTAATATGATGATGAATATAAATCCCGCTATTGGAGGTATAATGAAGGCTGGCAAACTAGTTGGAAATGGATTAGAGAAATTAGGAGTTGGTACAGATAAAATGACTACAGGGGACGCTATTTTAGGAAGTAGTTTCTTTAATCTATCTATTCCGGGATTAATAAATAATGCTTTTGGAAAAACAACTAGAAAATTTACAGTAGATCAAAATATCGCTAACAATTCCTCTTATACTGGAACGGGTAAATATATCCAAGATGCTGGTGGATATTCTGGTAAAAAATACGGACTTTTTTCTAATAAAGCTAGAAAAAAAGCTAATAGAAAAATGGATAAAGCTCAGGGATATCAAGATACTATAGATGATATCTTAACAGATGCATCAGATAAATCAGCAAGAGCAGCAAGTTCTTCTGATATGTTCGCAAATAGATTACAACTAGAACAATCAGGAGGATTAAATAATATCCGATTCGGAAGAGATGGATTTAAATTCCTAGAATCTTTTAGAATTAAATATGCTGAATCTCAGAAAAATATCCTTAAATATAAAGATGGTGGTAAGATTGGAGAAAAGAATATAATTCCAGAAGGTAAATTACATAAAGAACTTCATCATTTAGATACAGAAGATATATCTAGAAAAGGTATTCCTGTTATATTAAAGGAAGGGGATAAGATATCTCAGGTAGCTGAAATAGAACGGGAAGAATTAATTCTTAGATTAGAAGTTACTGAAAAATTGGAGGAATTATATAAAGAAGATAGTGATGAGGCCGCTATTGAAGCTGGGAAGTTATTAGTTAAGGAGATATTACATAATACTATTGATAAAGGTAAAGTAATTAAAGAAATTGAATAATATAGGTATATTTAAATAGAATTGAAATATATTCTATTTAAATATAACCTTTTATATATAATACTATGTTAAATTTAAATAAAGTAAATTCTTATCTAATACAGAAGTATCAAAGTGGAGGAAAAAGCAATGTAAAGCAAACTCAAGCAGAAAGAGTATACAACTTCCTTAATCCTGCTGATGGTTATTGGAGTGCTCCTTATTATATACGCCTTCCATATTTAAATTATACTAACACTCCAGTTCCAGTACGGGATGAAAAAGAATTGGCCACTCCTATTGAAGAGGCTTTCTTTAAGCATTATTTAAATTTAGGAAAGGATTCGAGATTAATAAAATCTTCTAAAGCTAGGATAAATGCTGACAAAGATAAAAATCCTAAAAATGCTGAATATGTAGGAATCCCGCAACCAGTAGCCCGTAGAGTACAATCTATGGTAGACACCTTAAATGTAGGTAAAATTCTACGTAATTATGATAAATACATAGAAAAATACCCAGAGTTACCTAGTAAATCTAGATTGGAAAAGATATATAAAACTGGAAAAGAAGTACTAGAATCCGGAGAGCCAAAAGTAGTTAATGAAGGATTAACTGTTAAATATATAGAACGTCCGAATAAGAATCAGCGTTGGGCAACCGGATTAGATCTTTTCGGGAATTTTACCATTCAATGGGATAAGGATAATAATACTATCAAAGTAAATGATACATATGACTTCCCTTCAATAGTTACAGGGAAATATACTATTCCTAAGAGAGAGAAGGCTTTAGAAATAAGAGAAGATATTAAATTTAATCCTAAAATAGGTTCTTATTTATTAAGAGATAATATGAAGAATTATTATATTGATAATGAAGATCCTTATTTTAAATAATATATAATTATGTCAGAATTAAAGAAATCCGTAGTAAAAGTTAAAGTACATAATAAAGAATATCTCTGTGATACTGCTATAGATGACTGGGAAAGAGAACATGGATTTATGCATATAGAAAGTCTATCAGAAAATCAAGGACTTCTATTTATATATCCAGAAGTACAAGAAGAAGTAAATTATTGGATGAAAGATACACCTTTATATTTAGATATAGTCTTCATCTCTCCAGAATTTAAAGTAATATCTAATAAAGAAGGGAAGCCTAATGATACAAGTATTATATCTGAAAAGAATGTGTTATTCGTATTAGAGGTATCTAATAATTCCGGAATTCGATCTGGAGAAAGTGTAGAGTTTGAGGGATTAGATGAAGTACTTGAAGAAAGATTAGATTATTTAGAAGATTTGGAGGATGAATCTCCTAAAGATAAAATAGAAAATGATATTGATGATTTAGAGGATTTACTAGAGATACTTTCTACTAACGGTAAAGTACAATATAAAATAAAAGGTGGAGAGAGAATATTTTCTAGGAAGAATACTAGAGTCTTAATTCGCCAAGCTAAGAAAGCAGAGAAATTAAAAACCGATTCTGCATATAAGAGATTAGGTAAGTCTGTATTTAAATACATGAAAATTCAAGATAATAATGATCCGGAATATGTAACTACTAAAAAACATGAGTGATTATACTAAGGAACAATTACATAAATTATATAGAGATTTAGTTATTAATAGATCTACCAGACCTATGACAACTAAAGAACTTAGAGATAATACTAGTTATATAAATGAAGATTGGGAAGAAGCTTTTGATAATAGACAACTTACACCCGAACAAGAAGATAAGGCAATAGCAATCAGATATAATTATCCAAGAGACACTAAGACAGCTGCTTTCGATGCATTAAATACTCTATTCGGAGATCTTCAAGATGCTCTCTATACTAAAAGTAACGGAATCAGAGAGATTAAAGATAAATCAGATGTTATTAGAATAACTAAGGACGAAAATGGAAATGATATCAATCTTCCTCCTATATATAAACAACCTTTAATAGATATAATTAAGGCTTCTAAAAAAGTTAAGGGAATGACACCTGAGAAAGCAATAGCATTATCATATCATGAATCTACTCTAGGAGTTAATCCTTCTAGATATGGATATTTAGGAGGTAAAAATGCTACAAAAAAGGATGTTACAGATGCCATGAATTATAATATTGAAAATTATAAAGAAAGAACTACATATACTCCAGATCAACTTGTTGGATTGGATCACCCGGATAGAAAAGGAAAGCTTGATTATATAAAAATATTAACTAAACTCATACCAGAACCAAAACCTGGAGAAAAAGGAATTAATTATATAACAATACATAATGATGGATATGGCGGAGAAGAATATCACCTAACTCCAGAAGGAAAAGAATATTTTGTTAATTATTTAAAGGAAAGATTTAAAGATAATAAGATTCCAGACACTATTATTTCTAATTTAAATAAAGCTCAAAAATTTGTTGAGAAGTTTGAACCTTTTGAAAATGCTTTAGAATATTTTCAGGAAAATCCAAAAATGTATAATAGTGATTCATATAGTAAATATGATAACGGATCTGATCTTACTAAATATTCGGAAGCTATACAAAAAGGGCTTAGAGTAATTGAAAATAATCCTGAATTAAAAGCTTTAATAGAAAAATATAAATAATTTAAATATTTAAATGAATAAATCTCACATTCTCATATCAATGATCTTAAGAAACGAGGGGGGTTATGTATTTGACCCCGATGACTCCGGGAAAGAGACATATTGCGGAATATCCCGTGCTAATTTCCCTAAATGGGAAGGATGGAAGATCATTGATAAATTTAAACCCTTAAAAAGAGGACAATTAATCACAACAGTTAAAGAATTAGAAGATTTAGTAGAACAATTCTATGCAGATCAATTTTATAACAAATGTAAAATAGATGATATAAGCAACATTTATATCTCTGCCCATCTATTAGATCATTCAGTTAATGCTGGTGTCTCTAATGGTGTTAAATGCCTCCAAAAAGCTATTTTAAATTTAGGACATTCTTTGGATGTGGATGGGAAAATTGGACCTACTACAATTAGATTAGCTAATTTATGTAATTCGAAAAATTTGCTGCAAGAGTTTATTTCTAAAAGAAAAGAATATTATCAAGAAATTGTAGATAGAAAACCGTCTCAAAATAAATTTTTGAAGGGATGGTTAAATAGAGTAGATGAGGTGAATAATTATATATCTAATAAATTCTCTTAAATTATTTGATATATTAAAATTTTATTGTATATTTGTTCTATGAAAATCTACAATAATATTTAAATATATCAAATATGAATGCAGAAAAACAAAATCATTTTAAAAACTATTTGTATTCTATACTAAAAGAATACATGAATTTAGATACTAAAGAAGCATATCCTACATTAGAGGAATTAAAAAGTAGATCAGGTTTATCTATTCCAACAATAAAAAAGTATTTAAATCTTCTCCAAGATCAGAGTCTTATTACTATAACTAAAGATAAAGGATATAATGGGAATAATTATTCTAGATTTATATATAAAATTCTTTAGTTATGGTTTATGCAGTTAAATTAGGAAATAATCTTAAGATTGGTTATAGTGGAAATATTCGAGGTAGATTAAATTCTTTCAAAACAACAAATCCAGATTTAATATTATTAGCATTAAAGCACGGAAAGTATTTAGAAGAAAGACGTTTACATCATATATTTAAAGAATATCTAATACATGGTGAAGTATTTAAATTAACCGAAGATAGTTTAAATTTATTACGTAATGAATTCAAAGAATGTTTTGATTTACTTCCGAATTTATCTTTAGATACTTTAGATTCATTATGCGATTATAATTATCAAGAGTATTTAATAAATAGATTAGAAAAGGATTTGATTGATTCAGAAGATCATATCTCTCGCAAACAAGAGAAAAAGAGAAAGGAAGAAATTAATTCGATACAATATGTTAAGATACCTCATTCAATGGTAAATTCTAGAATAAACTATCTTGTGATAGGGGTTTATGCTACTCTTAAATATTATATGAATGCGACTACTAAATCTTGTTATCCTTCTTATAAAACTTTATCTGATAAAACAGGACTTTCTACACCTACTTTAAAGAAATATATTGATTTATTAGAAGATGAAGGGTATTTAAAAAGAATAAATAGAGGATTTAAGAATAGTAACTTATATACATTTAATATTAGAGATATTTATATAGAGGATTCAGAGATGTTTTCGTTTGATTTCTTAAATAACGAAAAATTGGATTTTAAATCTAAATCTGCATATATAGTTCTTCAAGAATATATGAGTAAAAATAGACATTTTGGAGAACTATGTGATACTGATATAAATATATGTAAGTATTTGGGAATCTCTCGTGACACTTGGAAGAAATTATGTGAAACATTTTTAAATAATTGGAATATGACAAAAACTAACGCAAAGGATCTGGAATCTATGAGTAATAAATACTTATACACATTTGATCTAGAAACAATTGGCCAAGCAGTATTATTTAATAGAAAGAAGATTGAAGAGCATGATGAAATGTTACATGAAATGCAGGAAGAAATTAAAAGACTCAATCATGAAGTAAAACTACTACAGAAACAATCAAATGCTCAAAATAAAGAAGAGATTAAATCTAATTATAAAATAAAATTAAATTAATAGATATACTAAAAATATATATCTAATATATTATATAAATAACCATATATCTAACAAATTTAAATCTTAAACACTATGGCTTGTAAATCAAAAAGTAAATCCAAAGGTAAAGGCTCAAAAGGTGGTAAATAATTCAGAATTATTATCCACTACCAAATAATAGGAATTTCACATACAAAATCTTAACTTTGTACAAGTTTAACGTTAAATATTAAAGAAATGAAAGTAAACGAAAAATTTAAAGTAAAAATCTTACAAGAGGGCGGAACTATGCCCGCGGAACCTGCTACTCAGGCTCAACCTAGTCCAGAACAAATCTTTCAGCAAATTCTTCAATTAGCTGCTCAGGCAACTCAAAATCAGGATTGTCAAGCTGCATTGGCGGTATGTTCAGCGTTAGTCGAAATGACTCAGGGACAAGCTGCTCAAGCAGAAGCTCCTACTGAACCTGTTTTAGCGAGAAAAGGTACTAAATTAGTAGTAAAGAAAAGACAATAAATTATCTTAGATGGGGTATTATTTAAATATAATACTCCATTTTTTTACTTTAATCATTAACTATGGCACAAGTTCCTAAATTTGAAACTGGAGGTAAATCTCCTTCAAATATAGAAGAATATAATAAAAAGAAGCAAGAATTACAAGACCTTTATAATAAAAAAGAGCAAGAAACAAAGACAATTACTATTAACGGTAAAAAATACGATATAAAAGAAGCTAAAGAAAAACTCCAGAATTGGGTTAGTTCTGATGACTCCCGAAGTTTAAAAAACTCTTATAGAAGAAGAGGATCTGGAGTAGATGCTTCATATAATAGATTTTTAGACGCTCTAAGTAAAGGTGATATACAAGAGATTAATAGTACTCCAAGTGGATTTGATATTAAATATAACAACTCAGAAGGATTTAATTTAGGTGATAAATATAGTAGTGATTATTTAGCTAAAGCTATAGATAATAACTTTTTAAATCTTACTGAATACTCTAATACTTTACAAGAACCTAATAAAATAGATGTATCATGGAATCCTAGAGAATTAATTAATTCCGTATGGGGAGGAAAGATTAATCAGGAAGTATATAATAGGAAAAATACTTCTGAAAGGATCGATGATGTAATTAGGGCTTTAGAAAATAATAGAGGAAGATTTTATGAGTATTTATCATCAGAAGATAAAACTCCATTTAAGGGATATGAGAATCTTCCTTTTAAATCTATACAGGAGTACGATCAATTTATAGAAGATTTATCTCAAGGTAGAAATGGGGATCCTAATTCAGAATTTGATTGGGAAGAACAGAAGAATAATCAGCGTTTTGGTGATTATATATGGAAATATATTTTTGGAGATTCAAATCAACAAAATTCTTCTACTCAAGGATCTACTAAATCCGAAGAACAGATTAAGAAAGAAGAGGATGAAATAAGGAAAACAAATAATCTACCAGAAGGTGCTCCTCTAAGTTATAATTTTAACGGAAAAAATATAGTAGTTACTAAAGAAGGGTTAAGAGAAATAGATTCTTCTGGGAATCTTGTGGGATTAAGAGGCTATTTTCCGTTTGAATCTAACCCAGCTACATATATGTTAAAATCTGGATGGTATGATACTGATTATATACCTTATGAAAAGATTAAGGATTATGTAGGAAGTAATGTTAAATATTTAAATGATATATATAATCCGGAAGTATATAGTTGGAGAAAGAATGCGGAGAATATTAAATATAAAAAAGATTGGGATAAGGAACAGAGCTATAATGCTTATTATAAATTAGCTAAATTATTAAATCTTCCAGAAAGAGAGGAATATGGAATTGATTATTTTAATCCTTATATAGGAGATAATCAAGCAGCAGAAGATTATGAATTTGTTGGTATAAATAATCCTCAGAATGTGGAGAGTTATTTAAATACTGGGAGACCGTATAAATCTAAAAGTATTTATGCTATTAATAAGAAAACAGGAGATATAATTCCTGGGGAATTTAAATATAATCAGGGATATTTACAATTTAGTCCGACATCAAATTATCCGGGAATTTCTTCTATTAATTTAAATAAACTCAATATTAATCCAGTTGAAGGAAGAGATTTAACCTTAGGAAGTAAGTTTTTAACTGATTTATATTCTAAGTATTTTAATATTAATAGTCAATACTTAGGAGCTAATGAAGCTAAAGGAGAAACTACTGCTGGAGGTATTCCTATTAGATATCAAGAAGGTGGAATATTAAGAAATTCAATTTCCTCAGATCTACAAGATAAACAATCTGCTTCCATGTCAGATGTATTCTCTGGAGAATCATTAAGTGCAGCAGATAAAGCAGATTTAACAGCATTAGCATTAGATGTAGCTGGCTTAGCTTCTACCGCTGCGTTTGGTGTAGGAAATGCTGTGGGAGCTGCAACAGGATTAGGATCTACAATTTCTACTGCTATTGCTGATTATAAACGTGACGATGATTGGTCATGGAGTGATACTGGGAACTTAATACTAAATCTAGGGATGGATGCAGCAACATTAATTCCCGGATTAGGAACAATGGCTAAAGGAGCTAAAGTAACTAAAACAATAAAAACAGCAGCTCCAATACTACGTAAAGCATTTACTGCATTAGGATTAGGAACTTCTCTTACTGCTTTAGGTAAAGTAATGTCAGGAGAAGAATTAACTATAAATGACTGGAGATTGTTAGCAAATGGATTAAATGCTGTAACTGGTATCGGTAGAAATGTTGCCGGGAAGAAGTTATATACTCAAAAAGCTGGTGCAGGAGAATTATCTAAACCTCTAGAAGTTAATGTTAACGGTAAAACTAAAGAAATTTCATTTAAAAATAATGAGGTAGAGGGATTTAATAAGATGTCGACAGAGGATAAATTAACTACTGTTAAGACTAAATTAAAATCTCAATATACGGATTTAACTGACGAGGATTTAAGTAATATAAAAATACCTAAAGGTAAATGGTATAATCCTTTCACACGCGGAGTTGGAAAAGTAAAAGAAACTAAAGTAGCTGGGAGAGAATTAACACCAGAAACTTTAGATAAGATTAAGAATAATAAACTCTCATCCTTCCAGAAAGGATTAGTAGCAGAGCAGGCTTATTATAGACGTGGCAATATCCAGAAACAATTAGAGGATAATAATATTTATCTCGGACAAATTTCTGGAGCTCCTACTGTAGTTTATCATGGACCTTTAACTGAAAAAGTCCCAGGAAAACTTACTAATGTAAGAGCACCAAGATCGGAGATACTTGAAGAGAAGGAGAAATTAATACATAGAGTTGTAAATCCTACGAAAGGAGCTAATGATGCTACATTAAATAGTACCCTATTAGAATCTATGCAATCAACTCCTTTTGGCACAACTAGACCTTTAGTAGAACCTTCTGGAAAAGCTACTAGGGTAACTAAATCTGATATAAGAAAAGCGGATGCTAAAAAATTTAGAGAAAGTGATGAAGGAAAAGCAATAATAGCTGCAAATAAACAAAAGTTAGAAGATGCAAGGAGGAGAAAGCAATTAGCATATTTAAAAGGTCAGGAAACCAAGAGACGTAATGAATTAGGGTATAAAGAAGAAAATAAAAATTTATCCAAAATAGTTACAAATTCAGGTGGAAAAATTAATAATCAGAATAATAAGAAAATATCAGAACTTTTACGGATATCAGAATTAAGAAGGAAAAGGGATATTGAAGAAGCAAAAAGACTTAATGAATTAGGATATAGAAAAGAAGCTGAACATTTATCTAAAATAGTTTCCGGAATAAACAAACCAATAGATAATATAAATAAAAAGAAACTAACTAATTTAAAAATTCGTAATACATATGCAAGATTAAGAGATCAATATGAATTTGGTTCTGATAAATGGATAGAATATCAAAATATGATTGCACTACTACCAAGATATAAAAATGGAGGTAATTTAGATTATTATTCTGTTCGGAACAAACTTCTTAAAGAAAGAGATAAATATGAATTAGGCTCTAAAGAATGGATTGAAGCAAATAAAAAAGTTAAGGAATTTAAAAATGGAGGAGTTATTAAATATCAAGATGGGGGAGTTACACCTACTAACATATTAGAAGAAGTTGTTGCAACTAGAAAGTCGCCTTCTAGAATAAGAAGAATTGATTCCGAAGTTTTAAATAATAATACTTTTGATTTTAATTTAAAACCAATGAATAAACCTTCTTTAAATACTCCTATCACTAAATCTTCAACTGGTTCTAATATTGAATCTCAAAATTATCTTCCAACTAAATCGTCATTAGGAAGTATTCCTCTAACTACTATATCTTCCTTAGCTTCTGCTATACAAAAAACAGCAGCTAATAATAAGATATATAAAACGTTAAAAAAAGATCTAAGACCTTCTCTAATAAATCTCCCTACGGATTTAAATTATTCCATTCAAGGAAATGAAGGAGTTAGACAAGCTTATTATAAACAAGCAGCAAATTTAGAAGGATTAACTAGAACACCTCTAACCTCAGATGCCGATAGACAATTAGCATATAATTTAGAAGTAGCTAAAAATGCAGCAGAAGCAAGATTGCAAGGAGATTTAGCAAACGAACAAGCTATACAACAGTCTAGAGAAAAAGCATTTCAAGTTAATGCTAATAATTTAATAAGAAGAGAGGAAGCTGCAAATAGAAATCGTTTAGCTACTACAGAGTATTTAAATACTTTAGCGAATTTAAAAGCTCAGAAGATAGGACAAAATGCTAATATCTGGGATACATTCTTACATGATGTAACAGAACAAACTAAGCAGTATATAAATACAAATAATGCTAGAAAAGTAAATGAACAACTTTTAGATTCTCAATATAAAAATGCTAGATTATCTACAGAGGATTCTATTACTGCATCAGATTTACAGAGAAGATTAGATGCGTTATATCAAAAAGAAGAATACAAGAAAGATCCTACTAAATTATTCTTAGATCCAGAATATAAAAATATTATTAATGCTCAAAAAGAGTTACAACTTAAAGGATTAAAGAGAAGTATAGATTTACAAAAATTAGGATTATCCGGACAATATCCTAAAGTATTTAGATTTGGAGGAATAATTAAGAAATAATATGAAGTTAAATATTAAAAAATTTCAAGAAGGAGGACAACTGGCCCCGTGGGTTGGGTATTCTCCTTTCTTTCAACCTATTGGAAGAGAAGAAGGGACATCAGCCGTAGCTAATTCTTCTGCTAAATCTGGTGATACTAAGATTGATAATTCTCAGAAACAGTTGAAAGATATTATAGGTCAAATGGTTGGTAAAGGATTAACTAATGAAGTTAATTATTTCGCGGAACAAGTTGGTAATATCTTTGCTGATACAGATCTTTTAGGACAACCTATCAGCGTTAGACAATATACAGGATTAGTATCTAGATTAAATGAGATTCAGAATAATAAACAGATATTTGATCAAGCAAAAGAACATGCACTATCTAAAGGAACACTTTCAGAAGCAGCAATAGATTATTCTGGAAATTTATTCGCACAAAACTCTAATGGAGAACTTGTTATGATTACTCCAGATCAATACTCAGAAAGTAGAGAAGAGTATAGAGTATTAACTAATAACGATCTCTTAACTCTAAGAAATAATAGTAAAGTTTATATATTTGATAACAGCCTATCTCAAACGGTTGCTGGAAGTTTAAATATAAATGATATAAGTAAACGAATAGAAGAGATTGTTAAATCTATAGGAGTAGAAAAACAATCTTCTGATTATTACTTTGATAAAGCTAGAGCTAATCAATTAGAAAAAGGATTACAAGCTATTGTAAGTGAGAAGTTGAATGTTGCTCCTGATGGAACTTTTAAATTAACTGAGGAAGTTGCTACACAAAGAAAAAATGCTAATCTTGCTTTAAATTACATATGGAATAATTTAGATCAACAATCTAGAAATACTTTAATTGCAAGAGCTGCTATTAATAATACTGGAGATCCTAGGGAAAATGCTATAGAAAGTATTAAAAATATCCTCATCTTCGGAACTGATCATTCTTATTCCCAATCATTAAAAGATGAGAATATAGAAGGTAGATCAGGAAATGGTTCTGGAGGTAAAGGAGGATTAACTGATATTAACCCTCTAATGAGTTATGTATCAGATCCTAAAAATCAGAAATATGTAGTAAATGTAGGAGATAAATATTCTTTTGATGCTAAAGCTAGTATTAGACCATTAATAGGAGCTAAAGGAGAAGTATTAAATGAGAGTTATTTATCCGATGTAATTACTAACGGAGGGTTAGGTTCTTTAGTAGATATTTCAGGAGCTTCTGTTGGAACTGGAGTTACTTTAAATCCTAATGATTTAAGTAAGATATTATATGAAGGAGATAGAGTAGCGATGACATGGTTACCATATATAACAGATCCTAAAACAGGTTCTAAAGTAGTAGATTTAAAAGCATTGAAGCGTTTAGAAGATGCTGATAGAGAAATTTCTGCTATAGGTCCGACAGTTACAGAAGATCAGAAATTAAATATATACAGAGCACATAATGTAGATCATTTAATACTTAGAGGCGGAGAACCAGCACAAAGTCAATTATCTTATATGCATCAATTTATGGTTATCCCATCTCTAATTCCAGAAGAAGTGGCAAAGGAAACTCAATTAAATAGTATTACTAAGAGATTAAATAATGATTTAGAGGATAAGGCTAGGGATATGTATGCTAGGGTTAGATCTAATCTAGAAAATAAAATGTTGAGAGCTAATGGTTACGTACCTCCAGAATATTGGCTCATATCCAACGATGATATATATAAATCCTCTATATTCTTACCTGTACAAGATGAGTTAATGTCAATCTTATTTACTGGAAAAACTGCCCCTCAAACAGCTAAATCTAATTTAGATTATGAAAATGTAATAAGAAATACTAATCAAATTACACAACAAACTGGAGGATTAAACCCAGCTGCATTTAAATAATATGGATAATTTAGAAAAAAAGGATTGGTTTGGGTTGTATTACTCAAACCAAGATAAAACTTATATAGACTTCTTACAAAATGGGATTACTCCTAATGATATAGAATTGAAGTCAAAGGATGAATATAAACAAAACGAAAAGATCGTTCAGGCATTTACTGCACCCGATGGGAAATTTGATGATAACGCATTTAATACATTTTATAATAAAGCATTATCTTCATATAATACATTATCTATAGGACAGTTTACAGAAGAGGATCTTCCAAAAGTGCAGTATGATATAATGTCTCCTTTTAAATCTCAACTTTCTCCTGTACAAGATATTTCTTTAGATATAATAAAAACTAAAAATCCTTTTATTCAAAGCACCGGATTAAATACTATACTAGGGACAGAAATGACTAGTATGTCTACTAGAGAAATGGCTCAACAAAATAAAATTTTCGATACTGAGAATAATAGGTGGATGGATATTACTCCAGAGGATTTAGGATTTTGGGGAACAGTAACTAAAACTCCGATAGTTTTAGCTCAATATGATAGAGATATACAAGAAACTGATCCAGAAACAGGAAGATTAATACAACATAAAAAAGGAGAAATAAAATTAGATGAAAGTGGAATGCCTTATTACGAAACTCTTGGTAATAGAGAAGTTCATGGTAAACAAGTATTAAGTGCGTTTGATGTAATTACTAGAGAAAATTCTACATGGAATAAATTTGATTTTTTTGATAATGATGGAGAAGAATCTAGTATCGGATCTACTATAGCACAAACTATAGCTAGTATCGCTCCTTTATTTATCCCATATGTAGGTCAAGCTTATGCTGGAGCTTTAGTACTTCGAGAAGGTACCAAGCTAGGTATTACTCTATATAAAATGATGGATGGGTTTATTAATAATAATCCTAATCCTAATTATGGGATATTAAATACTATAGAAGCCAAAGCCAATCAATTTAATACTAGTGTATCTGATAAATCCCAAGAAAAAATATTAACCTTTGAGAATTTTGGGAGATTAATCTCAGACGTTGGTAGTCAATTATTCCAACAAAGATTATTAGCTCAAATTCCAAACTGGCTTGGTATTGGAAATTCTGAAAGGGCTGCTTTAAAAGCTATAAAAGCTAAATATGGAGATGATATAATACAAGCTATTTCTGATGGTAGTATAATTCAAAATAGAGGATTATATAATACAATTACCCGTAACGATCCTGCTATTATAAATGCAATAAATAAAGCTAATATAAGAAATAATTTCTTAGGTAGATTTATGGCTAATTTCTATATGTCTGGAACTTCTACAATGGATGTATATAACGATGCTTTAGATGCCGGATATGATAGAAGAACAGCAGCCTTAACTGCTGGCTTAGCTATGGGTGCTACTACTTGGATGATACAATCTACAGAAATAGGACAGAAAGCTTTAGAGGGATTGGGATTTGATAGTGAAAGAGCTGCTATAAGAAATGCTGGAAAAAAGTTTATCGAAGAAAATAGAGAATTATTACATTATACTGCAAATAATACAAAAGATAAAGCTGCATTTAATTCTGTATTAAAGAAAGCTATAAATACATTTAAAAAAGTAAAGGAACCTATAAATAATATTATCTCAGGTTCTGGAATAGCTAGTAATGCTGTAGCTGAGGGAATTGAGGAAATGTCAGAAGAAGCTATTATGGATATGTCTAAAGCTATTACAGATGTATTCACAGGAATTTCTGGTACACAAAAAGATGCTTCTTTTGATTTCTTATCCTCTAATCCATTAGAAAGATACTTAATGGCTGGTTTTGGAGGTGCTATTGGTGGGGCTATATTTAAAGCTGCTAATAATTTATCTGATATAAATAAAAGAGTTCCGGAACAAGCTACTGATAATATCTTTTACATATTACGAAATGGAGGTAAATCTAAATTAATTTCAGAATTAGAGAGATTAAGACAACAAGGTGTAGCTCCAAAAAATCTTTCTGCTACTAATAGAACAATAGAAGGAGAGAATATAAATTACTCTCCTGTAGAATCTGGAGATATTTCCCAAAATGATGCTGTAATAGACCTATCATTACAGTTAATAAATCAGTGGGATGCTATTATTAATGAAGAAAATCTACGTCTTAGTGATGAAGAATTAATATCTTTATCAGCATTAAGGGATAGGAGAGTAGAAGATCTTATTAAATTTGATGGAAGATTAGATATTATTAGAGATTATAATCAATTAGGAAAAGAAATAGGAAATCTACTCCTAGAAAAGAAAGATATAGAGAATCGATTAAATGCTCCTAATAAAGAAATTCCGAATAAAACAGAGTTGGAGAGTAGATTAAATATAATAAATGAAGAACTTCAACAAAAAAGAACAGAGAAGGATATACTATTACGAGGAGGAAAATCCGAAGAGTATTTAAAAAGAGCTTTATTTAATATAAGCGAAATATCTAATAAAATTTATTCTTCTGATATATATACATATACAGAAAATATTCTTGGTAAACCGTACGGATCTTTATCAGAATCCGAAAGAGAGGAAATTAAATCTAGATATAAAGCTTATAGAGAAGATAATAATGAGAAATTAGATAAAGCGTATAAAATATTTACGTCATTATCACAGAAATATGGTGATAATATTATAAATATAGTATCTAAGTTACCGTTATTAAATAAAATAAAAGGATATCTATCAGGAATAGATGAAGAGGCCTTACTTAATCTTGATGAAGATGCAAAACGTAATTTTGATTTAGCAAGAAAATTAGGACTTGAATTAGGGGTTCCTGTAGAAAGAGGGATTGATTATATATTTGAATATAGAAATACGGATTTATCTGATATAAATACTCAGAATATAATTAAAAACTTCTTTAATTCAATAAATCAGGATGGATCTGGAATTGATGTAGGTAGTATTTTCTCTACATATAAGAATTCTGGAGAATTTATATCTAATATATTTGATACAATATTTAATATAGATCAGAAAATAGATACCTTATCTAATTCTATTAACAATAAATTAAACTCAGATCCTACTTTAGATAAAAATTTCGTAATAAGAGAATCTATAGAAGAATTTTTAAATAAGAACATTTCTAATTCTATAGTTAAATCTTATATACAAAATAATTTAAATCTTCCTAATTTAAACTCTTCAGAAGAAGTAATATCTAATATTAGAAAGATTCTTATTAATTTATCTGGATTATTACAGTTTAATCTAATTCCCCAACTTAGGACTAGATCAATGATGAATTTAATTGAAAGTGCTAGAAATGAGGGAATAGAATTAACTAAGGATTTATATTCTTATATAAAGACATATCTAAAATCAGATAATAAGGTAGAATTAGATTACTCTTCTTATGTATCTAATCTTTTATCTTATGTAGATGAGAGTCTTGGGGAATTAGTTAATTATGATTTACAAAATATAAAATCCCAATCTCCGGATTTTCAAGCTGCTTTAAAAGAAGGATTTGAAGAAATTGGAGTTAATAATTTAGAAGAGGTAATACAAATATCAGAAGAGTTAAAAAATGTAAAAGATTGGTTTGAAGTAGCAAGCCTATTAAAAAATTCTAATTTAAATGATGTAGAGAAAAGGATCATTATAGAAAGTATAAATGATTCAAATAAATCTAAAACAAAATCATCTTTATCAGAAATAAATATTTTATCAGAAGCTTCAATAGATCCTTCTCAGTTAGTAGAGAATCCTTTAAATACTTTATTATCTAAGATATATTTAAATGTAGATGAATCTGCTGGAAATATTAATATCTTTGAATTATTATCAAATGAAAGTGATTTATTAAAATCTACTAATACACTTTCTGATTATGTTTTGCAAGGAAAGGTTAAATTAGAACAACTTGATACTGCAATAAATGTGATTAACGCATTGCAATCAGTAGTATCTTCGATGCAATCTTCTACTATTGAAAATGGAGGATATGGATTTAATTCTACTTTAAATTATGTAAGAGAAAAATTAGGAGTATCAGAAAAGCTTCCAGAAATAGAATCTAATTCCGCATTTGAAGTTATACAAGAATTAGAGAGGATAAAGAATAAATTGGGATTCTATAAAAAATTATCTGAACAAAATAAAGGTAATAAACTTAAAGAGCATAAGCTTACAGCTATAAAAACTAGACAAGCTCTCATAAAGAATTATCAGGATAAATTATTTAGAAATAAAGCTCCCAAATTATTTGAAGGAGTGGATGATATATTATCTAATTATAATTTAGATAGTTTAAATAATTCGGATTTAACTGATGAAGAATATATTTCATTGGAGAAACTTATTTTAGAAGTAGAAGATAGAATTTATGATAATGCTACTAAATTATCTAAGAATAATACAGTATCTAAAGAACATTTAATATCTAAATTATTTCAGAATTATGATTATTCTAAATTAATGAAAGAAGCTTATAATAATCCAGCTTCTTTAAATTCTGAAATAACTGAGATGTCTCCCTCCGATTTATTTATCTATTATCATACTATATTAACCACAAAAGCATCTACATTTAATAATGCATTAAGAGATATAGTGAATGAATCCTTGGGATCAGATAAACAACTTATAATTCCTATATTTTCTCAAGAATATGCTGCAAGGATTGCGTTAGCTTGTATTATAGATATAAACTTTATGAACAACTCTACCGAGTTAACTAAGGAGTTTGAGAATAGTATTACAAATCCAGCACTTAGAGATAAATATAAGAATTATATATCTAGACTACAAAATACAGTATTTATAAATGGAGCACCAGGAGTAGGTAAGACTACTGGTGTTGATTCTTTAGTATTTAAATTAGCTAATAAATTATTAGGAGAACAAGGTGCTGTTATATCTGGACCTAAGATGCAACAAACAGTTAATCTATTAAATTCGATTACTGGAAAATCTTATTCTGAAACGGAAGGATTGAATACTATAAATGATACTATTAAGAATAAAAAACTAACAGCAATTACCGCTGATATGTTATTAAATTCTATTTTAGTATCTCCAGAAATAATAGAAAAGGCCAAGAAACAGTTTAATGATCCTCAATCTAAAACTATTCCGGAGAATGAGAGGGTTATAGATATACTAGAAACTCAAGACAAGGAATTAGTTGTTAGAATAAATCCTAAATATCTAACTCCTTCTAATTTTAAATCTGGGATATTTCAAGATCAAAGATTGATATTTATCGATGAAGTTACACAATTATCTAAATTTGAATTAGAATTATTATCTTCATGGGCTCAACAAAATGATAAGATATTAATTACTTCCGGTGATTTATTACAATCTGGTTATGCTGGAAGTGATGGAGCGTATTTAGGGATAGATGTAGATACTAATTTAATATACACACCTACTTTAGCTACATCTTTAAGAATTACTAATATCCATAAAAAAGATAACTTAGATTCTTTAAGAGTATTAACTGATAGAGTTAGAAATGTAGATAATTACTATACTACAGGAGAATTTAATTTAGAAGAGGGAATAAAAATAGCGTTATCTAACTATGAGAACGTACCTAGTCTAAAATATTATGAAGACGACGTAAAACTCTCTGGAGATAAAATTGTTGGATCTATTTCTACTTTTGATTTAGATAAATTAGTTCATGACTCAGAAGAGCCGATAGGATTTATATATGATGATGTAAATTCTGATACATATAAGCTAATAGATACTTATATAAAAAAGAATCCTGGAAAAATAAGGAAATTTAAACTTGAAGAAGTACAAGGTTCAGAAGCTAAATACTTTATAGTAGATAAGAAATTTAATTTCGGATCTCATGGAGAATTTGTAGAAAAAGCTACTAGAGATTTATATACTGCTATAACTAGATCTAAAGAAGGTACTATTATTATAAATAATGGGTTAACTACTAAACTTACTAAAGGATCTGAAAGAATTAGTTATACACAATCCTCTATATTAAATAATGAAGCTGCTAAATCTTTCTCGGAATTAAGATTGAAAGCTCTTAATGCTTCGTTAGAGAATAAAACTATAGAACCTCAAAAGAAAGAATCTTCTACTACATCAGTCTCAACACCCCAACCTAATGTAGAATTAGGAAAAGTTTTAGATACTGCATTTAGTGATTCTCCAGAAGCTAATAGAGAAATTCAACAATTAGAAAGAATAGAATCTAAAACAGAGAAACATTCTCCTGATAGTTTTATATGTTATTCTTATAGAACAAGAATTAAACCTAAAGCAGAAATTAATGGTGATATAACTACTTATAGCATTAAAGATTCCGCTATAATGCTAAGATTAGATTCAAATAGTGAACATAGAGCATTCTTTAATGGAGAAATTGATGGCTTAAATCCTACACAATTCGAAAGAGTTGATGAAAAGATATTAGAAGTAAAGAGTATATTATATAATTACACAAAATCCAGAAGAAATAAATTATTTAAAGATTATAATATTGAACAAGATTTATCTAATTTATATAATGACATATCTGGAAATACTGGAACATTAGATTTATCTAACGGGAAGTTTGTATTAAAAGCAACTAAATATTTTAATAAATCTATAGGAAAAGAAGATTCTGTTATTAGAATTATATATGAAATTCCTATATTAAATTCTTCTACAGAAGAGAATACTGTAGAGCTTTATATAGTAGAATTACCAAATATTAATAATGAATCTTTTAGAATTAAAGATTCTGATACTCCAGAACAAAGAGCTTCTAAAGCATGGTTTGTAGAATATCAAAAATTCTATGGACAAATAATGAATAGTTTCATTTTGGATGAAAGTGGAAAATCTAATAAATACTTCCAGCTTAGAGATGATTTCGAATTAGAACGAATTACTAATAGTATTATATATAAAGGATCAGATAAGAAAAAATTTGCACATGTTCCATTTGAATCTAAAGAATCTGAATTTAGAGGAATTTACTTCTCTAAGCCTTATATAGTAACTAATACTAGATACGGTAAATCTAATCGGAATGAGTTATTAATTCAACGTAACGAGAGATTAAATACTCTATATAATGATTATTATGAAACTTTAGAGGAATATAATAAAGCAGATACTACTCAAAAATCTAGATTAGAACCTATATTAAAATCTAAATCTGAGAGATTAAATGCTGAAATAAATAAGAATAATATCAAAGGCAAAGCAGTAGTATTTGCTACACATAGTAAATATATATTTGATGAGAATGATAATATTATCTCAGAAGATCAGTATGGAGATTATTACATAGACCAAATGAATGGAAAATATGATAATGATCTAGATAGAAGAGATAAAATTAGAATGATCATTTTAAATCCGGAAGGACAAACATTCCAATCCTTTATATCTAAATATAGAGAATTTATAAATTCATATAAAAAGAATTCTGGAGTAGCTAAATATAATGGTAAATTTTATAAATCTTACTTTGGAGATTTTATAGGATTTGATACATTGTTATCTATATATAATTATTATAATTATTTAAAAGCTAACGGGAAGCCAGACTCTAAACATATCAAAATCGCTGAGAAATTATTTAATTCTCTATCCTCACTTTCAACTAAAGAAGGAAACGCGGAAAACCCATTTGATCTTCCTAGTGCCAAAGTTAAATTTGGACTACCTCATGTTCTGAGGATAATGGAGAGATTACATATAGAAACTACTCCAGAAGAGATTAAGAAAATGGAGAATTACTCCTCTTCTATTAATGGGAATGATGTACTTAAATTCATAAATAAAATTATAGAATTTAAAATAAATCAAAGACTCCATCCCGAATTATTAGTATCTTCTCCGATTATAAATGAGGAAAATGGGGGAATATTCCAAGACTGGAACAAAGAAGATGGAATTACCGATTTAGATATAATTGATTTTATGGAATTTGCTATGTTAGGAAGAAGAAATTATAAACAACCTGACGGAAGCATTAGTTCTGTAGAAGCTCCTAATTATAATCCTTTATTTAAAAACGGAATCTTCCCATTCCCTGTTTATGAATTAACGGATAAGAAAACTGATTATACTGGAGGGGAATATTTTTATGAAGCAAGAAATCCAGAAGGACAATATTATATAGATAGAGATATTCAAACTCCACAATTTGTATTTCAACCATCTAGGGATTTAGCCTCTCCAAATGATTTCGGAATCGCAAGAGTAGAGAATAATAATAGAGAGGTATCTAATAAAGATGTTGAAAAACAAAAGAGTAAAGAAGTTTATAGAGCAGAATTATATAATAATATAAAAGATAAATTATCAACTTCTAATATAGATTTAAATTATCTACTTGTTAATAATATCTCCTTAGCAACTATAACAGGTTCGATGGATAGAGATGTGGAGAGTAATATAAATTCCACTATAGATGTAGTAAATACTATATTAAAAACTCAGCCTGTAAAAGTAGACGAAATATCAGAAGTAGATTATATAGAATATAAAAATAATGAATTAAAGATATATTCAAGACCTATAGAAAATATAGAACAAAACGATAGTATTTCTGAGGAAAATAATATATCTTTGTCACAGACATTCGGGAAAATGTTTGATGTGGTATCAGATCCTAAAGATTTAGAAATGTTAAAAAATATAACAAAAGTATTATTGACTTATGATAATAATAATTTATTAATAAACTATGTAACTAAATCTGAAATCATCCCTGATACAGTAAATTTAATTTTATCTAATATGAATATACAAACAATACTATCTGATATAAATAAGATAAGAAGTAAATATAATATTTGTTAAATATGGCTTGTAAATTTTTTGATTCGAACACTAGAAGCCCAGAATTTTTAATAAACCTATCTCCCTGGATTAATTTTCGGGGAGATACTATTTCAGATCAACAATTTCAGAATATTAAAAATTCTCTGCAAAAAGATTTTATCATTGATTCTGATGAAAATTTAGTAGATGCAATAAAGGAATATATAAGATTATTTTCTTATAATACGGAATTAAATACAATACTTAATAATTCCTTAGATAAAATTTTAACTAAGAATATAGAAAAAACTTTACCTCCGGAAGAATATAAAAATCCAGATCCTCTAGTAACTACATTAGAGAATGAAGTAAAGACTATAGAAGAAGATGAATCTGTGACGGAGGAGGATAGAGATTTAGCTACGAAGGAATATGTAGAACAATTAAATAGAAGTAGAAAAAACGTTACCTATAATGAAGAAATAAAGACTAATAGAGATTTAATTACTAAATTTCAAAATAATAATAGTTTATATAATAGATTTGTTTCTACATTTAAAAGGGAGATATTTAAAAATTCCTTTCTAAATCTAGATTCTGGAAAAATTGTTCGAACTTATTCAGAATTAAATAATAATATTGCAGAATATAAACAAATATTATTTAATCATATAACAAAATTTTTAGGAGAAAAAGATATTATTCCTTTATATAATCAGGATGGATCTTTTAATATTACAGAATTTACTACTATTATATCTAGATTAAATGAATATTATGATCAACATAATCCTACATCAAAATTAAATTCGATTAATAATGTTCTATACACTCCTTTATCTAAATCTAATCAAGATTATCTAAATGCATATAACGCTTTAGTGACTTTAGAGAATTTTGATAATTTAATAGTATTATTAACAGACGGATTAATTTCAATAGATCCATTTAAATTAGGAATTAAATCTACTAATAGAAATGAAATTAAATATCTTCCGTTCACTAAAAATGCATTAAGACAACATTTTAGAGTTAATGAAGATTCCGATATAAATAGAGAGACTACTAGTTTAACTAAAGCTATTATACAAAATATTCCTTTATTAGATTCTGATGGGAAATGGGATGAGATATCTTATATGACAGTTAATGAATTTAACAATGCTATATCTAGAATCGGAGATCCTGTTATTAAATCTTCTAATAAATATAATTCATTAAAATTAGGTAAATTAAATCCTACAGTAGCTTATATAGAATTTTTTAATTCTTTATTTGTTACAGATGGAAAAACTGATCCATCAAAAATAAATAAATTTAAGAAGAATTTAGACTTTAATTTAGATACTAAAAAGGCATTATTGTCTATATATAAATACATCTTTGACTCTACTCCAGAAGCTAAATCTTTATATAATATAATTAAAGATAACCAAGGAGATTTAAGTTTTAACTATTTCTTGGATGTCTTAGCTTATATGAATAAACAGGATGGATCAGAATATATATCATATGAATATAATTCAGAAAGTAGAGAGTATGAAGTAAATACATTCTCAAATCTAACTTATGAATCCTCTTTATTTAGACAGGAAAGAAATTTAACTGAATATGTTGATTCTATAGCTAGAAATGGTGATTATGATAATACTATTTTAAATGTATTACGAAATAAATTTAGAGTTAAGGTCTTAGATGATTCTATTTCTATCACCATTGGATCTAGAACATTATTTATTAATGATCATTTAAATATTGCTAACGAAGATGCTATAACTGGAAAAGATTTAAATAAAGAATTATTAGATAGTATTACAATCCCAAATCCAGAACAAGTTAGTGCGATTATAAATAGTAAAACTTTATCAGAATCTATTATGAATGGATTTAGGTTGTTAGAATTGTTACAATTATCTACAGATCTTCCATTTATAAATAGTTCTGGGCAATTATATTCTATATTAAAATCACAATATAGAACGGAAGCCGAATCTAATCTAAAAGGAGATCTTTTGGGATTATTATATAGAACACTTAAAACAATTGATACTCTAGATTCTATATATAAAGAATATGATTCTAATAAAGTTAATCTTACTCCAGGAGAATTTAAATCTAAAGTAAAAAAATCCTTTCCAGAATTTAAAACAATGAAGGATATTACTTTTAATAAATTCTTTACATCAAGTAAAACTAGACCAAGATTAAAGGTTAATTTAAATTCTAAAGGAGATAGATCAAGTGTATTTAAAGCCACAGTTAGTTCCATAAATTTATTAAATAGAGAAGCTAGTCCAAGTACATATAAAAACTCTGATGGAGATAATGTGCCATCTATAGGATTGATGAATTTAGTTAAAAACATACACGAGTTTATATATACTACTAAAGATTATCAGAATAATGTTAGAAAGCATTCTAATATATCTAATATATTCGAATCTAATATATTCTATAATAATCCAGAATATTTAAAAGGAATTGGATTAAAAACAGAATTTATATCTCCAAATGGAACAACAGTACAAAAGAATAAATTCAATGTTTCTGAGTACGGAGTATCATCTATAATATTAGATTATTTCAAAAATCTAATGAATGATCAAATTAATTATATAGAATTTCTTCCAACTGTATACGCAGATAAATCTAATCAATCTCTTATTAAAATATCTAAGGATATTAAATTTGATGGGAAGAATATTAAATCTGCATCTGCTACTCAGATCGAAGTAGAGAATTTTAATAGTCAACAGATTTATTATACTAATCTATTATCAAATTTATTTAAATCTTATTATAGAATAGGTGAAAGATTAGGTGTTTCTTTATTAGATTCTATACCTAAAATTAAAAATAAGAAAGAAAAAGCTGAGATTATAAATAATAATATCATCGCAATAAATAATCTCTTATCTACTAGATGGAAGGAAGTCTCTCAAATAGCTAGAGAATTAAGTTTAGAAGATCCTAATTTTAAATTTATAGAAGAAGTTCATTATTCTAAAGTGGAAATGTCTAAAGGTAATAGCGTATTTAGATTAAATCCATTTATAGAGAATATGGCTAATATCTATCAAGTATCTACTGTAGACGATTCTTATTACAAGGATTTTATAAATAGATCAAAAGAAATATTTAAAAAAGATTTAAAATCTAAAGGTATTGAAGTAGATACTAAAGTATTTAAATTCTTAAAAGATATTCCTTCTCTAAAAAATTGGATTGGTAGGGATGGAATGATGATATTAGAAAAAGATGGGAAATTGAATCCTATATTAGAAAAATATTTCTTTTTAGATGGGTTCTTATCTAACCAATTCCTTCAAGTAAGTGTAGGAGAACCTTATGCACATCCATCTAAATTAAGAGGCGTGTATTATTTAAATTCCGATGGATCTATAAATCCGGAATATTTTATCCGGGATCATGCTAATAGATTATTAGCTCAATATAAACGTATGGTTGCTATGCAGGCTACTATACACAACTATTATCAAAAAGCATTAGAAGGAACAACTCCAACTATAAATGTAGCAATTATCAAAGATATAGAAGCTCCTGTATTTAATCCTTCTGGGGAGACTGATAATGTAAAGGTATTAGATGGCTCTATGGAATGTAATCCATTTCAGAATGTGTTAGAGAACAATTCAATGTTTAGCTCTAGTGCTGGATATAATAGAAAGAATTTTGGATATAATGTAGATCCTGAATTTGGTAATGGGTTATTAATGAAATGTGCTATATTCTCTATAACTAATTATCGAATGAGAAAATCTCCGGAGAAAGTTAAATTGTTGCAAAAAATGACTGATAGAAAATGGGATGTTCCTATTATTAATTTAATGCAAGATTTTAATGGTAATAAACGTCATCTTAGAGATATTATATCCGAGGATTTATATTATTATAATGCGAATAATGGAGAATATTATAGAATAATTGATTTAGAATCTCTAGGAAATAATACTTATAATATTATAGAACGAAGAGTTAATAATAACGGGGGAGATACTCAGAATAGTAGAAATGTAACAAGAACTGTAGTAATAGATAGTAATTATAAATTATGGAAAGCTCTAGGTGGAGAGTATTCTTATTCATTAGATAATTCTAATCCTTTAGATCCTTATTTAAGTAATTCCGGAGATAAAGGAGAGGCTTCTGTAAATGCTACAGTACAGTTTATGAATAAAACCGGATATTATATAACTAAGAGGGATCTATTAAATATGGTTAATGGTGATTTAGATTTATTAAATACAATTATATCTAAACAAGATCTTCCATTTACATTTAACAATATTCCAGAAGATTCTAGTTATATATTAGACGAACAAAGAAAATTAAGAGTAATACTAGATCAGAATTATATATATCAACCTCTTAAATACTCTGATATACATTACCTAGCAAATGGAACATCAATAAAAGTTGGAGCGTTTAATACAAATCCAGCCAATGCTAGATACGATGATACTCCTTTATCCTATGGTAGAGTTGGTACACAATTCATGGGTATTCAAATGGATGCAGATCACCATGCTGATTTATCTACTGTTACTGAATCTACTCAGATTATTAGTACTTTAGCAGCTAATGGATATACATCAGATTTAGCTGATGCGGCTTATAGAGCTTTAGGTTCTGTAGTAAATACTACTTTAAAGAAGTATTTTGAAGCACATAATCAAGCTAATAACTTAGAAACTCTTACAGAATTAGGAGAAGCTAATAAAACATTATTATACAAACTTCTAGCTAAAGCAACTATTAAAGCCTTCGAAGGAAGCTCTGGAGATGGAGTAATTACTGGTTATTTGGAAGAAGCTGCAAGAGAGTTTGAGGAGAATTTAAATAATGAATTATTTAATGCTAGAGATTTAAGATTTAAAATTCCGTTTAGTTCCGGAAGTATAAATAGTTCTTTTATAACTATGTTAGCATCTAAAATGAACTCTGATAGTATTAAAAGAACTTTCTCTGGTATGGGAGCTGTAATGATTCCTTCTTATGGATCTATAAAACATTATTATTTTGATGGATCTGAGAATTTATTTGATTCTAATGGAAATGTTTTAAGAGGATATTATTCTCAGGAAGATTTAATACATATAGCTAATAAAGCTGGTTATTATTCTCTTACTGATGAAAATGGAAATATTCTTAGATCTGGTTTAGATAGATATTTAGAAACAGGAAATTTAACACAGGAAATATCTACGGATTTAATAGAATTTGGTGATATTGTATTAGATCCTACTACTGGAGAACAGGTAGATATAAATACTTATGATAAATTTAAACATTATAGGAATTTAAATACTACAGTAACTAATTTAAAAGGAATCAGAAAAGAACTTCAATCTTTTAGAGCTACTTGGAGTATTGATGGGATAAATAAGAAATATAATATTTATGATCATCCGATAATCGAAGATATGTTTAGATTAAGAGAGTCTAAAGCATCTAAAGAGGAAATTCTAGCACTTCAACATTTTGTTAATAGATATATTGGATTATTGGATGAAAATATTATGTTATTAGATCCGAGAATGCCTGAATATCAAATGATTATAGATAACAATGATATAATAGAATTTGGCGAAGGACTTCAAGGAGTAAGAATACATGATTTAAATATAAAAAGAGCACAGGCTGTAATATCTAAGGTATATCAATCTATATTCGGATTACGAACTGGAGATAATATTGCGAATATTATTAATAGTGATGGAGAGTATTTTAGACAGAAACTATTAAGAACGTATAATAAAGCTAAATCAGATCCCCTTCCAAATGATATAGAATTTTTAAAGAATAGTTTAGATAATACTAGAATTATTATAAATAAGCCTAGCTCTGAAAATTATATATCTTCACTAACTCCAATGGAGATATTAACAGAAGTTATAGATGGAGAAGAATGGAGATTAAATGAAAATGGAGAAGCTGTATATAAAACATCTGGACTTCATTTTTATCAGGATACTAATAATGGAATAGTTCAAGAAGTAATTGTTGTAGATCTTTCTAATTTAGGGAATTTAGTTAATGTATTTAATTCTTCTGACGATTATATAGGAATATGGTATAATTTTAATTCTGATAATATTAAAGAGTTAAGAGATTATATAAATATGACAGATTCGAGATTAGGAGAAGAATTAGCTATAAATAATAGTAGTATAGAAGAGATAAAAGATGAATATGATGATTATATAAATAGAAGAATCGAAAGAGATTCTAAGAAGATATATAGATCATTTATTGAGAGTTTAAAAATAACAGCGAATCGTATTCCTGCACAAGCATTTCAGTCTATTATGACAATGGATGTAGTAGGATTCTCTGATGCAGAAAGTAATGAAGCTTATGTTAGTCTGTATCAGATTTGGTTACAGGGTAGTAAATAAATTTTAGTAACCAAATTTTTGGTAATTATGTAATAAATTATTATCTTTGTTTTATGTTAAATTTAAATAAAATATTTATGAATATAAACAAAGATTCAATAACGGAATTACTAAAACAAAGAAAATCTCAAGAAGAAATTGCTTCATTTTTTAATTTAAGTGTAAAAGAATTATCAAAAAAGTTATCTGAACTACAGCTTAATTTTAAAGAGTTAAAAACAGAAGTAAATAAGGAATTAGTTTTAAAGTTAAAAGAAAAAGGATTAAATAATACTCAAATTAGTAAGGAAACAGGATTTAGTAGAGGAATGGTTGCAAAATATTTATATGTTTCTACTAATAATTTAGAACTAAAAGGATCTTCTATTATAGAAAATATAAAAGAATTAGTTTTATCTGGGAAAACTAATTTTGAAATTTCTTGTATTTTAAATATATCTAAAGAAACAGTAAGAAAATATGTTAAAGATTTAGGATTAAGTTCAAATTCTTCTAAAAAAGCATCATTAGATTATAATAATCCAATTCTTACTAAATCTCAATTAGATTTGATTTACGGATCTTCATTAGGGGATTTATATATAGAACTTCCTGTAAAAAATGCTAGAATAGTTATTCATCAAGGAGGAGAACAAGAAGACTATTTTGATCATAAATGTAAAATGTTAGAAACTATATTAAGCAATAATATTCACAAAGAACCTAGATATGATAAAAGATTAAAAAAATATCTTCCATATTATCAAGCAAAAACTTTAACTCATCCTCAAATTACTGAAATTTATAATATTATATATATTAACAAGATTAAAACGGTAACGAAGGAATGGTTATCACATATTACTCCAAGAGGATTAGCGTACTGGTTTATGGATGATGGATGTAACTCTGGAAGTTTGTATACTATGGGATTCTCACTAGAAGAAAATGAACTATTGCAAGAATGGTTGTTGAATATATATAATATAAAAACATCTATTCATAGATATAAAGGATATACTAAAGAGAATAGTTCAAAACTAATTCCTGGAACTAAAGAATGTTATTATTCTTTATATATTAAAGCAGAAAGTAGAAATATATTTAAAGATCTTATTTCTCCATATATTATTCCGTCTATGGAGTATAAATTACAAATGTCATAAATTGCTACCCAAAAAATTGCGTGAACTGCGGGAAGTTCCTTAGAGATTTAAATACTAACTATATATAGTAATATAATATAGGGCAAAGCTAATCACTTTGAGACAGTAAAAAGTTTAAATATTGGATAATCCGCAACCAACTCTCCTATATGGAGAGAGGCTCAACGACTAGTAAGTCTTAGGTTTCCTAAGCGTAGGTTTCAAGTGAAATCGAAGTGCGCAACACTAATTACAGTGAAGAGATAGTCTCAACTTCTATAGAAATATAGAGATTTCTAGTGGAAACGACTAGAAAGTAAGAAAATGGATTATGACATTGATAAAGTCTACATGACAATGCCTTTAATAAATAAAAATGGAATTTATGAAGCATGGTCATCGTTATTTAATTATAGAGATAATGAATCATTTGAACTCTCAAAACAATTACCATTTCCAAATTCAGATTTAAAATATACAATAACTTCTGAAATAAATCCGGAAATACCTTATATAGATATAACTCCTGAAATCTTATCTATCTTAAACGGAGAATATGATGGGGATAATACTAGATTAAAATTAGCTGTAGATGTTTTAAATAAGGTAGATAGATTCAAACAAACTAATATACAATTATATTATAATCCTGATTTAGTTAATGATCTAAATTATATAAAAGAAAATTCAGATGATAAATCAAGGAATGAGGATATAGAAAGTGCCAGAATACTTATATCAAATATGATAGAGAATTTAGATATTGATATATCTAGACATCTTAAAGAAATAAGTCCAAATAAACTTTTATCCGCTACAAAGAATTTCGTATATAATAAAATATATCAAATCTCCGATAACTTTAAAAATCTTGTAGCTGCTGAATCACCTATTAGTATGGGAGATCCACAAGCTGCTGCTGCTAAATCAGAAGCTGGAGCTTATGCAAAAACAGTTACTGATTTTTGCCCGTCTGTTAAATGGAACTTATTCTTCGAAAATATGGCCGGAAAAGAGGTTATTGGTATAAGTGCTGTAGGACAAAAGGTATTTTTAGCTGCAACTCAGTACTTTAATCAGGAGATAAGAAAATTAGCTGAAAAAGGATTAACTGTAGAAGATTTATTAAAATCAAATTTATATTTTAATAATGTTTTTGAGATTTATAAAAATATTCCTGGAAATGAAGGGAAGAGTGATGGGGAACTCGTTAAATTATTCACAAATAGTTTGGCTAACATTAATCTTGATGATATTGAGTTTGTATATGATCTTTTAAATGAGGCTAGAGATAAAAGTATTAGTGTGAATGATGCAATAGATCTTACACAAAATAGATTTCAAGAAGACAAATCTCTCGTTATCTCAAGTTTAATCTCAGCTGCTACTGACAATGCTAAAGAATTGATCTTATCAAAGATTAACGCTGGTCCTGACCTGGCTGGAGTATATGTATATTTATTAATCCAAGGCTTATCATTTGATAATATCTCAGATCTTATGACTAGTTCAGAGGTTAATGCTATAGTTCAAGCAGCTACAGTTAATAGAATGTATGATCAATACGCTACTATAGATTCCACATTAAGAAATATAGAAAAAGGACCATCACTTACAAATTTTATTGGAAAAGGATATGTAAAATCTGTTTCATTGTATTTAAATACATTATATAATTCTAAGATAATCTCCGCATTTAAACTTAATGAACTAACATCAAATGATATAAACGAAATTATAAATGATCTTGAAACTACTAAATATAATTTTGTTAATGAGAGATTTCTTGATGAAGAGTATGCTTTAACATTCTTAGATTCTATGTCAGAGTGGGATGAATTAGCATTAGTTAGATCTTCTGAGGAAGTAGTGCAGGGATTAATTAGATATTTTAAACAAGTGAGGAAATTTAAAGATTTAAAAGATTTGTTTAATTCATCAGTAAAATCTAAAACAAATTTTACTACCTTTGTAAAAGCTTACACTGGAGCAAAAGAAATAGCTACGTTAGGTCAAATTTTAGGAATTAATGGAGGTATAAAGACTAAACAATATGATAGATATAATTTCAGCAAGTCCTTTAATACATTAATTCAGAATGGATTAGATAAACTTCAATTAACCGGAGATACAGCTGATTATTTTATTGGGGCATTAAAAGAATATAATCCTAATATTGGGAATATATATACAGATCAAGAATTATCTTCTATAGTTGGAGATGCTCTAGATAAAATGTCTTCAAATGGAACTTTTTCCAGTATGAAATTTGATTTAACTAAATTTTTAGAACAACCTGATTATGCTGAATCTGTTATTAAATTCTATAATTTAATAAAGTCTGTAATAAATGTATTTGATTTAATAGATTCTCTTCCGCATTATAAAGCATTTATTAATGCTTATTATATAAATGAACAAAATTCTAAATTAGGAAGTGTTAAATATGCATTATCAAACTCTATTATAGATAATTTAGAAAACGTAATAATGAGAAGGAGGATTGGTAAAATTACTATGCCTAATAAACTATCTGAATCTCAACTAAATATCATTAGAGATTATATAGATGAATTGATAATTAGGAAGTATTTGAAAAATAAAAATTTATCTATTTCAGTTCCTAAAGGCCAAAATTATTTCTTAAATGGGGAAATGCTTACTGCTACCGAGCAGACATCTTATTCTTTATCTAATGATGATGGTTTAGCATCCTTTAAATTATATATGGAATCTTATGTAATTCCAATGTTAAAGAGTGGATATACAATTAATTCTAAAGGAGTAATGACTTTTGGATCTCAGTTAGTTAATAACGCATTTTTAAATGGATTAATTATAACTGATAATACTTCTAAATTAGATGGATCTAATTATATATATTACAGACCATCTATAAATATGGTTACTACTGTAAATAATCCAGAATTTGATAAACAAGTTTCAGCATTTGGAGAAATTGAAAATGTTGAATTTAGAGGTATTAAATTATCTGATCTATTTTTTATATATAACCTAATTACCCATAAAGGAAGAAAAGGACAGGATAGTATATTAAAAGTATTACAGGGATCAGTATTTAATCCAGGGAGTTTAATTGTAGATTACTTTAAATATATTGGAGGACTAGATTTAAATACTATAACTCCGGGAGTAGTTTATGATTCAAAAAGTGATAAAGTAACAATGGATGATGTTAATATAGATGATATTCTTCTTAGGATGGCTCCAATTAAAGATAGTTTCGAAGCTCTTGTTTCAAATAATAAATATGTAAAAATATACAATGAGAACTTAGGTAAATATCAATTACAAGAAAGATTAGGAAATAATAATAAGAATAAGAGCTATAAGGATATAGAGCTTTTAGGGGATGAGAGATATTATCTAATAAGAAGTAATTACAATTATAAATTAAAAGAAACTATTAATAAAGCTGAAAAAGCTATTAAGATGGTTGAACTTCTAGATGATCTAATAAGACTTAGTAAAATAAAACTTATTATAAATTGTTAAATATGGGATGTAACATAGAAATACAATATATCGTAGATGGAGAAGAAAAGGTTGGTGGGATTATTCCTACCAACTTAAATTCATATGATGAAGTTAATGCAGTTAGTTTAGCTGAGGCTATTTCTGGATTAGATATAGATTCTTTAAATACATTATTAAGTACTCTTTCGGATTTAAATCTTTTATCTACTAAAGTAGTATATTCTAATGGAGAACCTTTAATCGGAAATACTGCTATAGAGGATATTATGCCTTTAGTTTCTTATGTACCTAATAAATCTTTACGGGAAGATTTTCTTCTATTAATTAATAAGTTAATAGATATGAATGCTATTAATCCATCTCAACCAAATATATTATTATTAGATGGAGATATAGAATCATTAAATATCGATGGAAATGTAGATGTTAGAGGGACTTTATTAAATAATGAATTTATTATCTTAAAAACTAATGGAACATTTAATGAAGCTACTCTTAGAGATTTATATCACGAACTACTTCATTTATATTATTCTAAAATAAATAAATCTGATCCTAATTTTGAGAGAATAAATGAAATAGCTTATAATATATATACTACTGCCAAACAGAATCAGGATAAAGATCCTTATATAAAAGAATTTGTTAATAAAGTATCTAAAGGATCTAGTTATGATTTAAATGAATTTATTGCATATTTAGTATCAGAACCTAAATATAGAAATGTTTTAAATATAAATAATTCCGATTTATTTAATGAATTTATTGGGAGATTATTTTCTATGGATATTAATCCTTTTATCCAAAAATTAAATCAGAACTTAGAAATCATATCTAATACGAAAGAAGAATATAAAGAACCTCCTTTTGTTGGTAAAAATGATTCTTATTATATAGAACTCGAAATCCCGAAATCTAAAAATATATCTTATCAACAAATATCAGAAATAATCTGGAAGAATTATGAATCGACTGTATTAGATTCGGAAAGTAATCCTAAGAAGGATTTATATAACTTAAACTATTCAGAACCTGTTAAAGTAACTACAGAAGCTCAATTATATTCCTTAGTTCCTGGAGACTTATTACTAATTCCAAATTTTAGTAAAGATAAGAATATAATATATGGTAAATTTGATGATGATTATTTCTCTTATGCTAAATATCATCCAATTCAATCTGTTTGGAAGAATAGAAATGGAGAAACATTTATTACATTAGTTAATAAATACGGATCTAATGTAGGACATTTTACTATATCTTATACTGATTTAGTTAAATTATCTCTAGAAAAAAATAAACAAATTGTATTTAGAAAGTTATATGGAGCATTGAAAGATCCAAATCTTCCGGAAGATTTAATAAAGAATGTAAGAGATACTTATGAAAGAAATATTGAATCAGAAGATTATAATAATCAACCACTGATTAAATCTATAGGATTCGACAGAAAAGGACTCTCATTCAAGTATTACACAGTAGGGAAATCAGGATTTAAATTAGATGTTTCTAATGGAACTAATGCTACTATAACCCAAGAATTACGTCAAAATGATATAATTAAATTAAGATCTTGGAATAAAGAGGATGAGAATAGTGAATGGGATTCTTTTACATATTATGCTCCTGTAGTTAGAACTATAGGTACAATAGTAGAAGTAGCTTTAAAGAATAAAGATGGTAAATACTTTACTAAAAAAATTCCTTTTCGGAATATAGAGACAGTGATATTTACTAAAGAAAATCATCCGGATTTAGATAATGTATATAATCAGTTTATTAATGATTATGATACTTATTCTTTAAATACTAAAGATAAAAGTAAATATCAATCTATCTGGTTCAATTTAAATATTCTAAAATCTGACCAACAACCTTATCGGAAATTAGAAGGAGACTTCTCTGATAATTTAGATAGGGAATCTGTTATTAAATATAGAAGAGATAAAGTTAGATCTTTACGTATTGGTGACTCTGTTTCTATTGAATGGGATTTAAAAAGAACTGATGGATCACCTGTTATTAGTAAACATATAGTAGTTGGGATAAGTGGGGATAGAATATACTTTTTAAATAGAACAACAAATGACTCTGCTCCAAAAATAGGATTTGTAGATTTAAAAACAGAATTTCCATTATCAGAAAATTCTAAAGGACAGAGAATAAATATTCCATCACTATCAGCTATACATTATAATAATACTTCCGATTTAGAATTAGTAGAAGATTTAAATACTAAAAAAGAGAATGTTAGTAAAGCTTTTATTAGAGTCGATAATGAAATAGTATTTGATCCTAATTCTAACTATATTCCTTTAAAAGATTTATATCACATTATAAATATAGACTCTTCTAACGCAGAACAAGAAACTGCTAAATTACAAAGAGGAGATATCATTAGATTTAAAGAAAATGATATAACATTTATTGGAGTAGTATCTAATTATGACCCTATAACAGGAACTATTATTGTTCCGGGTAGTTATAGATCTGGATATTTAAAAAGGAGATCTTTTAGGAAAATAGTATCTCCACAGCAATTAGAATATATCGGATTTGCTATAAATCCAAATTATGAATTAGGAATAATTGGACATAAAGAGATTTCTGAATATAATAAAAAACGTTTAAGTAGATTATATGATTTAAATCATAGCACTTATGGTTATTCTTTAGAAGAAATCTTGAAAAAGAAAAGCCTCCTGAACAAATCCCGGGATTGGGCAATTGAACAAGAGGCAGTGTATGTAATTCCTAAAAATATTACAGAAAGAGAATTTAAAGAAAGATATCAAGATTCAAAAAAGAAAACTCTTCCTCATGGTAGAGTATCACTATTAACTCCAACAATATTAGATATGATTAAAAACGGAGAGTTGATAGATCTCACTTCTGAATATATAAAAGCTAATAATGTAAAAGATACTAAAATTTACGGGCTAAAGAATATAAGAACCGGAATTCAAGTAAATGATTCAACTGGATTTTATTATGATCCTAGAATATATCAACGTTCTCCGGAACAAGTTATTAATATCATAGAAGTAGATGATGTTGTAAAGATTAAGTATAATGATAAATTTACTAAATATCTTAGAATTAAATCTATAACTGATAAAGGAATCAATTTAGAGTCTGAAATAGTAGGATTAAATGGAGAGATATATAATAATTCTTGGTATATAAATCTTAACGATATTAAATCCGGAAAATATCTTATTTCAGAATTATATTATCCAATAAATAAAACTAGACAAAAAGAATTAGAGAATTTATCTATAACAGATGAAATCCCTCAAATAAAAAAGGTGGAATACTTTACTGATACTTATGATAAATTTGATAAAAAGAAAATTCTAAATAGGGTTATAGAAAATATTAATTCAACATATAATAATATTATTAACGTAATAGATGATGCTAAAATTCAAGAATTAGTTGATTCTGAAAATCTAAATAGTACTTTAGCTGATTCGTTTTCTAGAGCAGGAGCGTTTATTTGGAATAGGAAAATATATGTAAATATTAATAGAGCTGATATCTCTTCTCCATTACATGAATTAATGCATTTAATAATGGGAGCGTTAAGAAGTAAGAATTATTCTTTATATTCCTCTTTACTAGATAAAGTTGCTACTCTTCCGGAATTTAATGAGAGATTTAGAAATATACTTACTAATAGAACGTTAAATGATGCTAAAGAAGAAGCTTTCGTAGAATTTATAGCAGATAGTTTAAGTGGGGTATTTAGTAGCGAGGAGTTTAATATAAATAATTTATTATCTTCTACAGATTTCTTTGGGGAATATTTAAAAGTATTAGATTCTACGTTATCTCTAGATTTAAATACTCTTCCAGAAAAAACATCAGAAACTTTAAGTAGGAAATTAAGTAAGATGCCAATTGAAAAAATAATAACAGAATTTAATAGTTTATTACTCTCTGCCGGAAATAAGAAATTCTCTTTATTTAATCCAGAAAATGTATCAGAAGCATTTAAGAACAGGAATATTACTAATATAAAAAGTAGTTTATTAAATTCTAAAAATCCAAATACACAATTACTAGAAAAATGTTAACAGTATGGCATGTAAATATTTTTTAACAATAAACGGATCTAAGCATTCCTTTAATTCTGAACGAGACTTAGATGCTTTCATAGCCAAGAATTATGGAAATATGCTCTATTATAATAAATATGGAGATGCGGTATTTGATGAAAGTAATACTATTCAGGATTCTATATATAATAAACTCTTAGCGTTAAATTCTACTATACAAGAGTCCAAATTTAATCAATCAACACAAGAAAATGAAGTAGTTACCCCTAAGAGATTGGGAGTAACTACAGCTATAACTACTTGGCTAAATTCTAATGGAGATCGTGTAATTCCAGAATTTAAAGTAGAGGAATATAAAAAGAATCAGTTAAAACTTTTAACTAAAGAAGGATTATCAGAAGAAGATGCGAAGAGACAGATAGAATTTGATATAGAAAATTGGGGACATCTAGCAAAGATTGGAGATAAAGTACATAAAGTAGCTGAGTTATATTTCAAAAATCAGGATTTAAATACAATATCTCAGATTGTTGATCTTCCATATGATACAATCGAAAATTTATATTTTACATTTAAGAATTTAGAATCTAAAATTAGTAAAGGAAAAAAGTATAAATTTATCCCGGAATTAACACTACAAACTTCTGATGATGAATCTGATCCTATCATAGGACGATTAGATTTATTAGCTATAGATGAAAGAGGAAATGTAGAAATTTATGATTTTAAAATCTCAAATAAACCATATGAAACATGGTATTCTTCTAAACAATTAACAATAGATTATCAATTAGCTGCATATAGAGCGTTATTAGCTAATAATGGAATTGGAGTAAAGTTAGCTTCTTTGAATATAGTTCCTATTATTATATCGGATATAAATTATACTAATGAGACATTTACATCTTATAAAGTTGAAGAACCTATAAACAAAACTACCGAGGGAAAATCTATGCAAAGATTATCCTATCCTAATGGATACATAACTAGGATAGTACAAGAACATATTAGAGCAAATGTATCAGAAGTAAGTTATAATACAGAAGCTACTAAAAATGTGGCTAAATACTCAGAAATCGCTTTTGGGAAATTATCTAAAGAAACTCCGAAAGAATTTGTAGAGAGGGTGGCTAAATATGATAATTATAGAAAAGTATGGTTCTTTAATGATTATGTATCTAAAAGAAAGGGACAAGATATTCCCGTAATAGAAGCTCCAACTAAAGAAGAATTATTAGAAAAAGCTAGAGAGTATCAAGAAAAAATGGAGGATAGAAGTGAATCTTACTATTTTACTTTATGGAAAGAGTTTGATTATTTAAAAAAGACTTCTGAATCTTTAGAAGATAAAAATAAATTTAAATACCTTCCACAAAAAGCAAATACATATCTAACTAGAGTATTTTGTAATTACATAGATAATCCAGGATATGAAGTATTAGACCTTCCAGAATTAGCGGAGATAGGGATTTATGCGTTTAGAGATGTAGCCAATAACATAGTAGATATTATATCTATGACAGATATAAATTTAACAAAAAAACTTAATTGGAATAATGGATCTCATAATATCTTTGGAAATTTAGGATCTGAGGCTAAATATAAGAAATTAAAAAATCTATTATCCAATACTGTAGGAAACGCTAAGTTATTAGAGACAATGTTAGTTATAAATGAATTACATGATTATTTTAGTAACTTTAAAATAGGAAATATTCAAGTAATTAATTATAAAGAAGGACAATCTTATCCTATAGATATAAATAAATTAACGCATAATTTTAATATCTTATCTAAGGAACTAGATATTACAAATTACTTTAAATCAGAATTAATAATTGCAGATAGGATAGAAGCTTTAAAATTAAGACTATTAACTATTCTAGGACAAGATAGAACAGAATTAGTAAAAGGAACTTCTGATTTAATTTATGATTTCTATAATAATTATAAATTAGATAATGAAACCGGTAGATATAAAATAGAACAGTTAAGAAAATTACAAGATATTATTAGAGAAGCAGCTGGAAATAGATTAATTATTAGAGCAGATAATAATTATGATTCCGACCCAACTGGATTATCTTTATTATATTCCCAAATATCTAGGACTATTCTACATTATAAACGTATCTATTTCGATTCAGATCATGATATAAGTCAAATAAGTTTCAATCTCAAAAATATATCTGAAACTATGACCTTAGGAGGGTATTATGTAGAAAATCCAGAAATGATTCCTTTAATGAAAGATATAGTAGATTTAACTGAATTACAATTCCAGAAGATGCGTGAATGGTTTGAGAAATATAAGGAGAAATCTTTACAACGAGTGTTAGAGTTATATAAATCAAAAGGATTTACTCAAGTAGAACGATGGACTTTTAAAGATTCAACTAACGCATTTAAAAATATGTTTGAGAGAGATTCTACTGGAAGAATAGCTCGTAATTTTAGAGCAAAGAATCCTTATGACATGACAAATGATCTTTCTCAAGCCGAGCGAAAATGGTTGAAATCTTTCTTATGGAATGTAAATAGAATAAAGCGCGGAGTTGATTATAATTTGACAGAAGAAGAAGCAATAAAAACTACTCCAGTTCAAGAATTAATTCAAAGTGGACATTATTTTGATATCCCATTGTTGAGAGGTACTGCATTTTCACAATTGAAAAGTAAAGGATTCTTTTCGTGGATACAAGATAAATGGAACGAACAAGTTGATATAAGAAGAGCTACTAAAGCACAAGAAGAGACGATTGAACAGGATTCCGAAGCTGGGAAGAATGATTATTTAACAATGTATAATTTTCTAAACGTCTCTCCAACTACTAGAGAAAAATATCTTTCAGAGCAAGATACCTCTTATTGGGAGACTAACTTAGAGTTATTAGAGGATGTATTTGTTCATGCTTATATAAGGAAATCTTCTTTTGATACTATTCTTCCCCTTATTAATGATATAAGACATGCTATCTATTTACAATCTTATGATACTAATATTAATTTCGAAAATTTAAATAAGCAAATTGATATTTATTTAAAAACTGTTATATTCGGAGAAAGTTCTATAGAAAAATCCAATCAAAAATTCTATAAAGTATTTCAACCTGTTACTACTGCTGCACGAGTTTCAATGTTGGCATTAAATCTTAATTCATTAGTTAGAGAGCCAATTCAAGGATTTTATCTTCTAATGACTAGAGCTGCTGGACGGTTGTTAGGAGATAATGGTTTTACTACTGCCGATGCTGCTAAAGCTTATGGTATAGTTATGGGAAATACCGGTGTAAGTTCTGATAATTGGACTTTAGTAGAAGCTTTAAACCATTTTTATGGGATGACTAGAATGGATGCTAATTCGTTAGCGTACGAATTAAATTCTGATAGAAAAGGTTATAAAGGATTATTAAGAAGAGGTGCTTATTGGGCTACTACTGCTCCAGATTTTTTAAATAGAATGGTATTTATAGTAGCTCAAATGATTCATGATGATTGTTTGAAAGCTCACCATATGTCTAAAGATGGAGAATTGATATATGATTGGACTAAAGATGGGAGATATTCTATATTCGCATCTGGAGATAAATCGCATCCTTTATATAATAAACAAAAAGCAGATTATATCGCACATCTAACTCAATTTAATATTGAACATGAGAGTGATCTTGATTGGGAAGAGTTAAAATTTAACGAATCTAATCCAGTAGCATTACCTTCCGCATATACTATAGCAGAAAAAAGAAATATAAAATCTTCTGCCGATTCATTATTCGGATATATGGATCATGAAAATGCATTTGCTGCTAGACATAAATTTGTAGGTAAGATACTATTCCAATTTAAATCTTATTTCTCATCTACTCGTGAAAGATTCTTCTTAGGAGGAACTGATAAAACACCTAAAGGAGAATGGAAACAAAAAACAGATGAAGAAGGAAATTTACTTTATTTAAAATCTGTGGTAGGTGAGGATGGAGAATCTCATTTAATAGAAACTACAGAAGTTACAGATATCCCTGCAAAGGAATGGTCTGGAAGATTTATAGAAGGAATGGTGAATAGTACTTTCTATTATATGCAATATTTATTTAAGTATTATATAAATAAGAATACTGATGCAACTTTAGAACATAAAGATTATAGAATTAGAAATGCTAGACAATTATTAGCAGATTCTATGTGGGCTGCTTTACTTGCATTATTATTTAGATTAATAATAGAAGATAAAGAAGAAAGTGGAGAAGAATTTGATCCCTTAACTAAGAATATTCTAAGACAAACTTTATTAAATTCCACTGACGAACTTGTATTTTGGGCTCCTCTAGGACTTTCTTTAGATACTCCGGTAGCTCTTAGTTTTTTAGAAAGACTGAAAGACTCTACTATTAGAATAGCTAAAGGAGAAAGTTCTTTCGGAAAAGAGATTCCTAAGAATTTTTATGTAATAAAACAAACTCAGAACGTGTTTAATTTATTAAATTCAGAAGAATAAATACTTATTATATATGACTACATCAAAACAAAAACATAAACTTTTACCATTAGTAATATATAATCCACTAATTCCAGTTAAAGGATTTCTTGCTATGGTAACTATTTTTATTTTATGGATAAGAAGCGAACATAAGGGTGATACTAGAAGACTTAATGAAAGATTTTTTAGACATGAAACGATTCATGTATATCAACAGACTGAGATTTGGATTACATCTATTATTATAGCAGTTTTATCTTGTTTAATATTTAATCTCTCTTTATGGTGGATTTTAGCTACTCCTTTACTTCCATTGTTAATATATGTAATATGTTGGATTATAGAGATAATTTTACCTCCATATAATATGGCATATAAGAATATATGTTTTGAAACTGAGGCTAGATATAATGAAAATAATCCAGAATATTTAAATACTAGGAAATTATTTCAATTTAAATTCTTAAAATACATATCTAATAAAAAATATCCAGCCAAATAAAAAAGAAAAACCCTAACAATGCATAATGCACTGCTAGGGTTTCTTTATTTCAAATTAAATTCTTTCTTATATACTATCTTTTGAAAATAATAAAATACTCTTCCATTTTCAATTGTTACATCAACTAAACAATAACCTTCTTTACTCATTTTATTTAATAAAGACTGTTCAGTCTCACTTACCGGAGAATATCTCCTAATATCTATAGATGGAAGATAGTTTTGTATATTTAAATTCTCTTTTAATATATCACTTTGATATGAAATCTTTCCTGAGATTCTTCCAATTCCAAATGTTAATATTACAATTAATAAACAATAGAATATTAATATGATATCTTTATATTTCATTACTTACTAAAGTATATTAAATAATCTTTTATACTAGTATTATTCGCATCAACTGGATTAGCTCCTTTAAACAGGAACTTGTTTACTCCCCCAACGCCACCTAGATGTGCAGCTCCTAATAAGCCCCACTCATTTATCTTAGTCCCATCGATATCTTTTCCATTAGTTCCTCTTAGGGTATTTCTAAGTCTTTCTCTATTTAAATTAGTAAATTTAATAACAGCATCAATCTGCTTCTTCCAATCTGACATATAATCAGAAGTAGTCATCCCGATATCTCTTAAAGCATCATCCCCAAATTGAAATAATCCTTTAAATCCTTGTGCATTTATTACTTCTGGATTAAAATTACTCTCTCTTTCAGCTAATCTAATTAAATATTTCTTATAATCATTTTCTATGTCTAAAGAATTTATATAAGAAGTAATCTGCTTCTTTAATTCATTCTTTTGATTTTGTCCCATATTGGCTCTATTAGTTTCCAAATTGCTAGAATCAACTGGTTTAGTAAAATTAAAATTATCGGAGCTGCTGTTAGTAGATACCCCAGAATCATTATTGCTAGGGCTGTTAGAAATATTGTTTCTATCATTTGTTAAATCTTTAAATTTCATATCTAATATTTCTGGAGATACTTTCTCTGTATTAGGATCTAATTCAGTAAAAAACTCCGAATATGATACGAAAGGATTTTTATTTTTATTCATATTAAATTCTAAAATCTATTTTACATATTTTTATCATCATTCTTTATATCTAAATCCGATTCAAATTTTTCTTGGATGATTCTGTTATCTAAGACATAATATAATTTATTTGTCCAATAAGGCCCTATATAAAGACCTACACACTCTTTTGTTTTAAAATCGATATCTTGATAGGTTGGAATATTTTCTTTATCACAACGTTCGATAAGGGTGTCTAATTGATAGCGAGGTATATTATATATAATTTTAGTTTGGCATTTATTTTTTACCCAATATTCAAATATCCCTCTATGTTTAAATACTTTTTGAAGAACATATCCAGATAAAAAATCTCCTAATTTAGATACTGAAAAGAGATTTAAGATACCTTTAGCTGTGTAATATATTATTTTTGAAGTAAAATTTTCATTTTCCAAGAATTTATCAGAGAATAATATTAAGGAATGAGTATATTCAGAAGCTTTTAAAACTTTAGATTTTATTTTTATTGACATATTATGTTTAATTTAATATATAAAAACTAAGATTTAAAAGATCTTATATTAAATTTCTTTACTACTTTTACATTTCTTAATAATGGTTCATTATCACTTCCGTATCCAACTACAATTCCTGTTACAATGTACATGTTAATGTCTCCGCCAAAATATCGGTCATATAGATTATGTAATGTTATACATGTATATCTAGTAGGTCTATATGGTAATAGGACTCTATATTGATTATTAAAACATATACATTCATAACATGATACCCCACGCTCTCTTCCAATTAATTCTCCCTCATTATTATATATACCAGAACGTTTATTGTCAGGAATCTCTCCGAATCGAATATATTCTTTCATTATATATCAATACCTTTTTCTTTAAATAAGTTATATAGTTTCTCAGCTAAATAAAAAGCATCTGGATGAGGTTTTCCAGTAGTTCCTCTATATCTAAGATTTATAAAATGTTTCCAATCAGAAATAAATCCAGTCATTACAAGTTCTGTTTTAAGAGCGTTAGGTAGTACTTGTCTTGCTTGCTGTGGGGTCCAATTAGAAGAAACTAGATTTAAATATACTTGTTCTGTAAATTCTAAAGATCTAATAAATAGAGATATAGGAGAATTATCTATATCACTTAAATGGAAATCATTTATATAGTATCCTCCTCTTTGTTTATCTGAACCATATTCTTTATGATATGATATAAATGAATCATCATCAATAAATGGAGTTGATTTAATACAATCTCCCCCAATGTGAGGTTTAATAGTAATTTTTCCTTCTGGAATGTCTAACCATGTTGGAATTATATAAGTAATCTCATTATTGAATTTATCTTTGCTATAGTTACAATACATTTGTTATGTTAAGGCTCTTTATCCTTAACTCTCCTCGTTTCCAAGGAGTATCGGACTATATCATCATCCTTTATGGATGTCCAGTACTCGTGTCAGTATTATATTCTAATAAAGTTCTACTAATTATAGGATTAGGGTCTATTCCTGCAAATATCCGTGCCTCTTCTAAGGAACTGAATACTGCATCACAATGTATTTCTCCATATTCATAGGGGATAGTTACTGTACAGGAATACCATTTGCATGGTACTAACCCAAAGAATATTCTATTAGATTCTACTCTATATTGAATAGTTCCATCTTTTAATTCTTCTTTTATAATTCTTTTCATTAGTTTCAACTGTTAGTCTCTGAACCTTCCAACTTTGTTAAAGATTGGCTTGGCTGCTGATTAGCATGATTTAATACTTTTCTACAAAATTCGTATAATTGTTCCATTGTCATAACATGTTTGCTTAGATTAGCTTGTTGTGTTACCCACTGAACATTGCCTTCAATATATCCCTTAGAAGAATCTATTCTATCAAGAGAAGCTTCTTCTATATTAGGGATATAATCCCCAGTAATAGCGCAGATTTGATTCTGCTCTTGAAATAGATTCCATAGATATTCTATAGATACCTCAAAAACATAACCCCTCTTCTCGGCTGATCTTCTTAGTCTAGTATGCTCAGTGAGAGTTAAATCTCCAACTCTACCATTTGTAATGGTAGTTTGTAAAGCTCTTTCTCTCTGAGCACATTTCTCACATTGAAAGTCCCTATTCTTATAGAGAAGTTCAATTGGTAATTTATAAGCCTCAGTTCCACAATCACATTTAACCTTATAATAGGCTGTAGAGTTTCTATATATTGGTCCCTCAATAACAGTCCAATGTTTATATCTACTACCTATCTCCAATTTAGTAGTTCTTTTTCTTGCAGAACAAGACTTACAGCTAGATGATTTTCCAGTTCTGAGTGCAGAAGCAATTATTTCGTTTATAGCTCCACACTTACACTGACATTGTACATACCTAGCTTTGTTCCTAGATGGAACATCTGTATTTATAACAGTCCAATCTCCAAATTTATCACCAACTTTAATATCCAATTTTCTCATAGTTATAATTCTTTTTAAGATTATTACTATGTTAAAGTTAATAATAAATTTGGATATATCCAAATTTTTAAGAAAAATATTAAATTTTAGCCTTCCAGCAATTCACTGGATTATTCGTAAATAATTACTTATTTAAGCCGCCATTATTATTTGACGGGTGCTTTCTTGAGCAAAACTAAATGTTCTATGCCTTAAAAATTCCATTGATATAGCTCTATCACATGTAAAATGAATTGTGATTCTCTTTTCATGAAATTCTGTAGGTTCACATAAATACTTTAAGTCATTAATCCAATTATTTTCTATAATTACCCTATAATTCGTACTGACTAAAATTGAAAGTGTATCTTCATCAAATAATCGACCTCCATAAACCTTAGAATAAGGATTCTTTTCATATTTATCTAATAATTCGGGATTACCATTACCTTTTGTAATTTGTGTAGCTAATTTTTCTATAGATATATCTTGTCGTAAATATACAGTACCATGCTCTAGAATACTACAATTACCACAGATAGAAGTTTGTCCATTTGTTCCTCTTACTAAAATAAGACCTGTAGATACAGTAACACAATAAACACTTAATTCTTCATTACTGATAATAACCTTTTTATTCTTTTTTCTACTATCATTATTTATAATATATTGTGTAGTTTTAAAAAATACTTTATAACAAGGGTAGGCAGAATTTTCAATTGTAGTTCCCTCAATTACGTTATATCCAGCTAGTGGAGCATAAGTTAAAATCCAATCTATTATACTTCTACTAGTATTACAAAAACATATAGTATTAGTATTTTTAGCAATATGACCATCTGAATTAATTAATCCTTGTATTACAGAATGAATTTGTAACGGATTTAAATCATTATCCTCTATTATTTTTATTCCTCTATAATATTTAAAAGCAAATAATCTTCCTATATTTGGACTATATATTTTATAATGATTATCTTTCCCTACTTCAAAACTAAACCCACAATCTAAACATAATTGTTTTAAATATTCTATTTTCCTAGTTTTCTTTAAATGAAATATAAGTTTATTGGAAGTTTTTTCTGAAGATATACCATCTCCTAACCAAAATCCAACCAATTCATAAAACGGATCAGTTGCTTTTTGCAAAATACAATTAGTAGGTACTTTAAATTGTCTTTCTCCTAAAGTTTTTTCTCTACCATTATTATCTTTATAGTAAGTATTACAAGAAAATAGCTCGTATAAATTCTCCTTATAAAAATTATGTTTAGAATCTCTAAACATTCCAAACATTTTATGTCCATCAGTAACTTTTAATCCTAATTCTGGATACTTATAAAATTTTCCAGAGTATTTATACTTTAGCACTCTACTAGGAGTTTCAAACCCTTTAAAAGTTCTATCAGGATTTATGGCTGCAACTTTTTCTCCATTATAATCTTTCCATTTCTTCCACCCATTCTCCGTGAGAACTTCAGAATCTCCTGTATAACAATGTCCGCTTTTAATAAGTCTATCTACAAAAGGTTTAGCAGAATCCTCTGTTATTTTATCAGAACTTTTATAACAAATACGTCCTGCACGTTCAATACTTTTATAAATCCCATTAAGACCTTCTTCCTGATCCCATATTTCAACACTTGGTTTAATTAATTTCATATATTAAATTTAATCATTCCACAATCCTATTTGTTTTCCTATATTCACATCAATAAAGCAAAATTTAGTTTCATCTTCTAAAGTAATTATAAAATTTTCAACTTCTGAAACTAAAGCAGCTTCTTTTTTATCCCAACAATGTGTCCTGTTCTATATACATCCTCATTAGTAGACTTTTCTTCATCAATTCCTACAAAGTATACTACATCATCTTTATATTTAGAACATTCCTCACAAGCATGATTAGAGTATCCTACATTTTTACCATGAAGCTTTTCTACTTCGGAAGATACTTTTGGAGTTAATAGTGTATTACATATAATATTTTCTTCTGCAACTCTTCCACAGATAGGACAAATATAATTAACTATAGCAACTTTAAAATTATCCATTAGATTTAAGTTTTATTATATCCTCAACTTCGTTTATTTGTCTTATGTATAAATTCTCTAAATTTCTTACCTTTTTCAATCTTTTATATAGATGTTTCCTATAATCTTTAAGAAGTTTGGATTGATATTTATTGATATCTTCTTTATTAAGTATTATATAACCTTTAGTTTCAAAATTAATATTTTTATAATAATAAACACAGTAAATACTCTCATCAGGACGTACAGTATGCTCTTCATAAATCCATTCTCCATTACGAAATGGATCCATACTAAAGTCTTTTATTACTAGACAATAATAACCATTATAAGGTATACAATAATGAACTTTATACTCTTTAATATCTTTATAATCAATAATCCATACTGTATCCCATTCTTTTAAATCTTTAAAAGTTTTCATGATGAATTTTATATTTTACTTTCTAATTCTCGAATATATTTAAGTTGTTCTAAATAATTTTCTTGTTGCTTTTTTAATTTCTTTATTGATGAAATTAATTGTTCTTTCATCTTATTTAATTTGTCTTTTGCTATTATGAATTGATATTTAGCAATATCTTCTTTATTTATTACATAGTAATAATAATAAGTAGATTTTTCAACTTTAAATACAGATTCTGATTCAGGAGCTTCAAATGGAAGATCGCACATTAAAATAGTATAAATCATTCCAGATGGGTATTTATATGTACTACATACTTCTTCTTTAGTAATCTTTTTATTACATATTTTATATAAAAAATCCCCTCCTTTTAAGTCACTAAACATTTTCATTTAATTGTGTCTCTAGACATGTTTTATAATCATTCCATTTATCATATTTCTTTTGATAGTACTTTATTTTACGATTTATTTCTGATAAATGTTTTTTAGTTAGTTGTATTTGTTTCTTTAAGATATCTTCCTTATTTAATACAATAGTATCAACACTAATAAGATGATTGTTTTTAGGATTATATAAATATCCACCTATAAATCCATCTGTAAGGTAAAATCGTATTTCTCCTGTATCAAGAGTATTTATTTGACAAACTTCTGTTACAGTATATCCATTTTTACGTACTATATAAACAACATCACCTTCTTCTAAATTCTCAAATGTTTTCTTCATATTTTACTTATTATCCATCCATGCAACAGTCATTATACTGTATGTAGCGAGATCAATTAATGTATCTCTAAGCTTCTCATCCTTTACTTCTATAGTACCTTTTTTAATAATAGATGAAAATCTACTTAATTTATCCTGCAATCTAATCTTAGATACTAATAATCCATCCTCATCTAATTGCTTATAAAAAGAATTTCCGTAATCACTATTTTTTATTTCGTACAATTCAAGTATTTCATCAGTTAGTAATTCCATAACCTCTGAATAATTCATAATAAATATATTTAAAATGTTAATACTAATCAATAAAATCTATTTTTCCAACACATGAATGTAAAATACTTCTAGGTTCATCTTCTAATACTATTCTATAATAAAAATCAGTATAATCACATACTATCCCAGCAAAATATCCAATAACATCACCATCGATTTTACATAATTTTCCTATTTTATTATATAACTTTCTTAACCTTGAAGGGATAGTCTTATTCCATTCTGGGATGATATAATCCGGATCTTGTAATTGATATGGGGTTATGTATATATCATTACCTCCATCATAAAAATATTTAATGAAATTGTTATCTCTCTCGCCCCTTTTCTTAACCCACCGATTAAATAATTCCATTCTTTTCTCTATTTGGAAATTATGTACTTTCATTTTATTTATTTAAAGAATTTAATTTAGACTCTATAATATCTACATTAACCATTGATAATCCATCTCCAATACAAATTTTAAGACTTTTATTCCTTTCCTTATTCCACTTTAAAATTGTTTCTAATTGGGCTATAGTGGGAGTAAAATCTTTCTCCATATATAACCATCTTCCACATGAGAATTTAATATATCCATTAGTTTCTAATATTCTATCAGAATTTGTTCCTGATAAATTTAAATATTTAACTAATCTATTAGAGAAATTTATATGATCATAATCTGGACATCCATATAATTCTCCATTTGGAGATAACCAACCACTATTCCATATACATTCAAGAATATCTTCTGGAAAGATATTATCTCCTCTAAGAGTATCTAATTCAGATTGAGCTTTTTTATGCTCCGGGATATAATTTAATCCGTTAGATGAATCTAATTTTAATAATTCTATAGTTCGATAGTCACGTTCTTCTATTAAATAATCTAGAGCATATTTAAAACTAAAGTTTAGTGTGGATAGGTATTCAGAAACAAGGTCCTTGTAAGAAGAAGCTTTATTAGGAGAATCTAAATGTTCGACATAATTAAATACATCAACATTATCTGCTTCCAAAGACTCTTCGTCATAAAGATAATCTTTAACTTTTAGATTTATATTACATTTTATCAAAGTACAAAACTCTTTCCAATTATTCTCTAATTCGTGAATCTCCTCAAAAGTATTTTTTAAAAGAGAGTAATAATGTTTTCTATCCTCATCTGTATCAAGATACAATCCTTTTGAATATCCCATAACCTGAGAAGCTAAATCCCTAAATTTGTATTCAAAAGATTCTTGTATACTATCTCTACTTAAATACATTCTATCTTCCTCATGATTATCTTCTATAGTAAAATTTATACCATCCTCAGTTACAGCTTTCTTTTTACCTTCTAAAATTTCTAGAAGTGTTTCATCATCTATATTTGGAATAGCTTCTCGAATTTTTTGAATTGAATCTATTTTACAATCCTGCCAGAAGTTTCTTAAATAATATGTAAGCATTTTATTAGATTTTATATAATTTATCAGTATATTCAGTATTTATTGCTATGTCAGGCTTTCCTTCGGAATCTTTAAATAGAATATATTTAACACAAAATAATCGTTTTGATTTTATATCTTCTATACATATTCTATATAAAATAGTTTCCTCCGTCTTCTTAATTTCTTCTTGACAAATAAATTTTGCTCCCAATTTTTTATTTATTGGATTATTTTTATCTAGGGAGATTAGACTAATCCAATCTTCCCTAGTAATATCAATATATTTATTCTTCACAATGTACTTCTTTAATATCTATATTAGAGGTTTCGAAAGAAAATATACTTCCTATTTCGCCAATTATATATTCTTTTATCAATTCTTTGGGAATATCAGAAAAAGTTAAATAATTAGTATCATAACAATAATTTATAATATCAAGTAATTCTTCTTCCGAAATAATTTCTTCGGTTGATAAAGTAATTTTAAAATTTCTCATAATTAATCTTTTAATAAATCAGATTCTTCTTCCTCTTCAAATTCTTTTTCGATTTCTTTAAATAACTCATTTCTAATTTCTTTCGGAAGTTCTTCTACTTCTAATAAAGGATCTACATCATCAAATACATCTGATGTATAGGGTTCATCAAAATCAATATAGGTTTCCATTCTAATTTCTATAAAGAGTTCTTTTTATAAATTTTCTATTCCCACTTTCATCTAACGAAGAATAAATACTACAAGTATATAATCCATATACATGAGGTTTCTTTAATATAATATCCAACATATATTCAAAATCAAATATACCTCTTTGTAGTAATTTTAATACTTCTGTAAGTTCTTCGGAAGTTGGTTCTTTTCCTAACTCTTCTGTAATATATATATGAACTAAGTTAGTTGCTTCCTCAGAATTTAAAGATTTGTTATTAATTACTTTATTTATAGTGTTATATAAATCTTTCATTTATTTAAATGATATTTTAATACCTATAGCACTTAGAATCAGAATATTCTCCTATTGAAGATCTTTTTCCATCTCTCCAAAGATAGAAGTCCTTATATACTTCAAATATAGGATTTCCTTCTTCCGAATACATGAAAGTATTATAAAAGACTAGTCCATATGGAATATCTCTATCTCCAAACATATTATATTCCTCACAATCTATTTCTGAACATACTGAATAATATCTAGCTTTATTTATTTCAATGAACCAAGCAATATATGGATTAGAGTCTTTATTTAATCTAATACTATCAAGTGCTAAATAGGATTTAAATTTAATATTTCCTTTTCCTGATATTGTATTTATATATCCTTTATGATTATTAAATAACTCTTCTCTAACATTATTAGATATAATATACTCAGAACCGTTACTTAATACACATCCTAATTTTATATTCTGTGTAGTTCCTAGAGCAATAGGTTGGATTTCTATAGATTGCAAGAAGTAATCTTTATTATTTAAATACTTACATTTATTTTTAATATAAATCACAAGATCGTTAAAATCATAATCTTTGCTCTCTATATCTTCAAATAATATGGTTTGAGCATATTGACTAAATAAGTTATTAGTATCTACAGCAATAGTATCTAATTTAAGACTATCAAATCTATTTAATACATTTGGAATATATATATTTATAGGAGTATTAGTTACAGCTAAAGTATCCTTTCCGAATGTTACTATAGTAGATAAATTTTCTTTTACTGGAACTGTATATAAATTCATTGAAGATAGCGTTTGAACTAATTCACTTTTATCTTTTTTATATACATCTCCGGTACATTTTGTTAATAAAAATATTAGTGATAATAATGCAAAAATAAAGATTCTTTTCATACTATTCAATATTCTCGTAGGTTTTTTCAAAAATATCCGGTTTACAGGGATAAAACTCTCCGTGTACTCCTTTAATAATATAATCTCCAAAAGAGGCCCTTATAGGTCCTTCCAGAGTTTCAATAAATAAATATCCTTGTTTTTTATATAGATCTATATAATGCTGTGTAGGAGTATCATTAAACAGGAATTTTAAACATTCTGATATAGAAGAGTCATTATTTAAAAACTGTACAGCTTCTATTACTACAGGCTTTTTTCTATACTTCATTTCGATTTAAGTTAGTTTATTCTAAAGTTTTTAGATACTTTTTTCTTATATTTTCTTTTATCGTCAAAGTTCTTTCATTACTACTCCAAGTATGATATTTTATACATTCCTGTATAGTCATATGATTATATAAGTAATCTAGTATAGCTTCCCATGTAGCCATACTTATTATATCAGAATCTACTTCATATTTATTTGCCCAATTAAATATCCATACAATATGATATTTTCTAAATAAACATATCTGGATATAGGGGTCCCATTCATGCCTAACTTCATCATATTTCCATTTCCATCCTAACCCTGAGAATCTTATACTTATAATAGGATTATAATAATCTCTTCTAATAGGAAGTCCAAAAAACCATAAATTTTTCTTAATTATAAGATGACATTTAGGTCTTTTAAATATTTTTCTAACTTTCCACCAATAATAAAGAGGATTATTATATTGATTAATAATCTTTATCTTTGACTTTATTGGATTCATAATCTAATGCTTTAATAAGATAATTTATAGCTTCAAGTTCTCCATAAGTTAGATTAAATACTCTTTCATTTATAGCTATATCCCATCCCTCTCCATTAGTCCATTCGGTTATTTCTATAAAAGAAGACTTATTTTTTAAGTGATCATACTTTTGAAGATCATCATTGATCGATTTTCTACTGTTAATTTTCATATTCAATTATTATTTAATCCTCTTCATCATAATTATTATATATATCTTCTTCATATCTAATTGTTTTAAATACAGGTTGAGTTGGAATTCCACCTTCTGACATATTAAAATATGTAACAGTACCCATATGTCCAATAATATTAGACATATTCTTTATATAATCCAATTTAGTATTCCTATCTCCTACAGGTTTTGCTTTGAATCTTTTTCCAGATTTAGTCTCCATTACAAAACACATATCCTCTTCGGGTCTTAATCCTCGAATCCATCCAACAATAAGAAATTCTTCATCCTTATAGTCCTTAATCTTTATAGCTGCGCTAGTCTTCTTTCCATATCCATAATATGCGTCTAATCGTTTAATGACTACTCCTTCAAATCCTTCTGCTACATATTTCTTATTTAATTTATCAATTCCTAACCATCCAGAAATTGGAGTTTGTTCTACTAATTTTAAGTGAAACGATTTAGATATAATAGGTTCTAGTTCCTGCATTAATTCCCATCTATCCTCAAATTTCATTTTATCATCAGCGATATCGTATATCCAATATTGTAATTGGATAATATCTTGATATTTTTCAGGAGTAATTTCCTTAGTTCTAGCTAATCCAGAGATCTTTTGTAACGGCCATCCATGTTTATAAATTTCTCCATCTAACATTATATCCGGATACTTTTTAAATATCTCTATCATAGCAGGATCATTAATTAGATGTTCTGCTGCTATGTTGTAGTCTTTACCGCCCCTGGAACTTGTCCTAATCTCTCCATCCCTCTGATAGAAGATACACTTTACTCCATCCAATTTTCTTGAAGCTAAATATTCTTTATCAAAAGCTTTAGTAGCTACTTCCGTATATTTTTTACATCCCATTGGAATAGGAACATTATCGGCATTAGTTTTTATTAACGGAAGTTTTTCATTTATTTCTTCTTCTGATAACTTATCCAAAGGCTTTGTGAATAATTCTTCTACTTTCTTATATCCTTTATCTAAATACTTAGATATAGTAGAATTATATTCTAAATCTCCTTGTTGATGAACAGTTCTTTTAGCTTTACCTTCTGTAATAACTTTCTCAGGCTGTTCAATGAGTTTTCCTTTAAATAATCCAGTTTTTTTAAAGATTCTAAATTCATTAGGTATAGGGAGGTATTTAGCACTAGCATATACTACTCTAATTTTTCCTTTAGAATCTCTAGATATTAATTCATTCTTATACGTTGTTCTCATTAGATAGTAAAAGATTACATATAGTTGTAAAAGATGTTCCATTAGAAAGTTCTTCTAATATCTTTCTTTGAGTTGTTCCTTCCATTTCTACAGAAGTTATTACATCCATCCATTCTGGATATGTTTTTATTGTAAAGGAGTCTTTACTCATTCTAGAAAGATATTTAGCATAGAAATTACCTTTATAATATACTTCAGTTAAAACTCCGTTTACGTCTACTTCTATTTTTACTTTATTATATTCTTCAAAAGGCATTCCATATATAGTCTCATTAATAATTTTATGATAATTATAGAACATTTCCTCAGGAGTACTTTCTAAAGTTCCATCTTTAGTTATACGTATTTCTAAATCTTTGAACTTAATATAGAATCCTTCTAATTTCTGTGATCTAATCTGATTTGTGATATATAAAAGTTCAGTTTGAGTAGTTACAGTGGCGAGTAATTCTCCTTCTGGAGTATAAATCTCTACAGGAATATCTTTTGGAAAATTTAAGTCTATATTATAATCCATTTTAATTTAATAAATAAATGTTATTTTTAGTTCTAGACAATGCTACATATTGTAATTGTCTTAATTCCTCTTCATCTTTACATCTTAAAATATCTTTCATATCTATATAAACATTAGTAATCGAGCTTCCTTGGCTTTTATGTGTTGAAATAGCATATCCAGGCTTTAGTGTTGCTGATTTTATTAATCTCCCATCATAATATAAATCAATCGGGGATGCAAAGTATTGTTGTAACTTATAATATTTACCCCACAATGCTCCATATAATCTAGAATTTACTTTCTTGTCTACTTTTAGAGCGGCTAGTCTAGTTGTTTCAAATAAGGATATAAAAGAATTTAATATTTCAGGATCTATATATTTAGATATAATAAATACTTCTATATCATCTTCATATATAAAATCTCTTAAAGTTAATATAAATCCCTTTAATTCTAGAGGAAATATTTGAGATGGAGGTTTAATATAAGGCTTTACATCTTTTATTATATAATCTAGAGAGTTATATATTTTTCCAAAATAATCATCGGACTCAAAGTTATCATATCCAGTTAGAAATCCTCCAATATTATATTCTTCATTATTATTAAATAAAAGTTTATTAAGTACAGTATTATACTCATTTAATCTTTTATTTGTATATGTAAGAATTCTACATAAGTACGGATCTTCTTTACTAATAGCCTTCTTAAAATTCTTTCCAGCTTTGATTATAAAATCTTTTACATTGTTACAGTTATATAAAGATCCATAGTTGGACTTAAACTCTTTAAACCTACCAAAATGTGGAGATGTTCTTAATTCATCTAATAAATATAATAACGGAGCTTCATCTTTCTGTCGGTATATTTTGGTTAATTCTATTTTATTCTTTAAAGAGAATACTTTAGATATTTCTAAATCTTTAACTCCTCGTAGTTGTGCTGAATCACCTAGAAAAACTATCTTTACATTCCTTTTTGATACTAACTCTTTATCTATAAACTCGTATAAATCAGAGGTTATCATACTGCATTCATCTACTATTACTAATCTAGGAATTCTAGCTTTCCGATTATGTTTCAACCCGCTTTGAAATTCTAATTCTTTAATATTTAATTGTTCAATTTCTAGATTAGGCTTTAACAACAATAACTGATGTAATGTTAATGTTTCAGTCTTAGTAAGTTTCTCTAGATTAATCCTAGCTTTATGAGTTGGAGCACATACTACATAATCATAACTATGGTTATCTAAATATGCTATTACTTGTGATATAACTGAAGTTTTACCTGTTCCAGCTTTTCCAGACAATAATAATTTATTATTATCAGTGTTGTCTTTGTTACTAATGTTTTTATTATTTATAAACTTAATAATTTTCTTAATTGTAGATAATTGTTCCCAAGATAATTCAAAATCCAGCGTATGGAATCCTTTTATTTCAGATTCCAACTCTTGATCTTCTTTTTCTTGTATTAAAGCACTTCCAAATTCAGAAAATATGTTATTTGCATTCTCCATTAGAACATAACCTCGTTATTTATATGTTTTACAGTATATATTACTATGGTAGAAATATGATCAAAATCTCCTGACATCACTTTTATATAATTCATTAGATCTTGATCTACATTAAGATCATAGGAGGATATATTCTGTAATGTTTTAAAATCTAAATCTTGTTGGTAACTATATATACATCTAGAAGCTTTCCTAATAAGATCTATATTTTCTATTTCATCGAATAATATTTTATATTCTGATTTATTCGGAGTAGAAAATTCAATTCCTAATATTTCTAATATAAGCATCATTGTTTTCCAGTTGATCCAAATCCACCAATCCCTCTATTTGTTACATCTAAATCTTCTAAATTATCTACTTCTTCCCATTCACATATCTCTACCTTTTGAAGAATTAATTGGCAAATTCTATCTCCTTCTGAGATATCTACAGGTTTATTCCATGAAGGATTTACTAAAATAGCTCCATAATTCCCTCTATAATCAAAATCTATAATCCCAATTGCATTTCCAAGAATCAATCCATCTTTAAGAGCTACTCCACTACGAATATGTAAAGTAATCATATAACCTTCCGGAATACTTGTATGAATATCTAAAGGAACTAAAACTCTTGACCCTGGCTGCATCGAGATAGATTTAATTTTTTTTGTTTCCGCATCTAAAGTATATACAACAGGACCATATTTAATTAAATCTTTTGGATCAATATTACTAAAGCTAGCCCTTGCGTCCATCCCTGCTGCCCCAGATGTTTTATATTTAGGTAGTTCGTTATTAGATTTATTATATATTTTTACTTTCATTTTTTCTTAGATTTCTTTGATACTGTTATAGTTTTATTTCCTTTTCTTTTTCCATCTCCTTCTTTTAATATTTCAAGTATTTTAAAAGTTTTATTAAACGTAGAAAAGTCTGCCCAATTATTAGTTTTAGGTAAATCAGTATATCTATATTTAATATTAGGTGATGATATATCCAAAATTTCTATATTATAATTACTACTTCCTCCTTCTACAAGTATAATATCTCCAATTTTGAGATCTTCTGCTAACATAGATAAAATATATTTATTCTTTATTATGTTCGTATTCTTTTACTTTAGATATAATAAATTCTTTGGTTAATTTATACAATCTACTTTCTGCATAAGAAAAATATAAATAATTCCCGTCGTCGTCTGTTAATTCAAATACTGGAAGTTCTCTAGCAGCATATTTATTTAATATAGCTCTTCCCTTTTTCTTATCCTTAGTATATGATATATCATAATAATTTATATTTAAATTCTCTATATCATTATCAGGAGGAAGAATATCGAAAGGATCGATATCAGATTCCAGACTATTATATATAAAATTTAATATCATGATTTAAAATATTTATATATAATCTTTAACTCACAACCTTTTAGTCCATCTTGATCTATATATTTAAGAGCAGTATCTTTATTATAAATAGCGTTAGTATTATACACTCCAAACTCTTTTGTTATAGGATTGTAATAATTAGATAATTTAGGATTATATATAGCATAAAAAGATTTAATCATTATCGTCAGGATTTGGAATTAATAAAACTGGAAGTACTTCACATTCTTTCAATTCTTTTTTAATTATAACATTTTTAGCTTCATCTTCTGTATTATATAATGGAACTAATCCTCCAGTTCTAAATAGTTCACAGGTATCGTCCCAGTACAATCCGTTGTTTAAATTGTGAATAGTATATTTCATCAAACATCCTCCCCATTTATTACTTGAATATTTTCTATTTCTGGATCTAAACAAGAAGAGTCTATAAGTATTTCTTCATCGTAATCCCAGTATCCGGAACTAAATTTATCTATTGCTTTTTTTTCATTATCTGCATCGATATCTACATAAAATGTAGAATCACAAGATACTGTATAAGTAATTCTATATTTCATATACTTATTATATTTTAGTTATATCACATTGTTCTCCAGAACAAGCCTGAGCTCCTGTTGTATCTGCATCAATCAATACTTTTTTCCATTTAACTGTAGTCCAATCGATAGGAGTATAGTTTCTAGTTATATCACACCAATCATGATATAATTGTACATATTTAAGAGCTTCAATCATAGTACTATAATCTTCTCCGAAATATGTATCTCCGAACTTCTTCATTCTCCGCATTATATCTCTTTTAGTATTTAGATTTTTTATATTAGTAAATGCTGTTTTATCTAAATACTTCTGAATTTCTGCAATTGGAATTTCTATATCAGAATCTAAAATTTCATCTATGAATTCTTCTGTATATCCCAATATGGATAATACTTTAACCCAATTATTATATTGAATTGAATTAGCTTTTACCCATTCAGAATGAGGTTTATTTAAATAAGAGGGATCTTCTGCTACATTAAGTTCTTTAATAAATTCTTTAGCATCTTCAACAGTAGAATATAGTTTCTCCCCTTTATAATTAAATGTATCACAAGCTTTCCACAAATTCCCGAAAGTTTTTTCTGCATCTACGATTAGACCTGAGGCAAATATTACTCCGTCCCCATACATTTCCACTAATTCTTCTGGGATAAATACTTCTGAGTATGGAGGTTGTGTAAAAGTAATGTCTCCAGTTGAAGGAATAAATGATACTCCAGCAATAAAGTTTTTATTATTCCATACCCAATCTTTTACTCTATGCCAATCTTGATTTGGAACTATAACAGTATTAGATACATTATTACATACAGGATTAGTAGGATCTACCATTCCTGGAAGAATCCAGTTGTTATATAGTAATTTAATTACTTCTAATTGTTTAATTCCTAGTAATTCCGATTTGGTTTTAACGTTATCATCCGATTCTATTGCGAACATAATACAATTATCAGTATGATTATTAGACCAAACAGATTCTACTACTGCTTTAGGATTATATTTAGTGTATACTTTACCTGCTTCTTCTTCTTTATTAACCTGAACTCTCCGGATATATCTTTTCGCATGTTGACCATGACATCCGGGAGTGTTTCCAGTTAAGGTACTTATATTTCCATCCATTATATATTCTATATAAGACGCAACTCTTATATACGTTCTCTTATGAACTGCTATATGTCACCATATAGATTAGACTATATCATCATCCTATTTAAATAATAGGAGCACCGCGCTTCCAGTGTCATTAGCTTACACTGTACTCTATTTCTAGATAGTCGTTGAACCCGATTTAACTTGGCTGCTGATTAGGTTTATATAGAAATAAACCATTCCAGCAATTCACGGTGTTTATATTTAAATATTACTATTTAAATGCCCAATATTTTAGGCTTAATACAAGTAGTCCTAGATGCAGGATTAATTCTTAGTAAGTTAGCTATTTTGCTATTTTGTTCTTTAATAATCTCAGCTCCTTTACGCAGAATATTTTCATTTAATAATATATCAGGATTCATCATAATCCCGCTAATAGATACTCCAATTAATGGATCATTCTTAGCTAATTGCTCTGTTACTTCACCCAAGAAAGGGAAAGAATTATATGTAGCTTGAATTGTTCCAATAGTAGCAGCTGCTTTACATTGTTTATAGAATTTTTCTTCTGTTGTAGATTCTTTACCTGAGATAGAGATCAAATTACAAAACTGTATCCCGGTTTGTTTAGATACTCCATCAAGTTTCTGTATTTCTAGTACGGGTTTAAAACCAATCTCGAAGCATGGATTACACCCTATACCAGAATCAGACCTAAAGAAAAACCCAGGTTCTCCATATTCTTTAGTAGATTCAAAGATTTTATTAAATACTTCTTTATTATCATCACTTCTCTCCAAAGCAACAGAAGCATTATATCTTCCACGTTGAGGATTATCATAAAACCAATTACCTACTTTAGAATTATACATCTCCTCATCATTAGGAGAGAATAATATAGCTAAAGCAGACCTGCGCACACCACCCGAAAGTACACTGTCTGCACAGTGTGATAATATATCAGCACAGTTAAGTGGAGATAATCTTCTAGTAGTTTTATGAACATTACTAAGTAAAGAATCTATTTTATTTAAAGCATTTCTTAAACCATCAGGACCTGGAGCTATAAATCCGCCTGATATTAAACTTCCACTAGGTCTAATTTTAGAATAATCAAACTTAGGATAAGTTACGTTAGAATTAAAATAATATTGAACTAATCTACCAATAGCTAAACTCCAACTTTCAATACTGTCCCCAATTACATATTCTTCAACTGAGCTATTAAGTCTTTCAGGCATCATGGGAAGAATATTTACGTGTTTATATTCAACAGAACACCCTACTCCACAACCACATAACAGTAAATACTCAATTTGCTCAAATCTTTCTAGACTATCTATATACGTATATGAACAATTGAAGATTTTTTCATTCTTTCTTAAAATAGGATCGCCTCCGAATTGCAAAGCTCTCTGAGATCCATAAACATTTTTATTTTTATACTCCTCAAAGGCTTCTAATAAATCATTATTAAATTCTGCATTATTTAATACTTCTGGATATTTATCTTTAAGATGTTTTAAATGCATCTGTAATATTCTATCTACAGATTCCTCAAAGGTCTCTTTCCTTTTCAGATTAGAATTATATCTAGCATATTTAGATTGAAAAATAAATTCTCCTAAAGCATTAGATTGATCATTGTACATATTAAATTTCAAATAAATTATTTAAAAGTAAATTCTTTTCAAAAGGATTGACAACATCTTTATCATCCCTTAATAATTCAGTAAATGCGTTATATGCGGTAAATAACGAAACTTCCTCATCTTCCGGAATATAATACTCTGAGTCGGGATTTAAAACTAAATTTTTATATGCAGATATTGCAGTAGTTGGGGATAATTTAGCTTTTCCAAAATCACTTTTATACTCAGATTTAATACAAAAATCTACCCATTTACCTAGAGTATTAGTCATATCTACTTTATCTCTAGATATAAATGTGTTCTTTAATTTTTTAATCTTAACTCCTAAATCATCTGTTAAATTCATTAGGTTTTTAATGGGAGAAATATCATACATCTTTTGTGGCTCTAATACTTGTGTATTTAAATATGTAGCATTAAACACACAAAGATTTAAACACGCCATATTAATCCCTCCCCTAAAAATTTTTACTACTGGGACTTTACAATCTAATCCATAAATTAAAGATATTACTTGCTGATGATCTTCATACTCCCAATAGTTTTTAGGTAAAACTGCTTGAATATAAACTCTATTATACATTATATCTTTTTCTTCTCCAATACTAATCTGTTTTGGCTCTTTTACTTTACATATAAATTCATCTGTAAATTTACTCATTGATTGAAGAAAGGGATCTATGTAGTCTTTAGTAGAATAGAATTCTTTCTTTCCTATTTGCGTTGCTTTTCCTTTTAATAATTGTTCTAAAGTTATTTCCATGTATTAATATCCAAATATATAACAGCAGTTATTAAAACTTGCATAATTAAAATTATCTTCTATATAAGTACATGCATCTACATATTCATATATTCGAGGATCTATAGTAATATTTAATGTATTTATCATAAAATCTATCCATTCTTTATTTTGTATTTTCCCTATATAATTATCTAAAGCATATTGATAATCCTCAAGACTAGTAATAATAGAGTTAATATATGCTAAGATGATTATAAATATATTTTCTTCGTAATAATAATATGGAATTGTAGCTATTAAAAATAGTTCGTTAATACTCCAATCTTTAGTTTTTAACAGATCAGATAAATTAGGATTTGTATTATTAGGATTTATGGTAATAATATAATTAGAGTATTTTAAGTCCTTTGCAACAAATAGTATTGAATTTGTTGTTTCATCACTATCTATACATTTCCAGAGTAAGGAGTAGAAAGAAGGATTTGATTCTAACCAGTTATAATCTATTTCAATTGTATCTGATTTCTTTGTATCACATAAATAAACGAAGCCCATGTTTATATAAAATTTTATTTAAGTATATAATAAATATCCTTATTTAAATAATTCGATTTATATAGATACATATTTATTGTTTTGAATTAAATAAATAAATTTTATCTTCAAACTCAATTGTATGTAAATCATCTAATATAGTGTCTATATCTATATAAGTTAGTAGTTCTGAATTGTTTATACGTTCTCCAAATATAATTTGTATTAAATCCTTTTTGGCATTTATAGTTTTATAGTTTTCTATACTTCCTATATACTTCCTAATAGCTTTTGGATAATCTTCACATATATCTTTTATATATCCTTCACTATAATATAAGATAGAAATAAATAACTCAAACTCACTAATTTTATGAGATACTTTGATAAAATCTACAATATCTTTAAATAACCAATAAGTATTACTTAGATAATCTATTAATTTTTGAGAATATATATCAAATATATTTATAGCAAAATCAAAATTCTCTAAATAATAAGTAACATTATCTATTGCAGAATTATCTTCATCAGGATTAATAAGGGTGGTCAAATTTATATTATTCTTATTACAAAATTCATAAACATCCTGAGAATTACTTAAATAGATTATAGGAGTTTTAGAAGTATCTTTAATTGAATATATAAAAGCATTCATACTTAATTAGTTTTATGATATAAATACCAACAATCATCAAAATCTACAATATTGAATTTGTCACGTAAAAATTTAAAAGAATCAATATAATTACATAAATCGGTTGCAGAAAGGTTTATATCATAATAATCTTTTATAATAGAATCAAACTCATGATATGGATACTTTTTAAAATAAGTACTTAAAGCAATTGTATACTCATTAACTATATCATTTGAATAACCTTCAGAATAGTATAAAAAAGAAATTAATATTCCTTCATCACATAGACCTTTTTCAGAAAGTTCGATAATATTTATAATATCTTCAACTCTAAAGACAATTTCTTTAAGACATTGACATAATTTTGGATCTTCAATATTATATAAGTGTATACTGTAATCACTACCTTCTATATCATAAGTAATCCAACTTTCACAAGAATCATATACGAAAAGTTCATCATCTGATATTATATTATTCCCCTTACAGAAATTAATAAATTCTTGAATATTATTAAACTCGGTAGAATTTTTATTTCCTCTTATATTAAATTTTATCATATAAAAATATATAGTTTGTATTATTAAAGCTAATAGTGGTATACTGTTCCAAAAAGAACTTTTTAAAGTCTATATATCTAGAAAATAATGGTGTTGCTCTTATCATATCTCCATATATACTAAGATATAAATCTATATAATCTTCATCATCTTCTATTTTACATGAAAAAGATTCAAGTGCATATTCAAAATTTTCTAAATTAGTATAATTATGAAAATAATATAAACAACAGAGAAATAATTCATAATCGTCTAACTTTTCTGATTCTTCAACTATACAAACAATTTCATCAAGAGTCATTTCCTTTTCTATAAACATCTTAAGTAAATCCTCATTAAGATTTAAAAGAATAAAATAATTAGATTGTTCATTTGATTTTGGAATAAAAGAAAGTGTATATTTTAATCCAATAGAACTATCACAACTTAATGGTAAAGAAGTATCATATTTTTGTTCTTGACAATACTTATAAATACTCTTTTTATCTCTTAGGGGAATTATCACTTTAGCATTCCCTCCTACGAACGTTCCACTTATCATATCATTCTTTAATTACTCCAGTTGTTACATGGTCATTAAATACTTCCATAAAACCTACTCCCCATTTAGTCTTCCCAAAATTAGCAGCTATATAATTAGAAGATCCATATAAACTTGGAACAGAAATATATTGAAACCTTCTGGATTCTGTTATAGCATATTGATGTAAATCTCCTTTTATTACATAGAGATTGTCTTTAAATTTTAATCCAGAATCATAAATATAATCATTTACCCAATTTATTGTTCTATCATTCAATGTAAGAGGCATTCCTTTAAATTGAGTATCTGAATCTTTTCCATGTAAGAAAATAATACTATTGTTTCCGATATCAAATTTATCGATTGGAAGATTAGAAATGTGGGATTCTATATTCAGTTCTTTAAGTTTAGCAGAAAGAACAACGTTATTTAGCCATCCCCAGTCACCGTCATGGTTTGAATCTCCAATACAAATATATTTAATATGAGAATTTTCTACATAATCAAGTAATTTATTAAAGAACTCTAACATAACATCTAAATACATCTTAGATTGTTCTTTTGGAGTAATAGTAGTAGGTAATTCATGACCTCTAACAGTTTCACCTTTATAAGAATCTACACTATCTCCTAAATTACAGATAATTAAATTATCAAATAATTTATTAATAATAAAATTATATACTTTATCTAATCTCCTACTAATTTCTTCTTTATTATAATCTTCCAATTGTATAAATCCATATTTAGGATTATAAGCTCCAATATGCATATCAGACAAGAATATAACTAACGTATTAGTATATTCATTAGCATCGGAATATAAAGGCGTTATAGGAGTATTATATTTAACAGGAATTCTAAGTAAATCCTTAACAAATGTTTCTTTATCCCTATACTTGTTAAGTTCCTTAGTTAATTCTAAGATATATTTATTCTTATCTTGTATCTCATCTCTATCAGCGTTCTTAGAAGCAGAATGTAATTTTAAATCTAATAACATCCTTTCTAATTCCTCTTTACTCTTACTTTCTGCAATATGCGGAGCAAACGGGTAACAATCTTTAGTAATTTGAAATGCTCTTAAAATCTTCTTTAATTGAATCAAATCATATTGTGGGAATTTCTCAGACAATTTCCTAGCTGATAAATTATATCCTCTATTAGAATATCCAACATAAATATCCTGCATTTCAGATAATGTGAGAGTACCTTCAAAAGATTCTTTATCTCTAATAAGGATTCTAAATTCATAATGTATTACTTTACCTTCTTCATCTCTTACAGATGAACCAACAATTCTACTTTCGAAAGATTCATCAGTAGTAGCATCATATACAATTTTTCTATCCTTAACTTTATTTAATTGTTTCTGAGGAGTCTTCTTCACTCCAGAGTTTTGACAAAGTATTTTATATGTGAATCTAAATGTATCTAAATCAAATTGTGGTGGAGTTAAATCCTGATAGTTTTTATATAATCTATTATATAACTTTTCTTGAATATTATCGAATTTATATTCACTTTCTACATCATCAAATGTAAAAATATCGTTATTTACTCTACTTGAGATGGATTCTAAGATCGATTTAGATAATTCTAGTTTCATATTTAATCACGGCTTTAAGTAGCAACACTGTTAAAATTATTACTGTTATGTTTTTAAAAATAAAGGGTGTAATAAATTAATATTACACCCTTCTGATTGATTATATATTTATATAAATATT